GTTCTCCTGTAGTTACGGAAGATATAAATGGTTTAATAAAAGTAAAACAAGAATTTGATATTAAAATTAACTACTTTGATGAGATCAGCAAACAGGCGAAAATAGTATCTGAAGCATTTGCAGAATTCGCAGAGCAATTTGATAAAATGGCAAATCCAATCAATAGTTCAATGTTTCTGGAGTCACTTACTCAGAAACAACTGAAGAGAGTAGACAATAAAAGGAAAAAAGCAGAAACAATGTTTAAGACATACTTTATCAATAGCTATAATAGCTCGTTTTACATTGCCAAAAATATTATCGAGGTTGGATATAGTTATGCAGCAATGTGTACATTTTTGAAAAAACATAATCTACAATATGAAGACTTTACAGATTATTTAGTAAGTAATTATGGTTTAGATTATGATGAAGATTTGATTGAATTTATTTTGAAGAAAAGAGTTGGAAAGCTAGATAAGAGGGATAAAACAAATACGGAAATGTTATTCAGAAGTAAAATTATATGTTCTAAATGCGGTAAAATTTACAATAGGAAGGGAGGTAAAAATGTAAGGTATATTTGTTCAGGAAGGTTAAAATCAAAAGAGTTTTGTGATACCAATGTCTCCACTATACTCGAAAGTGATTTACTGAGAAAAATTACTAATGATGTTGGAATTACTGATTTTACTGAAAAATCAATTGCAGTACTAATTGATCACATTGAAATTTATGAAGATACTACGTTTAAGATAATATATAGTAACTAATCCTTTAAATTCTCCTTTAACTATGCGAAAATTGTATAGCAGAAAAGGAGATTTTTTATACATGAACACTATATCTAAACCATACGACACATGGGAGAGTTACCATGACATTGAAGAATATGGAAAGCTAACTTTATCAAACATTGAATTTACAACAACAACACTTTGTAATATGCGTTGCGCACACTGCGCTGTTGGATATGCCTTAACAACTAAAGAAGATAACACACTTCCAATAGACGATATCCTAAGACAATTAGATGAAGTGGATACTCTTCGTACAATGAGTTTTACTGGTGGAGAGCCATTATTAACTAAAAAGGGAATTAGAGATAATTTATTACCACTTCTTAAGTATGCTAAAAGCAGAAATATTAAAACACAAATTAACTCCAATTTAACTTTACCAATGGATTATTATGAATTGGTTGCTCCATATCTTGACGTTATGCATATTTCTCATAACTGGTGTAATGAAGAAGAATTTGTTGAAACAGGGTTTGCTATGATGGAAAGAAAACCTTCAATACAAAAAAGAGTAGAGTTGTATAGAAATATTTTAGATAATGCTAGAGAGCTTTCAAAGGGAGGTATGTTTGTATCTGCAGAAACGATGTTAAATCGCAATACTGTTCCTTATCTCGAAAAGATTCATAATGAAGTCGCTAACGAAATGTTATGTAAGCGACACGAAATTCATCCAATGTATGCCAGTGACTTCGCTGAAAACTTAGAAACTATAGATTTAGATGAATATAGAGATACTGTTAATAAGATTCTAGACTTCAGAAATGAAGATATTTGGATACTTTTTGGTACATTACCGTTCTATGCTTGTAGTTCAGACAAACATGACTTAGACTTACTACAAAGAATTAACAATACATCAAATACTACAATCAGAAATGATGTAGATGGGCGTTCTAGAATGAACTTAAACATATTTACTGGAGATATTTCAGTATCAGATTTTACTGACGATGGAGCAGCACTAGGTAATATCAAAGAGGATTCATTAATCAATATCTACGACAAGTGGTTAAACACTAACATTTCAAACAGTATCAACTGCCACTGTCCTGCTGTTAAATGTTTAGGTTCGAATATAATTGTTAAAAACATGTACTATCCAAACAAAACTTTTGTTAGTGGATCAGTTAAATAATCTATGACATTAAGAAATCATGTGCTATCTTCATTAATTTAAAGATATTGCATGATTTCTTAATTAGATTTAAACACTTTAAAAAATTTAATTTTCGTTTAAAAGAAATTTCCTGTATTCACTTTTTGTGTATTTTCTTCTTTAAAACTATTTAAATCTTCTTCATTATGATTAAATGTCGCAACCGTATTACTGTTATGAATAATTGGAATATTAGTTGTATTGGTGGGTATTTCATTAAATCTATTTGCTATTAGTTCTTTAACTAATCCACTGAATGAACCTGAATACATTAAGCAATATTTAAGAAGTTGCATATGAGTATCACTGTCTTTAGAAAATGTTACCCCTTGAGTAATGTATTTATTTTTATTCTTATTCTTCATATCTTCAATAATTTTATTTACCTCTTCCTCTGATCTAATCCATGCCATATCCAATACCTCCAAGCACGTACATTCCTTCTGCATTTGCAGTTAATGCATTTTCCATCACTTCAGCATTTTTAAAATAGTACTGTATTCTATTCACTAATTCGACATTTAATGCACCACCACCAAGTAAATAAACCTTACTATCTGGATTCCATTTAGCTAATAATTGACCACAAAGATAGTCTGCCAATGCTTTAGTATTGAAATCTTCACCTAGAGCCTCTAATCCTTTATCAAAAAATGTACCTGATGCTGTATCAATCATCCTACAATGACCATCTGTATTTATCACTTTAGAGTAATTCACTGTTCTTGATCCAATATCTAAATAGAAAGATTCATTTTTTGGTTGCTTTACCCAATACGCAGTTGTACTTTCTGCAGTTACTTTCACATCTGTTATGAGGAAAGTTTTCATTACTCCATTTACAGATATTGTATGAGAACCTTTAAGTCGATTTATTCTTCCATTCTTCTCATCATCAGTATGCATACGTACAGGCACAGAAACTACAATGTAATTTGAAGCATACCCATATTGATGGATTGCTGTTAAAACTGATAAGTCGAAGAAATCATGTTGTTTAGATTTGCTGAAAAGTTGAATAGGGTAGTCACAATCAAATTTAGCTAAAGAACCTAATACAAAGCGCTCACCACGATAATCCACTATAAAGTCGTATTTAGAAGTAACTTGAGTTAGTGTTCTATTTCCATAAATACCTTTAACACTTGGGAACACCTCTGTTCCGTTTTTTGTCACTACAACTGTATTTGAACCACCATCATCAATAACCACTAATCCCGTAACATCATTCTTCATTCAATTACCTCCATTTCATCTTTACACAACTATATGGTTTAAATTTTATTTAAATAACCAAGTTTTAAATTATTTTGTATTTATTTAAATAATTTAAATATCAAATTCATTAATATTTATGAAAAATAAAGTAATTTAAATCAGTTTAAAACATCCATTTTATTCTCTCCATTTTAATTCAGTGAAATCACTTATAAATTCCCTTATTCTAGTGACTGGAGTACCAACCTCATCTACGACATGAGCGAGTAGGGAAGCCCAAGAGTACTGCGATTCTCCATATTTATTTACATATTTAAGTATTTCTTTAAATTGTCTAAGCTGCGACTCAGTTAATTCGCTCTTCAAGTAATTCTTTACGTACTTATTAACGAATCTTACTTCATTCATACTCATCTCCAACAATACAGCAGTAGTTCTAGAAACAGTACAGTCTAATGCAAATGCCAATAATGCGACCTTTTGATATTGATTATAGGTAAGTCTCATTGTTATTCTTTCACCATATCCATTTAATTTCTTTGTTATTGTCTTGTTAGAATTATGACCAATAAACATTGTGTTATCGAATCGTAGATCACGCTTAAACATTGAGGACAAGCTTTTGATTGATTCCCTATCATTGATTACATACATACACAATTCAGGACAAACATCCTTAACTGGAGTAAAAGTAAGACTAGATAACCTGTATATAGTATCTTTTAAATCTAATTTAATCGTAGGCTTAACATCGCGTTTCTTATCTGAGCGTTGACCACTCTCGCCTATTTTTTTCACTTCCCTCAACCCCCAATAGCAAAATAATTTTAGGACAGTGACTTGCTGTCCTTAGTCCTCTTCAAGACCGTACTTAACTTTATTATCGGGTGAACTTGTCCTAGAACGTTTAATTTAATTAAAAATGGTTATGCTTTTATTAAAATAATATGAGGTGATTAATTATGGGTAAAATAAACGAAAAGAAGCGTAAGGTTATAGAAGGAGTAAAAAAGCAATCTGAGAAATGTGGATTCCCTGTAATGGAAAAGAAGAAAAATGTAAAGAAGAAGTAAATAATCTGTATAAACCAGACTTGAATCAATAACTAGTACAAAAGGGGAGTATATACGTTATTAGTTCAAGTCTGGTTTATGTATTTCATATGCTAATTTTAGTGAAAAATAGGGTAAGGTTTCTCCAAACAAAAAAAGACTACCTTAATTAAGATAGTCTTTATGTGATATTTCTAATATATATTTGATTAAAATGCTGTTTGTACACCGTATGGATATGAACGATTATTACTACTTCTTAAACTTTTTAGTATTAAATTTATCCATATTATGAAGCATGGTAGAAACTTGCTCACGAGTTATATAATTTTGTGGGTTTGAGCCATCTGTAATGCCATTGGCATTTAACCATTTCCAATCGTCTTTATGACAGTCTAATGGTTGTCTTACTTTTTGTTTATCTAATTTGTTGTCTAATTGTTTCTTTAACTCTACGTTTTCTTTTTGAAGATTAGTAATGATTTCCTTCAATTCGTTGTACTGTGACATAGTAAGTTCATCTCCATTTTCTTGAATTGAATTTAACAATGATATGTATTTCATAGGGTCTACCGCATTTGGTTGACCAGTAGCCCATATTCCATTATGAATTTCAAAATGCAAATGTGGGGCTGTAGACGAACCTGTTGACCCCATAATAGCAATCGGCTGACCTTGTTTAATTTTTTGTCCAACTTTCACTTTAATTGAATCCTTTTTTAAATGAGCATAGTTAGTATCCATAAGCTTGCCATTTATAGTATGTCTAATCATCACAACATAACCATAAGTACCTAATTTTCCTGTACGAATTACTTCACCATCTGCACTTGCTATTACTTCTACATTAGTATTTGGCATTCTCGCTAAATCTACTCCTTGGTGAAAAACCTTATTAGAACCAAATGGGTTGATACGCCATCCAAAAGGTGAGGTCAATCTAATATTGTTTCCCTTTAAAGGACAAATAAAAATACCCATCATATCACCTTCCTATATTTTCTAATTATTTTTCTAATGGTGTCTGGTTTGAATTTTACGATATCAGAGATCTGAAACTTGTTTAATCCTTCAATATGTAGTTCCATTATTCGTTTATGTATATTAGATTTAACTTTATTTTTTAAAGTCTTTATATCTAGTCTTGACAAATCAAAAAATTTAGATAAATTACTATTGTAGATAGATTTTAATATAAAAGTAGAATCTGCTCTTCTAGCATCTATGACAATATATTCATTTATTCCGTTTTTTAAAGCCAATTCTCTCTTGTAAGTGTCATTTTCTTGTTCTTGCTTTAATGAAACTCCAGACAAAGAAGATATTGATTCTTCATAGTGTTGCTTACCGTGAACTTCAATAATAATATTGTACTCTGGTAAATAAAAATCATATCTCTTATTATTTGACCAATCAAAAGTTTTTTCCCATACAAAATCATTAGTATACATTTTTAGTACATTAAAAATAAATTTTTCTGCGTACGAAGATCCATCAGAACACCTTGGACAAGGCAACTTATTTTCTTTAATAGTATATATTGCTTTATTTAAAATTAAATTTCCGCAAGCACATTTCCAATCAACTTTCTTTCCACTACCTTTTGAATAAACGTAACCATCATTAGGATTTAGTAATAACTTTGCAGTCTCTGGGTCAGTAGTCCACAAGTCATTATATCCTCTTAATATTTTAGGCTTATAATTTGCACAATACGGACATCCACTACCCCTAGTTCTTGTTTGTATAGTAGTTTCCCATTCATGTCCTAATCCACATCTCCACCATGCCTTTTTCTTACTCCCTTTAGTGACCTTATAAACATCTAAACCTAACTCATCATTCTTTCCAAAATCCCATTCTTCAAATAGGTGAGGGGAGTGTTTTAGCATTGCGTTGTCTACTAATGGTACTGATTCGTCTAAGGCTTCGCTGTTTTTAATATTTACGTATTCATTGTCTTTGCACATTTAAATTTAAATCCTACTTTCGTTAGTTTGATTTTTAAACAAAAGAAAAAGACCCCACACAATGAAGCGTGAAGTCTAAATATTCTTGTTTATTTGTTTGAGTTATAATTATGAATGAAGTTAATTAATTCATTAGATTCATTAAAAATAAAAACATTACGTTTGACTCTATTTTTATTACTAGGCTTCATTTTTTGAAGAACAAACCCATTTTGCATCAATGCACCTGCAAGACGTTGAGAAAGTACAATATAATCTTTTTTCATTTGTTGATTTATTCCTTTCTTTTTCTTGGAACTTTCAATAAATAATAAGAGATACAAAGTAGTACCAATCCAATAAATGATTTATTTCTTAACATTACTTTTAGATCGCAAACGATTCATAACTAAGTCACTATCATTAATACCTTTTGTTGTGAAATCTACAACTGCTAAATAAATGAATGCCCCTAAATTAATAAATGTGTATGGGTTCTTCAAAGCATCTAAAATTAAACCACCTAATTTACTCCAACTTGTTACATCTTCAAAAGACACATCTGCCATTGCAAATAAGTTAGTGAAGAATATAATTCCAATAGCAATCCAGAACTGTGGGTTATAGATACGTACTTTCCAGTTAATTTTCATATTTATCAATTCCTTTCTTATAGCCCTAGCCATTTCATGAAATACGCCCCGATGATTGCGAGGGGGAGTAGTAACCACCAATGTATGTATTTTTTAATTGTTTCACTTATAGAAATATTATCCTTACTTGATTCAGACTTTAGATCTTCTTCAATACCATCTACACGTTTTCCAATACTTTTAACATCGTTCTGTAATTCATCTTGTGACATATTTAGCTTAGTTAAATTTACATTTATATTGTTAAAAGTTTCGTCCATTTTGTTTAGTTGTATTTGTTGATTTTTATTCATTTCCTGCTGCTGTTCTGAAACAACTGTTAAACGATATAGTAGCTCTTTGTCTTTTTCAAAATTAGAGATTCTACTGCCTTGATTTTTTAACTCAGTTTCCACGCTTGCCAATCGTTCACCAAGCTTTTCGTTATCCAATTTAATCACCGACTTCTTTAAAATAATAAAAAGAGTAGGGGAGATAAAACTCACGCCTACTCTAAAAAGTATTGTATTTTAATACGGATATAATATGTTTATACATTTATCATTCGTACATTCGTACTATATGAATTTTTGTACACTTATCTTTAAATATAATGTGTATTTTATTAAATTATAATCTCTTCGTCTTTACTGAATGTATCTGGTTTAGCACGTAGATTAGTCATAATTTTTTCAATGCGTTTCTCAATTGTTTCTGCATACGCTTCAGCGATAGTTTGTGTTTTATCACCAAATTCAGCAGAACTGAAACTACGTGAGAAAGGAATATCAGAAGGGAAGACTTTATACTTTGAACCTAGACGTAATAACACTTCCTCTTTTTCAGTAGGAACTACAACTTCATTATATGTAGGATTATTATTTTCGTCTAAAATTGGTTTGTTGTCTGAGTCTACAATAGGAACTTTAGTAATAACATTCTCAATTGTTGTTTTAACAATATCACCTGCAATATCTAATTTTTGAGCTTCGGCATCTTTAATTAGTTCTTTTTCTGTTTCATCCAACACTACAGATTTCACATCTACAGAATAAATACCTTTTTCTAAATCACGTACTAAGTTTAACTTCATAAATTTTACTTCCTCCAATGATTATGTATTTTATTATTTACAATTAGTATTACTGGCAATATCTTCAATCATTATTTCTTTAACCATTCGTTGTAAAAGCCTGATGTACTCTAGCATTTCCTTTTGAGAATATTTCTTTGTAATAGTGTTACTTAGACGTTCATCATGTAAAGCAATTTCAACGTAACGTTCAATTACTGTTTGACCATTTGTTTCAACTTTATTTACGACAGGAGTAATAACTTGATAAATATCTTTTTCAATCGGTAATTTTGCAGATTGAATTGTTTCATTATAATTTACATATTCTACTTGTACTGTCACTTAAACACCTCCTAAATAATATATGTCTATTATAAAAATTCATAAATAACTACTCATAAAGAGTAGTACTTCTAGGCAATATGGAACTATTATTCACCTGCCAAAACAGCAATTTCACGTTCAGCAATTTCTAATTTCACATAACTTTGTAGCTCTGTTGGTTTAACGTCCTCAACAGTCCTTACTTCTCCCATTACGCTAGTTGCATACGCTTTAACTAATCGTTTTTGCACCAATGTCAGTCCTTCTAAATGTATCTCTGTCATTGGATAACCCCCATTTCTGTAAGCATTGTAATCATCTTTATTTCTAATTCTGCATCAGCTATTTCCGATGGAGAAGGTTTTAAGGATTCAAGTAATCGTTGTGCTTCACGTCCATCTTTTTCCTCTTTAGTTTCACCTTCAACCCATTTGATACCTGTCCATCTTGGCTTATAATATTCTGGAGGATAGTCCATTGTTATATATTCAACAGTATGGCTGATTAAATTACCGTCGGTATCAAAAGTTCCTACCTCAATATCAGAAACAAACCCTTTGTCGTCTATTTTATAAATATGTTTTCTCATGTAATCCCCCTCTCATTAGGTTTGAAACGAAACAATTAAAGAAATTGGGTTATTGGCAGTGTTTCCGTCAAGTCGTACTTGTCCGTTTGTATTAATATAGACCAAAGCCACAGGTACTGTAGCACTGCCTTTTGTGTCAAAAGCTAATCCGTTCACAATTGTCGATGGTCTGTATCCTACAGGCAATGTAAATATTGTCAGTGAACCGCCTGAACTTTTGACAGACCCTTGCATGTGAACTATCCCAAAATTATCTTTGTAATATGTCAGTGGCGCATAGGCAGTTATTGGCTCCGCATTGCTCCATGGTGCACTTAGAGGAACTGTCATTGGTGATTCTATTGTTTTGCCTGCTTTACTATTCCATCCGTCTTTTTCTACTTGTGTGACGTGCCTCGCATTATCAGATGTATGCTCAGTAAATTCTTCAAATTCTAATTGTAAATCCGCATTTAATTCATTTTTAGAAATACGATTTCTTGCCAATTGTATCTCCTTCTTTCTGTTACTCTGTTTGATAATTCTTCAAATAAATTAATCCCCTAAATCAATTAAGAAGTAGGGGATTATTATAACGATATTTAAATAAAATTCTTGTTTTATATAATTATTATGGTTGCTATGATGTAATACTGACTATGTAAACTACTTACAGAACAATATGGAACGTTTATTCATTAGCTAATGCATCAATTTCACGTTCTGCAATTTCTAATTCTACATAACGTTGAAGTTCAATGGGTTTTACATCCTCAATCGTTCGTACTTCGCCCAAAACACTTGTCGCATAGGCTTTAGTTAGTCTTTTTTGCAATTCTGTTAATCCTTCAAGATGTTTTTCTTCTGTCATTGTTTAACCCCCAATTCTGCAAGAGTGGTTAGTATCTTAATTTCTAGTTCTGCGTCAGCAATTTGAGAGGGTGAGGGTTTTAAGGACTCTAGTAATTGCTGTTCCTCACGTTCAGCTCTTTCTTCTTCTGTTAACCCTTCAACCCATTCTGTACCGTTCCATTTAGGTTTATCAAAATCTGTGATATTTAAATCAGTAACTACATTTTCATGATTTTCTGGATTTATAGTTGCCTTTAAAATAAATCCATTTTCATCTACTATAAATGCATAAGTTAAATCTTGTGTTGCTCCTTGCTCCATATCGCCATCTCCTATCTAGTTTTGGTACAGATACATAAAATTGAACATTACAAAATCTCCGATAGCTAGTTGGTTCGTTTGAGAAGAATCAACTAGAATAGCTCCACCATTATTCACAAGTCCATTAAGCACCACAGTAGCATTACCTCTTACTCTTCTTATGGTAAATGGGACATCAGTAGATGGTGCATATTCGTATGGTATCGAACATATATGATTAGATGTTAAAGTATTTGCAACTTTTACATATCCTTTTACTCCTCCAGCACCACCGATAACCTTGAATCTAGGGTCAAGACTAGCAGCGAAACTTCCAAAAGGAGATAGTATAGGCATTAATACTGTCTGAGCATCAATTTTATTGTTAACTTGCATAACTAGATGTGCTGATGCGGCATCTGTTGCTTGTGCATTATTGAATGTATTGATTACAGAAGTAGGCATAGTATGCCAATCACCCCAAATGTTCATGTAGAATCCTCGCTCATACCTGTTTACTTTCGAATTACTCCACCACGTAAAGCGTTGTAGTAACCAACCATCGCCAGTAGGAAAAACCTCAATCAGCGTTTTATGTAGGTCAGATACTTCGTTAGGAAAACCTCTTGCGACTGTACCACCTAACGAAGAGTAAGCTCCGAATTCTTTTAAGTCATTTAAATGTCCAGTGTTGTACGGTTTAATCTCAGCAGAACTACCTAAGGCATTTAAAACACCTTCTGGTGTGATTTCTAGGTTCTCACCGACCATCATATGTCCTAATTTAGTAGTAGTTGCAATTTGTGCCAAATGCTCAGTAGTAGTATTGATATCCTGTTGTAAAGATGATTCTAATTTCTGTTTAGTTACACTACCATCAGTTAATAAGCTGCCATCACCAGTTGGTATTTCACTACCTTTTGGTACGTTTTTAAGAACTCTAACAAAAAATGTAGAGTTAGTATAATCTAGAACAGGTTGCTTTAGACTAACCATACTTCCTGAGATAGTGTAGTCAGTATCTGAATATAAGACTGTCCCATTCAATACTAAAAGCAAATCATCGTCTACTGATAAGGTTGATAGAGGAATTTCTAAAGTGGTTTGACCTTCACTTGTTGCAGGAATAGTGTATTCGTACTTTGTCATTTTACCAATTTCTCCACGTTCACCCTTGAGAGAAGTCAACCATTCTTCCGATGTACCAACAAATCCATTATCTACTGCAACTTCATAAGCTGATTCACCATTTTCTCCAGTATCACCTTTGTCTCCTTTTTCACCTTTGATGTTACCTACATTTTCCCATGCATATGTATTCTCTGACCATACATATAATTCACCATTAACTGTGTAGGCATCTCCTGCTTGACCAGTAGGAGGTAACTCAGAAGCATCAGTCAATCTTCCTAAGATGCTTAATGCAGCACCAGTATCACCTTTGTCTCCTTTAGAACCATGTATTGCTGTCAATCTCCAATATGTATTTTCTACAATAGGTAAAACAGGGAGGGGGTTGTTCAGAGTGTCTTTTAGTGCAATCCAAGTTGAACCATTATCTAACACAGTATTATTTTTTTTATAAGGTGTTGTTAGATTAAATTTACCTACTGATTTAACTTCATTGATGAGTAGTTGTGCGTTATCAATTACATTTTGACCATTGGTAATGATATTTTCCACACTAGCTGACTGTTCTTTAACATCATTTATAGTAGATGTTGCTTCGTCTAACTTAGTGTTTAGTTCAGAAATCTTTGTTGTTGCTTCATTAATTTTGCCATCAACTTCTACAATCTTTTCGTTGGCAGTATTGATAACTTGGTTGCCTTCTGTGATTACCTCTCTAGTATCATTAGTTGCACTGATTGCATTGTTTGTAGCCTGAGTTACCTCATTTAGCTTTTCATCTAATTTTTCTAAAGCATCTAAAGCACCAAGCCCATTTTCAATTAAACCACCTAATGTTTCTACAACTGAATCATTTTCATCTAATTTCGTGTAAATAGAGTGGGGGCTATAATAATGATTTCCTTCTCCTAGATATTTAAAATGCAATTGCTTTCCTACATGAATTGTATTGAAGGTCACTAGTTTATTAATGTAATCAACTTTAAATCCATTCTCTGGGATTTTTCCTTCTGTAGTTTCATACCAAGTAATGTTATCTTCAGAGGTAACAATAATTCGATTTAATTCATTAGGAATTTCAGATAATAAAACTTTTCCATCACCTGTAACTACAAGTGACTCATTCATATTGCTGAAAGGGGAGTCAGGTGTACCTTTTCTTCGTTCAATAACTACAGCAGGACTACCTTCGTATCTCTTCATAATTTACCTCCTATATAAAATAAAAAAGTACCTAATTTTCTACTGATTAGATACTTTGTGAATGCATTCAATATGATGTTTATTAACGATAATGTCCCCAATTTGAACAATGACACTTTCTGATTCACTGATTGATTTTGCTAATTCTAATGCATTGTAAGATTCTACTTGGGTTTCAAAATCTTTATTATTTTGTAAAATAATTTTGATTGTGTCCATAACTTCCTCCATTTAAATAATATTTGTATTTTATGTAATAATTAGTTGTTGTACCCCATTAATGCTTGTACAAATACAGTTGCATCTATTCTCCCTAGTTGACTGCTATACAAATCAATAGTATTCCACTGACCTTTAATTAAGTAAGGTGTAATATTTAAGTCATGTCTATCAACATTAAATTTACCACCTAATTCATAATCTCGATTCACACCGTTAATATGTACAGATAGTTGTCTAGCATATGTACTTTTGTAGATACCATGAGATATAGCGTGGGTGTGGTCAGGTATTGAAAATGAATGAGAGTGATCATTTATAGTAATGTCGTGATAATGTGATGGAATGATAACTGAATGACTGTGTGATGGAATTGAAAAGCTGTGAGTATGATCTGGTAAATCTATTAAGTGATTATGCTTAAGAACATATCTAAATAAGTGACTATGTCCTGATGCTGATTCGGTTTGACCATAATCATAAACTACATTATCCCCACTATCTCTAGTTGGTTTAACCTGACCTCCTCCGCTCGGAGTGGTGGATGAATAACCTCCTCCATATTCAGTTGAACCATATGTACCACCGCCTGAGCCTGTTGAACCATATGTACCACCGCCTGAGCTAGTAGAAGAAAATGTACCTCCTCCTCCAGTGGTAGCTTGACTATAAGACCTAAATTGCAGTAGTTTGAAGCGTAACATTACCTTTTTTATAGATAGTGTTTCTTGTGGGATGAAGACTTCCAAAGTAAGTGGATTGTAACCATCTACATTGTCAACTGAATTTTGTTGCCAAGTTTGTAACATTCCATTTTCATCTAAAATAGTTTGATTTCCAGTTTTATCAAATAACTGAAGACCGTAAACGCCTTTTGTATATTCGCCTAGTTTAACTCGTGGCTTTTGGTTTAAATCTTGAATGGTCAATAAGTTACCATTGATTGTGAATGTGCCATTACTATCACCAATAATTAATTTTTCACCAAGAAGGAGTTTACCAATTATGCGTTCACCAATAATGCCTTCTGGTGTTATAGCATGTTTAAATGTATTACCTCCATCATTAGATAATCCAACTACTCCATGCTGCATAACTAATAAACGTTTTGGATCATTAGGATTAGTAATTACAATTCCTTTTCTAGATATATCTACGCTTTCATTAACGCCTGCTTTTATTTCTCGATCAATAGCTGACCATGTATTGTTGAGTATTTCACCAATTTCATGAGTATTTTTAGTCGTTTCATCCCATTTAAACTTAGACATATCGAGTGTAGTTGAGCTAGATACAGTACGATTAAATAACTCTTTAAGAGTCATAAATCCATTCTTGATGTCATGAGCATTTGCTATTTCAATACTTAAACTATTAGTGTCTTCAGCATGTTTAATTGAAATAATTTTAGCTAAAACATCTACTCCAAAATTAGGATATTTGATTGTGACTAAATCACCTAGCACTAACTTATCCCAATCTCTTTGACATTTGATTACATTAAGAAAATCTATAATATCTACAGTGTAGGAAATACGTGGTTGACTGACTTTAATAAGCTCTTTTTTACCTTCTTCATATAAGTCATCAACTTCAAAAATACTTGTATTTGACCAAACTAATTCATTTGCAAATTTTTCACGCTCAATAATTTGATCACGGGTAAAGTTATTTTCAATCGCTATTGTATTTTTTAATACTGTAATTTCATTATCAATACTCTGTAAAGAGTTTTTAACGCTATCTATTTCAGTATTCTTACTTGCAATCTCAGCTAGTTTATTTATTTTCTGTGTTATGAGAGCATCTGTAGGCTTCATTGTCGCATTTGCTACTGCTAACTCATCCTCTATAGTATCTAATTGAGTCTGTAACACAAATAATTCATTTTGCTTCGTTTGTAAATTTTCCAAAATGGGCTTTTTTCGTTCAAGCATATTTGTAAATTCACCTTGTTTGCTATCAAGTAAAGCATTGTAATCAAGAATGGCATGACATAGTGAATCAGTCATATAATTTGAATGGGATATTATTTCTCGGGTAATATCATCACGTTCAAAAGGGTACATATAGAAATCAAAGGATTCTATAAATGGAACACCTGTTGGATTAACGCTTGCAAAAGAAATTCCTTCATTACCATATACATATAATCTTGTGACTACTGAATCAAAATCAGGATTTTCTTCTAACGATTTTAAATACTTTCCATGTTCAATAGATAATCCCTTATTTGTACCAATATCTTCATTTTTGTAGAAGTTAATTTTCTTATTAATGGTATCCCATATGATTACAGCATCATACAAATCAGATAATTCACCAATAAACTCTATCAACCCTTGTTCGCTAACATCAAATGTTCGATGCTTTTGAGCAATATCTACATCAATATAACCAACTGACCAATCAGATTTTACAAGTAAAGTTTCATTTAAAACACCTTCTGATCCTACATCCAAATATAGAGGTTTTGTACCACTGAATTCACGAATGATCTTTTTATTTAATTCATAGGGGAGTAAGAAGCATTGAATATTTTTGACTTCTACACCATTATTGGTTGTGTTCTTAGGATTAATAATAATAAAATATTCTTTTTCATATCCACGTTCATATCGAATTAAATAATGTCCACGAATTAAATCGACATTTTTATTTCTCACATACTTATGATTACGATTTACCAAGTAGGGGATGTCAAAACTTAATTCATGAATTCCATTGTAGTTAGTTGATAAGTTCTTATTATATGCTTCAGTTAATTCTGCAATCGTTGTTCTATCTGGCTTACATAAATATAATCTAGATTTCTCAGGCTTTTTATACCTATCAATTATTCCTAACAGAATAGGCACCTCCTTTATCCTTTTAATTGGACTTGATATCTAAATAACAAACTACAAGCACCTGTTACTTCTAATCTATTAATTCCTCTTACTAACTCAAGGTAATTGTTGTTAAAATTATCATAGCGATAGGTAAGAGTAATATCAGACTCTATATCATGATGTTTATTATCTACATAAATAGTTTCAGCATATGCTAGATTAGTAAACTTAAAATCCTTACCACCATTAGATAGATTTCTAATTTGAAAATCGCCATCATTCATAAGGTAAATCCACATTTCAGGATAAACTACATTGTCACCAACATTATCAAATTCAATAATTGTAGGAGCTGTAATGGTAGTTAATTCGTATCGCCTTTCTTGAAAAGGAGAGTAGATGAAAGGGGAGTCATTTAACATTGAAACTTCTATATAACCATCCCAAGCATCGTTATGTGATAACTCGACTAAACCTTGATACTGCAGATAATAATATCTATCTGGTTCATCATCTGTATAGAATTCTTCAAAACTATTTGTATCCAACCATCTAGCAATCTCTCTACGTTTTGCATCAGTCCATCTTTCACCATCTACACAAGCCAAAATAAGAGTATATTCTAATGGCTCGTATTCAGATCCATATATATAGGGTATTGGATTTCCTGCTATTTTTTCGGATATTATTTTCTTATTAGATAAATAGTTTGACTTAGTTAATCCACTATTAAGGTTAACCATACATACTCCCATTTCAGAAGAATGCCTACCATTATAATAAAAATCAATTGAACTCAATTATATTTACACCTCCTAAATATAAAAAGAGGGGAGACTAAGCTCCACCTCTAATTTGTTATCGTATATTAAATCCATAAGGTCTCATTTTATCAATTAATGTATCCATAACTTGATCAGTCAATCTAGCTATGTCTAAATTAGCATTCTGAGAAACGCTATCTATAGAAAGTAAACTATCAATTTTTATCGATCCACCTTGAGGACTGTTTACTTTGAAATTAGGCATGGCAGCACGAATATTTGTAAACATATTATCTACATTATTCTCTGGGACATATAATTCACGTTTAAGGGCAAGTACAGTTTCTTCATTAGGTTTAGTATTGAATAATTTGTTAGTTAGCTCCGTCAATCGATTACCTTTACCACCAACAATACCACCACTATGGTACTTCTTGAGGTTCTTTAGTGAAGCATATGAACCATCTTGGAATCCCCATTGATTGCGTAACTTTTCATTTTCTTTATTTAAACGTGCTTTTTCTGCTGCCGATGCGGAATCCCATGCTTTTTTATTAGATAAGTATTGTTGCCATGCGTTATCTCTCGCAGAAGTGTTAGAAGATGAATTGTTAGAATTAGAACCAGAGCCAATAATAGAACCATTATTCAAGTCTACATTTTGATTCGGAGTAGAGATATTACCTAGACTTCCTTGTGCTTGTGTAATTCTATAAATCTTATTCTCTAACTCTTGCCAACTAATACCTAATTCATTAATTAACTCTTTATTCATGTTTTTGAAATTACCTAAGAAGGTAGAAAGTTTTTCATTCATTCCATCAACGCTACCATTAATAATCTGTGCACGTAAATTAGCATATTCTTGTTCATTATTAATTAATTGATCGTAGTGATTGACTATATCTTTACGTTCTCTCTCTAATTGAGCCTTAGATGCTTTAAACTTTTCTTCTTCTAACTTTTTCTTAGCTTCTAATTCCTTTTTGTATAACTCCAACTGATTATCTAAAGCTTCTTTGGACGTATTGTAATTATTATCTTCCGTTTCTTTCTTTGCGTCCTGTTGTGATTTATAAGCATCTAGTTCATCTTGAAGATTTTGTTCACGTAATTCATACTGTCTATCGTTTTGTTTATCAGCAATCTGTTCACGAACATTTGCTAATTCTTCTTCAAGCTTTTTACGTTGTAACTTAGCTTCTCTAGAATCATCCATAGACAATTCATTGATTTTAGCAACAATAGTAGCTTCTTCTTTTTGAAGTTTTCCTATATCCTTATTGAAATCCTCTTCATCTCGTTGCTTTCTCATTAATTCGAGTTGGCGATTAATGGCATCTTCAAAAGCCTTAGATTCTTCATCTAACTTAGACAACTTGTCTTTATGAGCCTTATCGAGCGCATCCATTTGTTGTTTTATGGATTCTTCGTAAGCTTTACCTTCTTCTTCAAGAGCATTTAATTTAGCATCACGTAATTCTTCTAAGTCTTCAATTTGCTTATCTTTTAAAGCTAATTCGTAATCACGTTGTTGACCATAAGCATCTTTCATTGTGCTGATTAACTCATCTGCAATATCAGAATTGATACGTATAATTTCTGATTGAAGTTCTAACCAAGTAGAAGATAATTCTTTAAGTCGTTCCTTCTTACGTTCAATTTCTTTAATTGATAGTTTTTCCAGTTGAATTGACTTACGTAACGCATCAGCTTCTGTTTCGTATGCTTTTTGTTTTTCATATAATGTAGAGACAATATTTTTCTGCTCGTTATTATATTCCTTAGAGCCTTTAGCATGTATATCCATTAATTTATTGGATTTAGAGATTGCATCATTTAGACTTTCAATTTTCTTGTCAAATTCGGCTATTTTACTATTTTCAATTTGTTCATTTACACTTTTGATACTTTCTTCAACATCCCACCAAGAAAGAGATAGTTCGCTTAATTGAGTTGTTAATTCATCTTTGAAAGCAGGGGAGAGGTCAGTACGTTTAAGTTGCTCACGAATGAAGTTTGCTTCTTTATGTAATAAAGATTGCTTGTATTCTAAGTGTTTAGTTTCTTTTTCTAATTCATCACGATAAGCTTGAGAATGCTCTAATTGTTGATTAGCTAGAATATTAGATTTCTTAATAGAACGATCTACACCATCAATTAGATGATTGTAGTAAGCGACATTAGATTTAACTAGTAGTTCATTCAAATTATCAATTGTATCTTTAGTGTTGAGTACATCTTTCTGTAAACCTAATAAATCAGATTTAGCTTGATCAATTGCTTGTTGACCATTATCAACAGTAGAAACTCCAGAAGAAGGAGAGACAGAAACTTTACCAGAACGAACTTGATTTACATATGACGTTGGATCAATTAATTTACCATTAGCTGTATTTTGTTCATAGTGTACATGGGGACCTGTTGAGTTTCCAGTACTACCTACTGTACCAATTTGCGTACCTGCTTGAACATAATCTCCAATTTTGGCAACCACTTTATCCATATGAGCCATGATATGTTTAACGCCTGAATCATCCTGTACAACAACTAAGTTTCCATAAGTCCAAGACATACCATTAGCCTTTGCATCACCTGCTTTAATTACCTTACCTGACACTGGAGCATCCAGACGACTACCAAGAGGGGAGGCAATATCCACACCACGATGGAATTCTGCACCACGTTGACCATAGTTACTAGAGATTCTTCCATTAAAACCATTGACATTAGCATTTGTAGTAGAAGCAGTAGCAGTAGAAGACTTACTTGAAACATTACCAGTTTGCTGAATTTTACCTGATGCAATTTGAGATTGGATAGCTTTAGCTTGCTTTTCTTGCAGTGCTAATTTTTCTTTTTCAAGTTTAATCTGCACTTCTAGATGTTTGCGATATTCATTGGAATGTTCAGGGTATTTGGCTTGTAATTTTTGTTGTTTCTCAATTTCAAGATTTAAAGCTTCAAGGGCTTGTTTATACTTATCTGTTATGTATATTGAATCTTTAGTTGTAGTATTTTTATCTTTTTGAGATTTATTTGAGCTTTTAGATGATTTGTCGTATTCTTCAATCGCACTAACTGTATTTAATAGAGAATCAGAATATGTTGATTGAGTTCCTGATAGGGTAGCAAGTTCAGCTTGTTTAAGTGTAATTTTATCGTATGCTTGTGAAGATAATTTTTCTTGTCGTAATAGATCAATATCATTAGTTGCACTCTTACTTTTGCTCATTGCATTGATAATATTATTGTAGTTTGCTTGAAGAGTGTCTAAAGCTCTGATTTCAGCATTGATATTTTTGATACGTTTATTTGTTTCTTCAAGATGAACGATTGTAGCTTTACCTTCAGCGTTCATCTTGCCATTAGCAGATAGTTCGTAACCTTTAAGTAATGCCTTGTTGGCTTTATTTTCAGACTCAATAATCGCAATCGCTTGCTCACGTTGTTTGGATGTACCTTTTAACAGGTTTGTTAATTGAGGATATAGAGCAGATAATAATTTAATTGAATTTGCTAATGATAATTCTTGTTGTTCAGTACGTTCAGATACATTACCTAAAAACTCAATAACAGTAACTGAATCAGTAACTGCTTTGATTTGAGCTTCAGATACGCCTACAATTTGTTCTTGAGCTGATGAGAGATCTTTTAACTTTTCAACTTGTTTATCAAGTGCATCTGCAGCATCATCTATTGCTACTCCTACACTATCTATACCGTCACCAAGTTCAGAAAATTCGTCTGTTGCTACATTTATTATCCCACTACCGTCTTTGATAGTACCTGTTAGTTTTGCAAAAGTATCATTAAATTTACCTAACTTAGAGTCAAATCCAGTTGTTTGAGAAGCAAGTTTGTTGAGACTTTCAACTGCTTCATTGAACATTTTCTCATTATTAGTATCAATAGCCTTTTGCATTTTCTCTTGAAGCTTTCCAAGCTCATATGAAAATGTTTTTAATTTTCCTTCATCAAGATTAGTTAAATCCAAATTATAAACGAAATTCTGCAGAGAGTTTATAAGTGCTGAGTTAATTTCAACGCCATTCATTTCTGCCATTGCTCTAGTTACTTCGAAAATATAGCCTTTTATTTTTTCACTTGTTTGTTGGTATTGCTGTTCAAATTGCAATAATTCTAATTCTTGAGCAGAAGTATCAGAGCCGTTTTTCTGCATTGATTCAATTATTTGCTTTTGTTGCTTTATTCTAGACTCTAAGCTACCGAAAATGTAATTTGAAAAAGATTCATACCAAGATCCATTTAATTCATTATTTAACTTCTTAAATTCTTCAATAGCTTTGTTAACAGTTACTTTGTTTTGTGCATCAATTAATTTATTTGTTGATTCAATTTCTTTATCTATAGCATCAGTATTTTTTATGTGTGCTTGACCAGTTGAATCGATATGACCAATTAGTGCAGGGAATACTTCGCTAAGTTGCTGTTGAATTTTTAAATATTCTTCTTCATTATCAGCGTCCCACTGAGAACCACTTTCTTTTTGGTCACTTAGTTCTTTATATGTAGAGATTAAACTTTCTACTGAGTTCTTATTGAGAGTAATGGCTTCTATATTTTTTTTATTATAATTATCTAACTCTTCTTGTTTCTGAATATTTTCAGACATGACATTAGTTAATTTTTCTATTATGAACCCTACACCTGCAAAGGCAATTCCTATTCCAGAAGCGATTAACAATCCTCTTAGAGCTACAGTAGTCAAAGAGGCTACAGTTCTTAATCCTGTTAAAGCACCTGCAAATATTCCAGTTGTACCTGAAGCCGAAATTGAAGCAGCACTTTGAGCGTAAGTAGAAGCAACTAATATTCGCAAGTTATTACTTAATCCATAAGCTGCCATTCCTAGTATTCCAAATACAGGAGCTAGGACTCCTATATTGCTAGCAATTCCATTTGAAGCGTCAGTCGCACCTTTAAGTGCTTCTGTTACAACTACAATGCCATCATAGAGAACTTTATCACCTGCAGTGTTTGCAAAATCAGTCCAAGCAGTATCTAAACGATTAATTCTAGCCTGTAAGCTTTTACCATATTCCTCTTGTTCACGCATAGCTGAGTTGAAAGAATTGGTAGAAGTTGCAGTAGCATCTTGAGCCATCTTATAATTGAGCATTAATGCATTAAATCTGGAAAGTTGATAAACTCCTGCGACTTTTACTGCAGTGTTTTGTCTCTCTGCGTCTGTGAGATGATCCCATTTGTTTGCTATTTCACTGATTATAGAAGATACTGGCTTAACGTTTCCTTCCATATCTTCAATAGAAATATTGATGTCTTCTAAAGCTCCAATGGCAGAACTGTTAGTAGTAATTCGTGAGAAAATAGTTTTTAAACTGTTCCTTTATACCCTCGGTTTCCCGATATTTAAGTAGGGGAGTAGACTGTATCATCAACTCGTAGAGTTGCACCTTGTCAGTCGTTCGAGCGTAGTACTTATGTTTTACGCTTCGGTGATTGTCCTCAACTTAACTTGTTAGGAGTTCCCCCGATATTCGGTGTTCAATATAACATCACTGTTATAAGGGGCTAGTATGTCAACCAACAATGTTTCCAGATTCTCTTGTAGCTGCACCAATCATTATGTTCACATAGGTTCGTTACATCTATGTCGTATTTGATTATCTCTCGACAATTTCTCATACAGCTTATAGTTTCCTATAAGATCAGACTATATCAAGCTCTCACTGAGAGCCTTCCCGTTTCCATTCACTTGAATGTATGCCTATTTTTATAGGACTTACTAGTCGTTGCACATTTACGTTATACGCTTTAGTACAGGATTGCCCTCGTCTTAATGCGTTAGGGGTTTCCCTGTTTAGGGAAGTTTAGACATAATATCGCTATTATGAATGCCATATTTTAGCAGTGGTGTAACCTAATAATTCATCAAGACTTACTCCAAAAGTTCGTGCAGTACTCGCTGCTTTATTCATGGATAAACTCAAATCACGAGTAGTAATAGAATAATTGTTATCTACTTCGTTTAATTTATCAGCAATAGTTAAACTGTCTTCAGCAGCAATTCCAAACGAAATCATAGCAGCAGTTAAGCTATTTACAGCTTCATCTGCAGTTAATTCTGATATGTTTTGTAAGATAGTAGAAACATTAGCCAACTCAAGTGATTCCTTATCATTCCTACCAGTTCTACCGAATTCACCAACTAACTTTAAGTAATCTTCAACTTTTCCAGACAAAAGTTCAGTATTTTCAATTGATTTTTCTAACATTTCATTAAACTTATAGTCAGGAAGATCCATGACCCGTTTTAAGTTAGTCATAGCTGTATCAAGCTCAATTACTCGTTCAGTTAAATCTTTTATACCTTGTAATGGTAAAAATACGGATGAAGATGCGATTAGCCAAATAGGGAATTTTGTGAATGCTTCAGAAAAAGCATTACCTAGTTCATTTGTTGACCTAGAAGTCTGGTTAATATTGTTACTTAAACTAGTTAATCCTCGTGAAGTATCATTTACTGATCTTTGTAATCCATTTAAATTGTTTGCAGAATTACTATTTAATGCTTGTAATTGCGCTATGGAATTAGCTATAGAGGATGAAGATATATTTCCAAGATTGATTGAACCATTAGAACTTGAACCGATTGATCTCATCTTTCTATCTAACTCAGTTAATTTTGCTATTACCTTATTAATTTGACTCTCTAATTCTTTCATATCTTTGACAGCATTACTTGAGCCAATATTTACTTTTAATTCATTTTGCTTTTTACTAATTACTTTAGAAATCTCATTTAAATCTTTTTCTATATTACCTTTATTTATTCCAAGGGTAATAAGTAGTGGATTTCTATCATAATATTTTTTTAATGATTTTACATATTGATTAACATTTTGTTGAGAAGTAGAACCGTTTATGTCTAGTGACATTAGTAAAGTAATAGGATTTTTAGTAGCCAATTTTTATCCTCCTTATTTAGTTTGAAAAAATAAAAAGAAGAAGGTAAGCGAAATACATTCACTCAACTTCTTCTTTTTATTTTTGTATTTATATAAATTTAATTTAAAATGTAAAAACCCCCTAGCTATATTAACTAGGAGGGAACCCGTAGGTTTTGGTTTTCGATGTAAGTATTGCAATTTCACGCCCTGTAGGCTGTGTATGTTATACTATTTGTATTTTCATTCCTAAATAAAAATAGAGTAGGGGAAATATATGTGAAAACTATTCATCTATTTTACCGTACTGTTTTTCATAATCTTCGAGGTACATCCAGCGATAACCGTAAGCAGATTTTCGTTTTCCTCTACAACAAGATGAAATATGTGCAGAGCTTTTTAAATCATTATATTTGGCTGCTAACTTAATTGATTCGTAAATTTCAATTTTATCGGTTGTAGCATCTATTCTTACCACTTCTACAGAACATCCATGATTGTTACTTAATGTTTTGGAAGCCATATTACCAGATAAATAATCTTCATAGACTTCACTAAATAACCATTTATATCCTCCAGCAGTTTTTTGTCTATTGTTGCAACAAGAACTTATCATTGAACTAGTTATATTCAATACTTTACTAGCTTCAATTATAGAATCCCATTCTTTTATATAAACATTCTCTTTATTTAATTGAACTATTTTAGCTTTTAGAGGTTTTTTTTGATAAGAACATAAACCTAATTTATTTCCTTTTATCAAATATTCGGATATGGTATTCCTGTTTAATTTTAATTTTTCTGATATATTTTTAATGCTCATTCCTTTATTCCATAAATCACTTGTCCTTTTTATAAAACTTAAACTAGTGCCTTCAGAAACTTTAAGCCAATTAATATTTCTATCTTCTATTTTCAACTTGTTAAATATACCACTATTAATTATGGAGGATTTTAAATACTCATCATTTGATACTTTAGCATCTATTTCAAAATAATAATCTATACCATTAGAAAGTGCTTTATATTTCTTTTCTTCATCTATTTTAATTTGTTCTTCTAACGTCATTCCAGATACTTCATGAAAATAACATGTTTCATAGTGTTGTAACCCATGAATTTCAGATATAATCAATTGACCATCATACTTTATTATAAAATCATATCTACGGTTTTTATTCCATTTGAATACTTTTTCACATTCAAAGTCTACTCCAATTTCTGTTAGTAAACTATACATATAACGTTCTCCAAATGATCTTCCATCTGAACATCTAAAACACGACAAACCTTGTTTTTTTATTGAATCAATAGATTTACTTTTAATAGTAGTTCCACAGTCAGAGCACTTCCAATTAACTTTCTTACCACTAGATTGAGTATATTTGTAACCATCTTCAGGATTAGCAAGCAGAGAAGCTAGTTCTGGATTTGTAGTCCACATGTCATTGTAACCATTTAGAGCTTTCGGATTACGACTACAATATGGACAACCTATTCCGTTATGTCTACTAGTGATCTTTGCATCCCACTCATGCCCACATTCACCTAACCACCAAACTTTATTGCCATTATTACATGTAACATTATGTGGAGTTAAATCATCATTCTTCGTAGGATGCCATTCAGATGCCAGAGAAGGGTTGAGAGATGCTAGTGAATTAGTAGAATTAACTCTTTTTCCTGAACAGTATGGACAGTTAAAGTACTTTACCATCAGGATTATTTCTGTTTTAAAATCACTTTTACATTTATCACATTTCCACCAAGCTTCTATATGACTACCCTTGGTAACATCTGACATTTTTATTTCTGTATTTTTTTCTTTATTCCAGTAATATTCCATTTCAGGATTAGTTGTATATAAGTCACTATAACCTTTAATTACTCTGCGTCCTGAACAATATGGGCATCCTTGACCTTTTATTCTGTTATTTACAACGGCTTCCCATTCATGACCTAATTGGCATTTCCACCAAACTTTCTTTCCACTACCGCACAGTACGTCATTGGGGGTTAATTCACCGTTCTTAAGAGGATGCCATTCATTGGCTAAATCAGGTCTTAATGTTGCTAAAGAATTAGTGTGATTAACTCTTTGACTTGCACAAAACGGACAATTATTTCCTCTTGTCCTATCGGTTATTTGAGAATTAAAACTACTACTACATTTTGAGCAAATCCACCATACCACTTTATGACTACCTTTAGTCGCTTTATAAATATTTAAACCTAGTTCATTATTCTTTCTAAAATCCCATTCGTCAAATAGCTCTGGTCTAACTTTTAACATAGCATTATTTTCTAATATCATTGATAAATCAAACTTAGGTCTTGCATATGTATTTTCACACATATCTCAATTACCTCCCAAAAAGTAATATCCAAATATAATTAAATAGGGAAGTAGGTTTGGGATATCCTACTTGTCGAGAAGGCTCATGACTTCCTTTTCTATCCCTATAGTTAAATATTAACATAAATTAGTTAGATGTCAAACTACTATTTATTATGTATTTATTAATAATTATTTTAATTCTATATTGAATATTAATTAGATAATTGATTTAACACCTTTTCTTTTAACTTATCATTCTTTACATTAGACTCAATTAATTGTTTTTGCTTATCTAATTCTTTTTTATAAATACTAGCAATTTCATTTGTTGCTTTTAGTTGATCAAAAACTTTAATCACTTCATCATTGCTAAATATTTCATCAAAAAATAATTCAAAATCACCACTATCATATAATTCTTTTAAGTATGTAATGTTTTCTTCTACTGTCCATTTGGATAAAGTCTCGTATAGAGATGTGAAATGTTTAATGATAAGGTAACCTGTATATTGCTCCATGTCAGCATCATTATTAAGATAATCAATATTGTTGATCTTACAATATTGAATTGTATTAATTAACTCTACAATCAATTCATCTTTCTTCGACTTAGAGAATGCAGGATAGTAAGTAATACTATGTCCTTTTTCTTTGTCAAAATGATAAAACTCTTTTCGATTAACGTTTTCAGCACGTTGAGTAAAGAATGAAGCATCAACTGTATTAATTTTATTTGGCATATATAATTCTCCTTTAAAAAATATGTATTTATTATGTTAATGTTCAAAACAAACCCACATAGAAGTGGGTAAGTAGGGGAGATGACTAATAAGACATCTGTTTCTTTATAACCAATTTCATTTTATCAAAGAAATCATTTATTGTTTTATATAACTCCAAATGTTCACTTGAATTACGTTTAAGTCCAATGTTACTGCTATATAAAAAGACATCAGAAGAAGGCTTTACAACATCTTTTGTTATCGCTTGGATTCGAACTTTAAATATTACTTTTTTGTTTTGGATTCCTTCATTACCGAATCCACCACTAACAGATTTACCTATTGAATTTTTATCAGTTGAGTTTACTATGACAATATCGTTTTCAATAATATTTACATTATTTATACTTTCTAATGGAAAAGCGTCAATCAAATAATAATTATCTAAAATTTCTATCCCTGTTGAAATATCAGCTCTAGTCATTAAGTACAGAGTATTTCTTTCTTTTGAAAACCCAACAACTCCACTCAAATCATTAGAAACAAAAAGATCGTCTAATTGGTATTTAAATTTTATTTCATCTTTAAGTCTTTTTATTAATAGTGGTTTATTCTCATTAAATCTCAAAAATAATCCTATCGCTACTGCTCCTATTATTAAGCCTATAATCCCTAATGTAGTTCCAATTTCTACTGATTTATTAATAAATAAAAATGCAAACACTAATAGAAGTACGCCTAATATAAGGACTACAGAAGCTACAATTTTGTTCAGAGTTTTGTTATCACTCATACAGTAAATACCTCCTCATCTAAAAGAGGTAAATGGTTTAGAATGTTTGGAAATACTTTAGATTTCATGTTCATTCCTCCAAATACATATTTACTATAGGATAACATGATTATGTAATTAATGAAAGATTTTAGAAATTATCTCCTCTTTATTGTAAGAACTTCATTAAAATCCGTAATTTCTAATGCTTCCATTACAGCAAAAAGGTGTTCTCTGTTGATTTGATTTTTATTATTTCTGTATAAATCTGAAATTGTAGCTGCTCGTAATTCCACACCAGTTTTCTCTATGATCAATTCCCTCAACTCTTTTTGAGAACTAATTCCCTTAGAACTAGCTGCTTTATCTATTGTCAATTTTATCAATATTCTACACCTCTAATGTATATAAAAATCTACTAAAAATCATTATATGCACAAGAGGATTGGATTTCAATTTATTACATATTTACGTATTTCTGTAATTATGTTATATTTTTGATGCGAAATTATTTATTTTGATGAAAAAAGAGGGTGTTTATATTCAATTTTAACCTTATAAAAGTAGTTCTGTTTTACTAAATTTCATAATTATTCCAATATGATGATTAAAACAAATATACATAAATTAGGGGAATAATTATGAAATTCAAGACTAGTTTTAAATTATTTGTCTTCTACAAAATCAATAAGCTCTCTAATATCATTCACTTTTAATGCGATTGCTATTTTTACTAAAGCAGTCTTAGGAATTCTCTCTGTTTTATTATTTACTAATTCAGATATAGTCCTAGAAGATAAGCCTGTTAATTCAGCTAGTTCTTTTTGTTCCATATTTATTTCTTTCAAAAGTTCTTTTAATTTAATTTCAATATTCATCCCATACACCTCTTTATTTATTATACAAGTTTCAAATTATAAATAAAATAACATGTTGACAATTACGTTAAAAGTAATTTACACTAAACGTAAGTTACGTATAACGTAATTATGTATGGAGATTTTTACAAATAAAGAAGGGGAGAATGAACATGAATACACTAATCACATCAATCAAACTTATTGCAAAAGGGGACATCCCATCACAAGTTGAATTACTAGGTAAACCCATTTACGAAAATGGTAAATTAAAATCATTCGAAACAATTTATCAAGAGTACAATTATGTTGAAGAAAACAGGTTAGATTGGAGCATAGAAAACTTCAACATGTCTGTGAGTAGTCTTCCAGATTGTACATACAAATTCACCAACTACTTTAAATTCAATGTAATCTCTAATGGTAAAGTAGAATTTGATCTCTGTATATTAATTGAAAATGTACCTGATGATCTAATCAGCAATATCGACTCATTAGTAACACCATCTAATATCATAATTGATAAATTCATCTTCAAGGATGATTGCTATTTATTCGATTCGTGCATGTCAGTTATTGAAATTGTAGGTGTAGAAATCATTGATGTTTATTAATAATAAGGAAGGTGAGAGTGGCATTTTCTCACCTTTTATTATGTATTTAATTATACAAATTATAAGTTGTTTCATTTACCCAAATGTTTCCTGTATCAAATTCAATCTTAGCTCGTTTGAATTTACCTTTATCCATACCACGTTTAACATAATCAACATCTGTAAATTCCAAGCCTTCATTTTCGATACAGTCATTCATCAGTTTTACAGCTTCCTTACTGAATTTTATAGTAGGAACTTCAGTTCCACCACGTTGTATTATATTTACTGTAACATACTCATCTTGATAACCAATGTTACCATCTGGAGAAATGTAAAACCCTAACTTTTTAGCCATATGCTCTGCGAAGTTACCATGTGGTTTATTGGTTGATGAGAAGATACTGAAATGTCTTGCTACAGCTTCAGCAGTCTTATCTCCTTCTCGAACAACCACTGATCGGTTCACCTTAAATTCTAGAGCGTCAACTTTGTTTTGAACTTCTTCAATCTGTTTAGAGTGTAGATATTGTTGTAGCTCATTCTTTAAATTGTTCAACTGAATAACAGTAAAATTGTCATCAGGAGCTAAATCAAAAAGACTTTGACATTTTGAGATCCTTAATCGTAACTGCTTTTCTTTTTCATCTTCAATTTTAGATATTTCGTTTTCTACAAGATCAAACTTACCTTCAGAATTTAATTTAGGATTAACTTCTCTACGCATAAACTTTTTAAATTTATTAGCATGTCCTGAGTTAGAAGAGTACATAGTACCGAAAATACCTTCTTCAAATACAATATCTAGACGTGGAACTGATTTATACTGTTCATATAAGGTCGTCACCATTTCAGTTACGACTAAGGACAGGTCGTCACTTCCTTTTAAAATTTCTTTGAATACTTTTAGATCATTACCTTGTAAGGTCTTGTATTCATAACCTTCTTCAAAGTCTTCTCGTTCTTTAATGTCATTCCATGATTTCTTAGGGCTTGCATATCCTTCAAATGCCATCAACTCTGGAGCAATTGTAGCTACCTTACCGTCAAGCTGAAATAAAAATAATGTTTTGCTACCTTCTGTAAATTTTTCAATGCTGTTCATTAAATCTCTCCTTAATGTGATTTTATGTATTTATTTATTTAAAGATAAAACCACAACTGATTTATCTCTATGTCTAAATACTAACACGAAGAGACTACTGATTCAAGTATTTGTTATGTATTTATTTAAATAAAATTCTTATTTGATTAAATAACTCAAGTAGTCCCCTAAATTAAAGTAGGGGAGTATTTCAATTATTTACGACATGTTACCGAAGATATTATTCTTTTCTTCAGCATGATCTCTAAGGTCATAATGAGCAATTGTTGTGGCTACATTCTCATGATGAGCAACGAACTTACTTACTAATTCTAAAGGTACACCTTGTTCTAATAAGTATGTAACTGCACTTGCCTTGAATAAGTGGGGGTTAATGCGTCTCTCAAGAACATGAGAAAGTACACTTGAACAAAAGTAATTAGCCCATCCTTCTTCAACAACTTTAATTTCATTACCATATTTTTTTTGTGAAGATGTATTCATGCTCATAGCCACGTTTTTCAAGCCATAACTTTATGTATTTTAAAGCTTCATAATTAATCATGTAAGGTTCAATTTTACCATCTTCTCCACGACCTTTTAACCGAACGTTATGACTCATAATGTATGTAGCTTCTTCATTAATTTTGTAATCTACAATTTCTGATTTAAACTGGATAATTTCGTTACGTCTAGCTCCAACATTAAATGCAACAGCTAACCATGCCATACCTAAATAATTCTCATCATCTTCTAATACTTTCATCATCTCAAGATACTCGTCTTTTGTTACTTTAACCTTTTCATAAACAGAGCTTTTAGGAATAGCAGGTAGTCCACGAGTAAAGTTTCTGAAGTTTTTATATGGATTGAACTCTTCTTCATCAAAATCATCCATTACAACATTTTCAATATAATTGCACAAACTTGAAATAACTGCTTTACGTGTTCCAATAGCTGAAGGAGACATTTTTCTATCATCTCGAAGGTAAGATAAATAACGAATTATGTCACGTTTTTTAATTTTATAGATAGGCTTATTGTTAAGCGACTCATAAATAAACCAACCAAATTGACGTAACATCGATCTGTATTGCTTTTTAGTTTGAGGGGAGTGTGATTGAGAAGAAATATACTCGTCAATTAAATTCCTATACTCTTTATTTACATTTTTCCACATTTCATCGGTTACATCAGGTAGTTTCTTTGCTCTTTCACGTAACATATGTTTATTAATATCTAATTCTTTTTCAATCAATTCATCATTCTCCTTTCAAAAGAATGAAAAAAGACTTGAAGTTATCTCACTTCAAATCCTAATTTTCTATATGCACTCTTTATTGCATTTACTAAATATGTAGGATTAGCTTCAATTCTAGCTATGGTTTCTTGTATAAACGGTCTAGCATTTGACCACTTACCATGCCTATACCAACTGTTACCATCAGTTTCTCCATCATTAATTACATCTGTGATGAATTGCCCATACATGGAGTCTTGACTTTGCTCATAAATAGGGGAGAAGTGACCTTGACCTAATGTTAAGTTTTCGAATAACACAATAACTTTTCCATTCTTCACTTCAACCTTTGTAATCTTCATGTTACGAACGTCAGATAAACCACCATCATTACGTCTACGTTTATATTCAACAGGTACATATCTTCTATAAACAACATCATATACAGCTTGAGACATTGTGGAAGCTAACACTTTTTCAATGTTTCTATCTTTGAAAACCAGATGAGAATTGCGTTCAAAGTACCTTTGTATTTGATCTATATTATTGAACTGAACCATATCTTTTCTCCAATATAAAAATGGAGTAGGGAATAATCCCTACTCGTATATATATATTTATTGTTTTTATAGAATTGTAACTTCTACAATGTCTTTTGCTTTACCATCGGTGATACGAATAACAGTAGTATCACCTGCATTAGCAGAAGCTCCCAATGCAACTAAACCACTAGCATCTACAGTAGCAATAGTAGGTTCATCAGAAGTAAAAGTAAGTGTTTTATTATCTAACAAAACTACTCCATAAGTGCCTCCACGAATACCATAAACCGTAATCTGTTCCGTATCTCCACTTACCGTAGAATCTAAATCGATTTCAGAAGGGGATGCTGCAATTTTAATTACAGGTACATCTTCATCATTAACTGCCTTGAATGAAATGTAAGCATAATTACCTTTATTGTCTGCCAAAGATGTACCTGCTAAAGAAGATGAAGAAACTCCATCATGAGTCATTGATAATTCCATTGCTCCATCTGGTTTAAATTTAGGAACTACAATTTGCATTTCTTCTTCTTTACCATTGTTAGTCATAATATCGCCATTTAAAACCATACGAACAGCCCTAGGGAATGAATCCGCAGAAAGTGTAATGTTATCCATCATTTCTTTGTATGCATATGAAACTTGAACCTCTTGACCTGACAAAGTAGGATATGTAAATTCTTTACCATTAGAAATAATTTGAGTAAAAGTACCATTTTCATTTTCTATATGGATGTTTCCTACTGGCTTTTGAGAGAGGGTACCTTTACCAGAACCATCTAGAGTCACATACTCGTTTGTGTAGTAATCAGAAAGCTCTCTTAAGACCTTTGTGTTATTTTGTAAGCAAATATAACTCGTATTGAAGGTAGCATCCTCAATCGAGAATGAGAGTTCTTTTTGGTAGTTGTATTCAAAAAGTTTCTTTGATCCTTTACCTGCATAAATAGCTTGAGATTGAATTGCTTGAGTCATAGATGAGTTAATTAATGTTTTACCATTTAAAATTAAATCACCAGTCTTGTCATCGTATAATTTAACATCCGCAACCGATGTTAAAAATTTATTTTCTGCCATAAAATTAATTCCTCCGATAGTTTATGTATTTTCTAATTGTTAACCATACCTAATTTGTTTGAAGCTTCATTTTTGAACTTATCGGCGTTCAGTATTAATCCTTCATTTTTCTTAGAATCTTCAATATGTCCTAACCAATGAGGTAATTTTGAATCATCCTTAAATTCGACCATTCCTGAATAACGTGCATTCATAATGGCTTCAGCACCTAATATATGATCAAATCTAGCCAATCCTTTTTGAAATTGATAAATTGTTAATCTTTCAATTTCGTTATAAGAAATTCCACTAATACAGTGATACGAAATAATCTGTTGATCCAAGCCTGCTACTTTACTACCTCTCTTATTAATAAACGCTCTTGCTTCGTCAATCTTTGCCTTTACTTCTGGATTTATAAATTCATCATCTAAATCTACTAAGTTTTGTTCACTTATTAAAGTCTTTATTTTATCGAAATCTCTTTCTCTGATAATAAATTTATCTTCGACAATAATTTCTATTCGATTTTTATCAGTTAAGGTTATTTCAAAATTATCAGTTTGAAGAATCAATTGTAATAATGTCACCAATTTATCTTGGAAACCCTTTAATTCAGAATTTGACACCAATAACAGAAAACGAAGATAAGACATTTTAAGAAACTGAACATCTTCTAATGAGTTTTTTGAAAGCATTAAACATTGGACAGAATCATAAAACTTATCACAGTCTTTCATTGTAATAGGGTAAATATTTAATCCTTTATATTCCCTAGGTCTTCCAAAAACATCATTTATATCATTCATTATTTGTCGCCTCACTGTGATGAACTTGTGACATATACCATTTTATAACCAATAAATCCATCAGGAGTATTATTAATAGGGGAGGAAAAAGATAATCTCAACTTACCTATATCAGAAATATGTTGTTTATCTAAAATTTCATTCAAAGTATTACAAATCCAAGTCATACGAAAATCTTTTATATCAATGTCAACATGTACATAAACATCAAAATTATATTTTTGATTAGCAACATATACATTATCTTGTAATCTTCTTGCAGCAATATTATATGTATCCTGAAGCTCTCTTGTTCCTGTATAGAAACAAATCCTACATAATTCAGATTTTAAATCTAAATCATATTTTTTATCAGAAGGCATTAACACTTTTTCAACAATATCATACTTGTTTGGTAGTGAATTAATATCAGGCTTCTTTGTATCTAACGGATTATCCTTTGCATTTACAGGTATGTAATGAAGCAAACGTAATAATTTTTCATGAGATGATAACGTGATGAATAATTTTTTTAAACTTCCTCTTAAATCCATTAACTATCACCTACACTTTCAACTCGTTCTCCAGTAATTCTAAGAACGCCAACTTTATTAATTGATTTAGAAGGGTCAATACGTATAATTCTATATGTATCATTGAACAGTTTAAATTTCTCGTTGTATTTAATCGATGGAGCTTCAGTGTAGGGGATAGTAATCATTACTTGATTGTCCAGTAGATTAATTGGGTTATTTGTATCAGCAATAGAAGTAGAAGCATCATTCATCTTAGGAACACATGGTAACATTTTTACTTCACCTTCAATGGTGTCATATACAGGTCTTCCTAAGTCATCTTTGTCGATTTCAACTTTTTGGTCAGCATATTTTACAGGAAATTCCGCACTGCAAAAGTCACCTGTAAATTGAGGTGTAACTTCATTTGTATCCTTTCCTGTCAATAAGTAAACCAAATTATCTTGTGTAACATAATCTCCTAGATTCACTTTAGTATCAGGTAAAAATATAAATTTACGCTTTTCATAACTACCTTTATCCCTTGCAATACAATAATGTGATACAGTTTCGTCAAGATTTAAATAAATGTTATATAGGTTAGGAGAGTTTAGAATCTGTTGTTTAGCTATAATTTTTGATTGATTAAGATAAGCATCTTTCGAATTGACGCCTTCCTGATTCAATCGTTTTATATACTTTTCCATGAAATTCAATTCTCATCACCAACCTTAGATAAGTTATTTATTAAACTGATACATCGGAATACTTCACTTCGAATAACTTTAATATTAGGTTTTGGTTCAAGACTGTCATCATAGAAATGCTCTAATACACTTAATAGAGTAATCACTATTTCTTTCTTTTCATTAACCAAATATTGAAGACCATAAAGTTCATAGCTGAAAGAATTTATATAAGAAGTTAATCCCTCATTAGCTTCTTCAAATAGACATAGACATTTATAGAATCCACCCTTTAAATATTCAATATACTCTTTAGGAATATCCATCTTAAACACCTTGTCTGTAATAATATTCGATCATCAGTAGATTTGCATCGCCTATTACATCCTTCTTTAATTCACGTAATTGTTTAAGTTGATTTGTAGGGGAGGAGTTAGTGTAATCCTTTGAGCCAAGTCTATTTTGAACAAATTCTTCACGAATCATTTTTGGAGATAGGTACTCTACAACCATTAGAATAGATAAAATCTCTTTCTCAAGATCATTTAGTTCTATATTAAACTGAAATAGAACATCATCTCTTTTGGATAATTCTTTTGTTGAATAAGTGAATTTTGGGATAGCTGATTTCAAGTATCCTAATAGAATTTCGTTAGCGAAAGTGATATTAATCTCGATTTGATTTTTTATATAGTAGTCATTGATTTTATTTAAAAACAAATCAAAGATTTCATCATAGGAGGTAGATGCCATATTATACACCTACTGTTCTTTATCGTTTGATTGAGTGATAATTTCAACTGGAACTCCAGATAATTCTGATAGATAGTTTAGTTTGTTATGATTATCAATTCCTAACTCTTTAGCGACATTAATAACTTCACTGATTAAACTCTTGTTTTCTTTGTAGTTATCAAGTTTTTTAATTGATGTTAAATTACCTTTTAACATTTTTTCGATTTCTTCTCTAGACATGGTGAAGATTTTAATTTCTTCTTTTTCTAAACCTAGGCGTTTTCTAGCTTCCTCGTTGTCAATAAATAAATAACCTTCTTTAAATGTAGAGCTTCGCATATGTAATATTTGAACTTGTTTAAATTCTAATTCTTGCTCATCATATATGTCATTTGTAGCAGGTAACCATTCATAGTATTCCCCTGAAGGAAGTGATACTGTATATCCCGTACTACGCTTATTTACAATTTTGACTAGTGACTTATTATCTAATGCCATTTTAAATATATCCTCCTTATATTCCGAAATTAGAAAGAGTACGATGTTTTATCACCGTACTCATATGTACTATTTTATTATTATGCTAAAGTTGTATCTTCTAAGAAACCGATGTTATGGATAGGACTTACAATGTTGGTAGATGCTTTTTGCGTAACTTTTAAGAATACACGTTCAGAATCAATATCTGTGTGAGTATATTGTTCCAGTCCACCTTCAAATCCAACTTTAACGATTTTACCGTTATTGCTTGAAGGAACAACAAATCCATATTTACGAGGGGCTACTAAAGTAGTGTTAGTGTCATCAGTAAATGTATTTGTAAATGTCACAATTTTAGACCCGTCAATTACTCCAAATAAACCATTAGCATTTAACTCTTCTTTCATACGATCCGACAAGAAATCCGCACCTACTAATGCATTTAGCTTCTTAGCAAAATCAATATCACAAATAACCGATGTATTGCGATCATATCGTTGAACAGTACTTGCTACTGAACTGAAATTGTTAGTAGTAATTCCTGCGCCTGACCATTTATTAGCAGAAGGGGCAGAAGCCATCACATTTGCAAGTAATGAGATGATACGTCCAGTGATCTTTTCTTCCATCTCTGTTACTAATGCGTCTACTACACCAACAAATGCATCTACATTACCTGATAGTAATTGGTCAATCTCATAATATGCTCCACCAGTAAGTACTTCTGGTTCAGCAGTGATTTTTGGTTTATTTCCTACACGAGCATAGTCAACTGTAGCTCCGCGAGAAGCCCAATTCATAGCGAACTTAGTTTTTACAGGTACGTTAAATTCGATTTTTTGACCATGTTCAACACGCTCTACGTCAGCAATGTAGTCTAAGAAATCTACACGAGGACGTAAAATTTCATCTGCTGTACGAGTAATGATTTCATTAATTTCCCAAAGTACTACAGGATTGGTAGCTCCCTTTTGACGTAATGCATCAATTACTTGTAGGAATTCGTGTTTTTCCTCACGATTCGCTTTATTTGTTGCAATTTTAGATGATAATTCGATTAATTGTTTATTAGCCATTTATGTATTTCCTCCATTATGTGTAATTTGATTTAATATTACTTAGTTTCCAAACGAATCATATTTTGTCCGAAACCATAAGCACCTGAAACAATATCTACAACTTCATATACTTTATTGCCAACTGGAGTAGCAGGTACAGTTGCAGAAAGTTGATATTTCTTGGTAGCAGCATCCCAAGAAGCATACTGACCTTTGCTAGGTGCAGTTCCACTAATTTGAACAAAATTTGATGTTGAAAAACGAACACCTTTATCAAATTGTACGATTCGAGTTCCTTCGTCCTTACCAATATAGAACTGTGTGAATGCCTCACCATCATAAGTTACTTCTACAGCAGGTACTAAATAAATTTCAGTAGCATCAGCAGTTGCGTATTTTGCTTTACGAACTCCATCTTGGTAGAATAATTCTACAGCAGAGTAGTTTTCTAAATCCTCACTTGCGAATACATAGGGTACTGTACGAACTTGAGAAGAATTTAAGTTACCTACAGCGTGTACTTTTTTTGTTTTATCGATAGCCATTAATTATTTCCTCCTAATATGTATATACTTATTTAAAATTGATTAAATAGATAATTCGTATTTAGATACGATATCGCTTGGAAGTAAATTTTCGGGTTGTTTAGATGAAATTAAAACATCAGAATCACCTTTTTGATTTACTTCAATTTCATTCTTTTGTTTTGCTACTTCATTAACTACTAATTCATTCAATTCAGTAACATTTAATTCATTAATTAAGGATTGCGTAGTTTCAGCATTCATAACTTCATCAGGAAGCAATTTAGAGTATTTTTCGTTAATCTCTTTTACTTTAGCTTCTTTTTCAGCAGTTTCTACTTGTTCTTTGTACTTACTTAATTCGTCAATAGATGAATTAAGTTCTGTAACTTTTACCTCTAATTCTTTTTTTGTAGATTCTTGAGAAACGATTGTCTCACTTAGTTCTTTAACTTTCTTCTCTAAGTCATCAACTTTAATTATGAATTCAGCAATCTCAGCTTCTTTAGTTGATAACTCAGCTTGTAGCTCTTCGTTATTCATATTTGACTTTACCTCCTCTTGTAATTTTGTAATTTCATTATTTAGCTCAATTACTTGGGATTGTAGGTCATCCAAACTTACACCATCAGGAATAAATCCAATTGAACCTTTAATCCATTTGTCTTGAGATGAAATTACGACTTGATCATTCGTAATTGAATATGGAATTTTCCATAATTCCGTATAATCTCTTTCGCTTTCACAAATTACATATCCAACGTAAACATCCCTAATGTAGTAATTATATTGACGACTATTATTTTGTGGATTTAGAGGATTTAAGATGTTGTATATCTGTGTTGATACATTGGATAGTTTTAGGGCACTTACTTCTATTCCATGATAATTAATATCAATACCTTTATTAAAAACTTCAGGCACAATAACGCCTCCTTCCTTGTCATTATTAATTTCTAAATCATGTTTAATGGCTTGTGCAATCTCCTTATCAGAAATACTCATTACTCCAGCATCGTTATCCGCAGGTGATGTTGATTGACCAAGTAAACAATTGGATAAGTAAGTAAAGTCAATCCCATATCTATATTCTTGAGAAGCTTCGTCATTGTATTTATGTACCTCAACTTCAACAGAAGATGTACAAATACCAACTTTGAAATTTCGCTCAATTACTTCTAATATTTTTGGGTATTTATATGACCATAATGTAGCTTTCGCAAATAATGCTTCAGTGTCATCATCTTCACTAATTTTCTCAATCCAAACATCAGTAATAGTTCCTATTGGAATAGTATTTAATTCAATAATTTTACCTGTTTTATTATCCACAACATGCTCGTGACCACCTAAATCATCAATGTTGTCTTTATATTTGCAGACGATAGGTTTATTGATTAATGATTTCATAGCAGTCTCAGTATATTCTTTTAGGAAATCTAAACCGTTCTCATTTACACTATTGACTTTATGAACAAGCATAATAATTTCTTTTGCAGTTGTATCAGTTTTTGCTTGTGAGATTTCGATAATATTTGTACTTAATACTTGTACATTTTTCACTTAATAATTCTCACCTCCTTTTAAAGAGTGAACTATTTATTATTAATTATCTATCTTTATTTTTATATATTTTTCAAGATAAATATCTTCATTTTGTGTTGTATTCACAGTACCTAATTCAATGAACTCTTGTTTAATTTTTGAAGATATTTCTTTAGTTTTCTCTTTATTGGTTAAATTGGGGGAGTAACCTTTCATTTTATCACTTCCTTTATGTTGTGGAAGGTCTTGGATTGCTGTTTCCATTTGAAGATTTTGATTTAATAGTACTCTCATTTGTTGGATTATCATCTGGAGGTCTACCATTTGCGTTTCCACTTTGCGTATAAGCATTTGACGGTGGGTACATGAATTGTTCAGTTTTCAATATCTTACGTTCATACTCAGCTTGGCCAATGACATTTTCATATGGCAATCCTGTAAGTGACTCTAACCAAAATTTAGATATGCCAGTTTGCAAATATAATTCCTTATATTTATCAACATGCTTATCTTTATCAAAAATAGTTGTTCTTGAGAAAATAAATTGACATGACACATTATTAGGTAATATTTGATTGATGTATCGATTGATAATGATTTCAAATTTCTCTAAAACAGTGTATATGTATTGGTAGAACTTTTGACCATTTAATGTTGCTGCACTATAATTCCCACTCGATCCTCCGCCCCAAATAACAGCAGGACTCAGACCTAAATTAGCGTAAATATCATTTTCAATTTTTTCATAAAGTTCTTTTTTAAAAAGTTCAGTATCAACTTTCAATGTATCGAGCTTAAAGAAGTGGGGTAGGGCTATAGTTCCTGTTCCAGAAGTGTCATCTTGATTAGATAAACTTCCACCATTTTTTTTTTGAAACAATTTACTTACTTCTTTAAAATAAGCCGTAATAACTTCCTTTGGAACTGGTTTTTCCCCATTTTTATCTAAGTGACCTGCTGAAAGAATAACAATTGTTTTTAACAATCTATCTGCAACAGATCGTTCTACTCTATCTATGATCTCTTTCTGTAATAACGAAGACCATGCTCCCAAAGTTAAAGGTAGACCAAATGGAACATTTCGATTTGCATCAATGTTAATAACATCAGCATTCTTTAACTCAATGTATTGATAATCTTTACCTTTCTTTTTATAAAGATTATATTTTTCAAGTGTTATTTCTTCAGGTAACGACTCAATGACTGTTAATTTGTCATTCACTGTTTTATGTTTATTAATAGAGCTTAAATCATATTCAACAATCCATCTTCCATTGCGTTGTTTGTTAATACGTAAATCATCTAAATCTAAGAATTGTATGTATTTTTTATTTCTAAAGCAAGATACTACAGTTCCCATTTCCCCAACTTCAAACAATCCATCTCTTACAAAAGTTCTAATATCAATCTGTTTAAGAAAATCATTTACTCTTCGTTCGTACTTTTTAATTTTCTTTTCATCATCAACATCTGACCAAGAAATAATGTAATCTAAAGAGGGAAGTGATTTAAATGTCCTTAACACTTCTTTTATTATTCCATGCTTATTAGTTAGGTACTTAGAGGATTTTTGAATTTGTGATATGTTGGAATAAGGGTTTTGCAAGTATTTATACAGGTCTGACAGTTTTAAATCGTATAATGATGAACCAGAGCCATATTGAGTTATATAATCAGTTAATCCTGCAACTTCAATCCATTCTTTGTAATCATGATCTTCAACCATTTTCAATTATCCTCCTTTCTTTATGTATTTATTAATTTAGAATCCTGATTGCATGAAGAATAAATAGTCATCAATAGAGGAATTTACATTATTCTTATTATCCATCTCCAATTCTTTTATGTAATACAAGGCATATCCCAAACTTGTAACTCGATCTCGTTTAGTAGCTTTAGCAATTCGATTATATAAAATATTGCCATGTCCACTTATTTCTTGCTTAATATTACTCAGTTCTTGCACTAATAAGTCAGAATTAACATGTATCAAGAACTCCTCATTAGAAATTTTACCTTGTTTATTGTCGGCATCAACTTCAGCAGAGCTTATTGGTAGCCTCAGACTTTTATCTTCAAAGCATGTTTTCATATATGTATACATTGTATTATTTAATTGATTGGTTGCTGCTATTTCTCTAATTAAAGGATTGGCATTCTTGATATTAGAATACTTACTATTTCCATCATCGGGAATTAGAGGAGGGTATTCAACCATTTCACCATTAGCATTTGGATGCTCCCATGATTCAGCCAAAAGAGAAGGCAATGCTTCACCATTTCCTCGTACATCTATTACCAGTTTTTTAGTATTATCGAACTTTAATAGTAATTCTCTCAAATATTTAGCTTGATCAGGTAAAGATAATCCATTGTGAGTTTTTATGTACACTAATTCTTTAATAATTGACCCATTAGGTTTTTCTTTTAATTTAATAACAGTTGTACAAGCATTATCACTACCTGCTTTATCTGAGATGGCAACATCATGTGAAATAACATATGAATTAATAGCCTTTTTTGGTTGTCTTATTTCTACTTTGTCTAACGATCTAACATTTTCTGTTAAGTCATAAGGGTAGTAGCTATCATTACTATTACCAACAAATACTGCCTCATATTCATAAGCAAATTTATCAGAGGTCATACTTGGTTTGGATTTTTCTTTAAGAATATCGTCTTCGTAGTAAATACCTGCGTTTACTCCCACTTGATAAGGTAAAGTACATACAAAATATTCTTTACTTCCGCCCATCATACTTTTGTAGTGAGTTACAAATCTATCATATAAATTACAAGTTTTTAAATATGCAGATGATATATAGATTATTTTTCCTTTTTCTACAGGCATTTTATCTCCATAAATCATAGATAAATTAATAACTGTATTTCTCCTAGTCTTAGTCATTGGCACTAAAATTTCAGATATGATGTCATCAGAAACCAAGCGTGCTTCGTCTATTAGTATTTGTGAGAAACGCCATGAACGGGCATTTTCACCATCATGACCTAATACAATAGCACGTATTTCTGCACCGTTTTTAAAAATTACAGAACAATCATCTGAACCAGTCTTAATATTCTCTATTTCTCGCTTAACATTTTCGTTTTTATATAATTCACCTTTTACTTTTTGAACAATTACATTACGACTCTGTTGACCTTTACCTGATGCTATTCCAAGTTTAATTGATGGGTACAGAATTGCTACACAAATGAAAAATACTGCGGAAAGATAACTTTTTCCTAATCCACGAGAAGCAATGAACATTGATTCCTCATGTCTTGCCATTGCTCTAAGTATTACTCTTTGAAATGGATATAATTTCAATCCTAAGATGTCGATAGCGAATTCATCAATATAGTATCTATAATAAGATATGAATTTTACCCACTCTTCAACATCTATCTCTTCCATTTTTGCAGGGTCATAACTATTAGAGTTATCAAAGTCATTATAGGCATTATCGTTATTCTTTCTACTTTTATGACTGAAATTGCTGTAAGATGTCATGTATTACAACACCTCACAAAGACTTAGAAATATGACTAAAATCATCTAAAATTTTATCAATATCATCTTTATTTAACGGTGTATGTTGAGGAATATAAGTCTTATTTTCAACTAATTCAAATACTCGACCGAAACATCCAAGTCCAACTTCGTTTTGTCCACGTTGCGATTCAGAGAATTGCGCTGATTTTGATAGGGTATCAAATACATCTTTGGCATCTTTATACCGTTTATCTGCACCACTAACACCTTCTAATACATCTCTGAAACAGTTATCCATATGCAAACTAGCTTTAGCTATCTTTTTGGCATAATCTTTATGATTTTCAGTGACAATTTTAAAATCTTTATGTAATCCGTTAATATAACCTTCTAAGTATTCTATTTCAGAAGGAGAGTATTCTCCCATCCACTTTTTATTATAGTATTTATTTTCTTTATCATTAAAATCATTAGAATTTTCATCATGGGTTATGTTATTATTTGTAGAGTTGAATTCTGAATCATCCCATGATAAGTTAATATTTTGGGGGAGAGCTATATTCTTCATATATGTTTTAAAATATGTCCAAGAGTTTGTTTTTGACTTTGTTTCTTCAATTGATGCTTCCCATAAATCCTTAATAAAAGGTTTATCTATCATTCGTAAAGCTTTTTTTACTTTTTCCATGTCATATTGATTCTTTGCGGTGGGTTCTACATATTCCCAAACACACTTTTTGCAAGTGTGAACTTTCCCAAAATACCTCATGAAATGTGATAACGAAGAATAATAATCCTCCTGTTTATTTAGCTTTCCGCAAGCACTACATATTATTTTATTAGTAGACAATCATCATCCACCTCATTTCTTTAGATAAATATCATGTTTATTATGTATTAATTTAAATAAAATAACCGTATTAAGTAGTTCTTAAAATTAAGTATGTAAAAATAAACTTTAATTCTAACTTCGAATATTAGAATTCTCATATGTAGTACCTATTTAAATCGAATGTCATATGTATTATATTTTCCATAATTCTCTTCAAAAATTGTAATCAGAGTACCTGCATTTGCTGTCTTTTTAAGCTTCATACTATATTCATTGATTCCGCACATAGAAGGGGATTGCATATACTCGATATTCTGTAAGCCATTCATTCCAATTACCTTATTGTTTAAATGATGTAGGTGTCCAGTCTTAAATAGGTGTACATTAACGTCATAAATCATCATGTAATCTTTAATAGATGATTCTAAATTTTTCTCATCTTGCCCATGTGTAGCTAAAATTTTAGTACCTAATACATCGAAATATATGATTGATTTTGCATCATATACTTGTATTCGCTTGTTTTCACATAATCGTGTTTTCAAATACCAAACAATTAAGCGTTCCATATTTTCTTGAGCAAATTCACCACGAGAGCTATTCAAATATCTATTCTCGCTATGATTGCCTAACACAGAACGATAATCAATAGTCACATATTCAGATAGAGTATTTAACCATTCACTCATAAATTCTGCGAATTGCATCACCTGATCTGCCACACCCAATTGTTGAAACTGTAATTGATTCATATGAATTAACCCATCAATTGAATCCGATAAGTTTAGTACTGTAACATGTGTAAGCTTTTCTTTTTCAATGATAGCAATTGTATGCTCTAACAATTCCCACATTCTACGTTTGAAAATATCCACGCTGTATTCTGCTAATACTTCATTATTAAACCCTAAAATTCTACCTTCACTACCAAAATGTGAGTCTGCAATGTCAATAATAGCTGTACGTTTATGGTTGCTTTCTTGGATCTCAAACTTTGGTACTTGAATAGGGGATAGATTATTAATAGCTTGTTCAATCTTCTCATAAATATTTTCAGTACGGGCTTGTTCACGAATCCACTTATTCAACTCACTCTTTTCTGAAGACAACTTACTGCGTTCTTTTTGCAGTTCTAACTTTTTAATTGTTAACTTATCTAACTCAGAACCAGAAGACTGTTTTGATAAGATATAAGGCTTCCATTTTGCATATTGAGCATAATCTTTACGCCATTTAGATTCAGAAAAATTTAAACCAGATTCCTGATTCAACAGTACAGTTATATCATCTGGACTTAATTCATGGATTGGTACATCTTCAAATAAGCGCACATGATAATCTTCAAATGACTCATCAACTTTACGTTTTAAAGAATAAGAACTCATTTAATCACTCCTTACTCTTCAATTGGTGCAATTTCGTTATCTTCTTTAATTGAAATAGTTACACTTTTACCATTAAAATTAGCAAGTTCTTTGAAGAAGTCATATACGTATTCTGCCTCTTTCGTTACTTCTGTAATAGTTGATAGTCCTTCGTCAAAATTTACATCTAAAATACCCTTGAATCCTACTTGATTAGTCTTCTTAGCCATATTTATATCCTCCTTATATCCTCATCTAATTTTTAATTAAAATTAAAAGGATAGAGCAGAGAAGGGGAGAACCCTACCTCTAACTCTATCCGAATGTTAAATCGTCTGTATTAATTTGCTATGTATTTGGAATTAAGGATTAAGTTGTTTCTTTAATTCAAACTACATGACTCCACAACTTACCACTCTTTATATGTCCTATTAATGTCCTACTGACACCGTACTTTTTACCAATATCAGTCATTGTCATGTTTTTAATGCTTAACAAACTTTTTATTTCTTTTACTTGTACTTCAGTTAATTTTGAACAACCATTTGATTCGCCTTTATAACTATCTTTATATACTAGACTTTTTAATTGATCATTTAATTCGGGCAATACCTCTTTCCAAATTGAACAACGCTTTATTGACTGTACTGTAGAGTAATTTATACCATACTGCTTTGATAATACCTTCATTGAAGTACCTTTGTATAATTCTCTTTTTATAGATTCTACCTCAGATAAATTGAGTTTAGATTTTTGTAGTTTTTCTATTAACTCAAATCTTCTTCCTGTCTTAATAGTGCTCTTTTTACGTTTACTCATTATGTTGTATCCGAACTCAGGATTTTTAGTATTGAATAAATTTATATAGTTGTATTCTAATTCAATCAAATCTTTAACGTCTACTGGATAGTGTAATACAATGAAGTCTAATTGATTTAATTCTATGTAATTCAATTCATTACAATAATGAGTTCCTTTATTAATTTCTTCTATGTGGTTCTTCCATCTACTTATTATGTTTTTAGATGAACCTATGTATGATTTATTATTAACTTTATTTACTACTGAATAAACTCCACTTAATGAGGTGTCATTAATGTCATTCATATATTTAGTAATTTCATTTGTTTGACTAGAATTTAATTTAATCAAAAATTCTTCAACGTTTTTGATTTTTATACACTTTTTACAATAATCTTTATTGAAATGACCATGTTCTAAGTATCTACGATATTCTTTATTAAATATATTGTCACAATAATCACACTTGATGGTAATCAACTTCTTTGAACCAAAACTTAGATTTACTAATTCAAGTTTATCTGTCAGTAATATTATCAACACCCCTTTAAGGAGTGGTGAGGGGAGCACACCCCCTCATTCGTAACCACTTTTTATTATGTTTTTAATTATTTAATCCATCTTTAAGTTTTTTAGCAGGTTTAAATCCTACTGCTCGTTTTTCAGGGATTTCGATTTCAATACCTGAAGCAGGGTTACGACCTTTACGAGCTTTACGTATTTTATTTTCTAATTTTCCGAAGCCAAAGACATCAATATCATTTCCTATAATTAATTGTTCACGAATAACTTCAAACACTGTTTCCACATAAACCTTAGATTGTTTTGAATCCATTTCGAAACCTTTAGCTTCAAAAGCTTCCTTTGTTAATTTACCTAAGTCTGTTACATTTAATTTAGTCATAATAATATTTCTCCTTTTATCTATTTGTATTTTATGTATTTTTAATGTTAAAAAGGGGGGAGTGAACCATTTTTCTTTGTACTTTAGTTTTTTATTCCTTTAGAGAGTATTCTTAAAAAGTACCTATAAACGTTGATATGTCGCTGTTTTAAAGGTATTACCCACTTTTAAATTAGACGAACTTGTTACTATTTCAATGTTTAACTTAGTTTCTATCTCAAACATTCGCCCTAGAACTTCGCATTCTTTCTTTTGTTTTTTCTCTATTTATATTTTTAGCACATTCAGCACAAAACTTAACTCTGTTATTAACTGCTTCAATTCTTACCCCACAACATTTACATTGCTTAGTACCTTTTAAATTTTGTCGAAGGTTTGAAACCAAGATGTCGCCATAACAATCCCATAATGTTGATTTGTTAGGTGATTTAGAATTACCGAATAGTTCCTTAACTAATACATTGACAATTTTTTCTTTATTTGATTCTATTTTTGATAGTTCATTTATGATGTATTTGTTTACATATAATAAGCCCTCATTTCTATCTTTAATATTTGAATTCCTAATTAGAAATTTCTTAGAACGATCTAATTTACGATATGCTTCAATGATTTTTCGATTCGCATAGATAATGTCTTCACTCATTAACATCCTATAATCGAAATTACCTGCAATTGTCTCAAACTTGATATTTCTATTAGGAATAATTTTCCTTAGTCTGTTAACTGTACTTTTTGTAATATCAGAAACATTGTCCTTATCTTTATTTTTAGCTTCAATAAAGAAATAGGGTACTTTACCTTTAATACTAGCTTTAATTTTCTCTTCTACATCCTCTGGTCGCTTTGGCATATACAATGTTTTAGCGTAATCGATTATATAATTGTTTTCAGCAGTAAGCCATTTGACAACATCTAAATCAATTTCTTTATCAGTATTAAATATTTTAGTGATGTTATTACTAACTTCTCCGATATTAGCTTTAAATGCTAACAATAAACTGTCATAAATTTTTGTATTATCTATTACTTCTGGGTCAGCAAACCCCATTTCATAATAAAGAGGGTAAATGTCCTCCATATTTCTTTCTGCAACTTTTACAAATAAGTCATCTTGAATTACCAGAGCTTTATCACCATCGTTATCGAATTGTAGAATTTTCGAAATAGGATCATGAATGCTTGTATAAATACCATTAGTAATAAACCATTTACTCAAATCCTCTTCTTTAATGACATTTCTTACACAATGTTCTTTATATAGATGTGGGCTTCGTAGAATATCTACCTTGCCTTCGTCATAAACATTGCAAAACACATCGCCATTAGATAATAAACCTGTTGGATTGATCGTTCCTAAGAACAATCTTTGACAAAATGCATATAAGTCAGGAATTAAATAAAGATAACGTCCATTTATTCTTAATTTACCTGCTCTTGCATTGTTGACCATAGATTTTTTCTTATCTTTTATAACTTTTTTAGAATGCTCATCATTCAATAATTCTGGATAGAGGGTGAGTGCTATTTGGAAATGATTTTTCCTTTTATTTGCATCAGTAGCCCCTAAAATTCTCAACATAGTTTCTTTATCATTACCAACTTTCAAAATGTCTTCACTAGTAGCTTGAGATATCTCTTTTAATTCCTGAATGGATATGTCAGTTAATGTCTGTAACATTTGATAATTCAAAGTAGCGTTCTCACCAATATCTTCTTCATTCAACTTAACAGCTTGACAGTTGTTTTCTTTAAATCTTCTTTTATAATCGTTCCAATTATCATAATATGCTTTCATTTTAAATTGAGATTTAGTGAAAATAACTTGAATATTATCTTCAATGACATCCCATTCCTTACCGTATATGTCCTTTACTTTAGTATTACCATGTAATTTAGCAAACTCGTCAAATGGAAAGGGGACTAGTAAACCTTTTACATATGGTAGCCTAGTCATAAAAGCTTTTTTTGATTTTCTAGGAAGAATCATCCCACAACCATCAGTGTGTTCAATTGGCACATTCATTTCTTTACAAGTAATCTTATAGGTATCTCGATCAATGTAATCAAAGATGGAATTAACTTTAGTTTCTAAATCAGGAACGACAATGGTTTTATCTATATCAAAACCATTCCATTTAATGCTTGCAGAAGCAGTTAAAGCTTTATATGCTAATAATTTATTAACATTGCAGCCACCTTTACTATTAATCTCACCTATACTCAAACCACATGTTAACGAACCCTCATATTTATTCCATAATGATTCTTTAATAAAGACAACCTTCTTAGTTCTTATTTGACCTGCACTAGATGAAAAATAAATATATTTCTCACCATTGTAAGTAAAGCCATCTTTCATAATGTTATTTAGCACACTAAAGTAAAAAGCTCTTACAATAAATAAATCTGTTGATAAACTATCTACTTTCATTCCAACAGTCCTAGTTAATGCTGAATCAAACATTCCGATGATTTTATTATCACTTAAAGAATCAACTCGTAAATCTCTAACTCCCTTAAATTCATTAAGTTGTGAAGTCAGTTCTTTTTTATAATTATGTACAATCTTGTTAATACTCTTTTTTGTTTTAACTAATCGTTCTTTTCGAGTAACACGAATCTCTTTTTTGTTCTTGATTGCTTTATCTAATTTACCTCTTAATATGTATAACCTAACTAATTTTTTATGTATTTCATTTTCACTATTGGTATAGAAGCTTTCTGTACCAATACTATAGATATAAACCTGTTTTTCTAAAGCACTTACCAAATAATCAACTCCCTTTTAGAATGTTTTTTAATTGTTGTTATATGTATTTATTGAATTAAAATTTTATGTTATACCATTTCTTCATGCGTTTCAGTACCAATCCCAATTGTTCTCTTGCGATCTTCTTATCTTGTTTAAGTGAATAGTAGACATCTTCCTCAATAGAACTAGCCATCTCCATTTGTACCATTTCCTCTAAATAGAATAAAACATTCTCTTTGTTAAATTTTGTAGTCATATAAAATCTCCTTTTAATTTTATTTTTTATGTATTTATTAATATTATAATGTAAAACTTGAGTAAGTGACAGTCAAACTGAAAAATATTTTTTAATATCCACTATATGTATAGTATTAATCCATTAAAAACGTTAAAATCTATATGTTGGCAAAATTTGTATTGATTTTTTGTCGAATCATGTAGAATTATGTAAAAACTGAATGGCTTTGCTAGGTATTATGGTGTATTATTTAAATTGTAAGATTAATGATTGAATGTATAATTTATGAAAGGGAAGTAGTTTTTATTGTAATTAATTGAATAATTTCCAACTATTTAATTTAAGGAAGGGTGGAGTAATAAGAAATGAAAGAAATAAAAACTGTTGAATTATATGAAAATGGCTCTGTAGACTCAGCACTATTATTAATTATTAGTAAGTTATCTATAACTCAACCTGAAGAATCATTGAGATTGTTAGCTATGTGTGCTAAAGATGATCTTCCAAAACAGAGTGTATTAAAGTATGCAATTAATATAGTAGAGAATGATAAGTATTTAAGTTAATTTATTATATCAAATTCATATCTCAAAAGATAAATAATTATCATAAGTTATATGGTATGAATACTTAACAATAGAATAATGGATAGTTTTTGAACTCGAAAAGACGATAATAGAGAAATTCATCAGTAGTCGATTGACTACAAAAATCCTGCTGCTAATATGCAGTGTTTATAAGGGGATTTAAGATGAGTTATCGTTGTTTTTCGAGTTATTTTGTGTTCAGTTAATTTAATTAAAAAGTAGGGTAATATTCAATATTAATGGGAGATTTATATGAATGAGTAAGATCAATGTAATATTAGTCGTTACAAGTTAATCGTAATATCCAGTGATTATAAGTGTTTTATGTGTACTGGAAAGGTAAAAGTAGGGGAAATTAACGAAAAGTGACAAAAGTACTATAGTTGAATATTCAATGTTTATAAGGGAATTGAAGGTTAAGTACGATTACGAAAACGAGTATGAGTAGGGTAGTATTTAGGTATAAAGTAATAAAATTATACATGCTGTGTGGATGGAAGAGGTAGGGGTGATATTGGAGCAGCTAGTAAACTTTAAAATGTAAACATACCCCCTATATTCAATGGTGATAAGGATATAATGTATATTATTTTACCTATAATACCCACTTATTTACAGTATATTCAGCACTAAATAAGATGAATAAAAGCAAACAAATGTTCTAAAATAAATAATGTATAACTAAAATATAAATATATTATTTATCTGTTCTATTCGCTATATAACAGGTGACATATGGTCGAAGAGTTTATATTCATTAATCTTACTTGTGGATATGTTGATAACCTGTTAATAATTATTTACATTATATATTTACCTATTTAACTTAAACTAAAAAAGTAGCAGCAAGTATACTCCACTCACTACTACTCACAATACACTATTCAACCATTACTGGATTAATTTAATTTGTTGACAGTTTAATATGCTATGTAATATATAATAGGATTTTAAACTGTCAAACTTTTAATAATGTAACAAATCAATTTCTATTTCATTTAAAATTTCATTATTTGAATTCTTAATACCGTCCTTATTATCTTTATCAATAAGGTTAGATGACAAGTGATTAATACTATCTACATAATTATCATCAGCTCTAACATTTACTCTTACTTTATTAGATTCTGTATCAAACAGTTCATTCAATGCATCCATATACCTTTTGTTACTTGTTTCATCCAGTCGAATCATTACCTTGTTATTAATTTGTCTCTTCAACTCATTGATATCATACTTATCTAATAACTTAATCATCTCATCATTAAGATTATCTATGTTAAAAGTGTATCTGTGTGCTTTATATGCTTTCTTAATGTTTAATTCTTTAAATAGTACCCTTGATACATCTGCATAGAATGAAGTGGCTTTACCTGCTAAGAATAAGTCTTGTATGTTATCATATCCATAATTATTCTTCATGATATATTTCTCTAAGCGAACAATTAATTCTTTTTCATCAGATGTAGCCTCTCGATATATTTCTTTAGGTAATACATTTTTATAAGTATAAGAGTTTGAATTGTTATCATATGTATACATTTCTATTATCTTATTATGTCCTGTTATTGTTTTCTTTACTGGAGTATCTACGAAGCAAACCATTGTGACTTGTTCATGAATGACTAACTTTTTATTCTCCAATCTTTTAGTAACAGTATTAATTGCTGATCTAAATGTAGAGTTAGTTACATCATAAAAATCTATAATGAAGTTAATATTCACATCAACTAACTTTGATAATTGTTCTTTATTATTCACGTATGTAAGGTAATTAGGATTAATCATACTAAGCATAAGCAACAACTTACTATTTGATATAGTTAGTTCTTTATCTTCGCTATTTAATAGTAAGTTTATTAAGAGTAATTCCATCTCATCTATAAAGGGAAGTACGTTGTTGCCAATCTTTCTACCATCTTTCTTATCTAAAGGATTATTATGTATTTCTTTAATTACAAATTTATATCCTTGTTTTTCATAAGTAAAATATCTTTCCCAATCAATAAGCTGATACTTCTTTCCATCTCCTCCTTTTACCTTTTCATCAAGCACCTTACATAGTTCCTTATAATTCTTGAATACATCTCCAACCTTGATATTGTTTAATTTTATAGTTATCATCCTTTTTTTATTTTAGTTATAATCTTTACTATAGTAAGCGTCAGTTATTGATTTGTATCTTTCATATGGATTAGTTTTCTCGCATATACAATAAAATTTACTTTTATTATGTGAATATCTAAATCCAATATCCCTTAATATCTTATATTCTTCATCTTCACTATATCTGCCATCAGTACTATTCAACCATAACCAATCATTATTTCTACCAACTGTAAATCCATGCTTTTTACATAAGTGAAGAACGTTTTCTAATTTTAGTTTCATCTTATCATTTCCTTTTCAAAGTGAAGTAGGGAAGCGGTAAACATATACGATGTATCAGCTCTAATCATTTTCAAATAAGCATAATTCCTTTCTTATGTATTTTATATATTAATTATAATGTAACTAATTCATAACTGACAGTAAACCAAAAAGAAACCACTATGGAAGTGGTTTTAAAATTAAACTATTTACCAACATTGATAATCTGCACGTAAAACAATTTTCCCATCAGGCATTACTAACTTTTTACTAATAGAACAGCCACAATAACTAATCCAATACTTTACATCTTCCAATTGTTCTTTTTCACAAATAAATGTAGCTGATTTATGAGGAACGATGTCATTAAAGTAATTACACTTTTCGTTAGTCATTGCCGTCTTCATACCACCGTCAATTAATTTATCCCAAACTTGATTCATTGTTAAACTGTTGTTTTGTTCATTTCCTTCTGTTTCAAACACAATAGCTTTTATACTTGTCATTTCTATTCACTCCAATTAGTTTGCATTGTTTAATTCTACCAAAGACTAATTTACTTTACCAACAAATAAAGCAGGATCAATTTTAACTTCTGTATTATTAATAGGGTTAATACCTACAATTTTATTTCTGCTAATTCCTTTAAACTTGAATAGTAGTGCATATGATTTACGTTGTTCTAAGATGTAGAAAAATTCTCCTTCTTTTAAAGTTTTCCATTCTTCATTTTTAATTTCTTCAACTTTTTCAGTAGCTTTTTCTAGCAACTTTGAGAACATTCCAACTGGTACATTATATTGCTTGCCGTTCATAGATCCAATAAAATTCTTTTGCTTTAAACGAACGAATTGCATGATGTCACCATTTACTAACTCAATTTTATCACCTTCAGATAAAGTTTTTAATTCTTTAATTTTACCTTCTACGATCCAAGATAAGTCGATTGTTTGAGTTGTCATTTTAATTTGCTCCTTTTGGTTTGATGCCTTGTTGCATCTACAACCTTCTAAATGATTTATGTAATTCTTTAACTTAAATATAGTATATCATGCATTTTTGATTTATGCAATAACATTTATGTATTTATATATTTAAAATTTAAAGTAAAAAGAGAGAGCAGCTAATTTATATTTAAGCTGCTCAAAATAATATAACTTTCATTTTAATTTCCCTTTGATCCAATCACCGTAATTACAATTCTAACTATAAAAACAATCACTAGTATCCCGTATAATACAATTACTACCCAATCAAATACAGATAAGTTTACAAAATCAATCCACTGATACATCAAGAACGGCATGAATAAGATAAAAAATAAATTTAGATAACCGATTTTCTTTAGCATATTTTAAGTGAGTATGGTAATATTATTATCAATAGGGAAGGGGAATAAATCCCCTCCGACTTACTTTTGACGACTTTTCTTCTTGCGTTTTGCGGACGGCTTAGAAGAGGGTCGTTTTTTGCTTGTCCTCATGTCGTGTATGTCTTTTAAGGAAGAGGTGATTCCTTTTAAGATTGCTACGACTGAGCCTGCTATCATGATAATGTGCTCAATATCCATACTACACTGTGTCAACTCCTTTCCTTTAATATAATACTAGTATATACCATAATAGACAAAAACACAATACTATTTATGTATTTATTTATATTAAATAGCGGTTTTAACACACTTATTTTCTAAATACATTACATAATTTTTAGTATCAGTTAACTTGTCATTTGTTTTCATACTATGAACTTCTTTACCTGTAGCACGTTCAAATATTCGGTAGCAAGCCGCAATCTTCATAAAGAAGTAGTTAGGAGATTCATAAGAGCGTGTATTATATTTATAACCGAAATAATCCATTTCACGTTGTTTAGTTGCGAATGAAAGGGAAGTATCATCTAGATTATTAATTGTATGTTCAATTTCTTGTTTAGTTTTGTAAGCTTCATTTTTCTTAAATTTACTTTTATATTTATCTAGTACAGATTTTTGTTTTTCTAACATTTCAACCACTTTAACCATTTTATTACGCAATTGATCTTGCTTCTTGTTGTAACGAGATATGTTCAAGCCACCTCGACCAGTAACAGCCCATGAGGGATTTACAGAACGTTGATAAAGGTAACTGTTTAAACCCTTAGTATAACGTTCACAAAAGGCATTAAAACCATTGATAAGTGTATTCTTACTATAATTATTATCAGCTATTTCAATTACTTCTTTTGTTTTCTCCAGTATGTTAGATAAGGTGGAGTGTAGTTGTTTTGTTTCTCTTCCTACTTCTTTTCCATTATTGATTAATGAATTATCAATCAAACGCTTTTCAGTTTCTTCATTAATTTTAAATTGTGCAATATCCACGAATTCAACTAATTCTATTTCTAATGATTCAGTAGCTTCTAAAGTTTCAGCATTTCCACTAGATAGCATTTCAACTAAAGTTAATGTGTTTTCATTTTGTTTAGCATACCAACATTTGTTAAATCTAGACCACTTGAAACCATTTGATTTTAATTGCGTTCGAATTTCTTCACTAGGTATTTCATCGAAGTATAGCTCTACACCATTTTTCTCTTCATTTAGCTTCATTGTAATAGAATTATCTGCTTCTTCAAATGTATCAGTATGTGTAGCAACTTCTGGAGTTTCACTTTCATTTACAACACTTTCAACTAGTTCATTTTCCTCAATTTCATCTAATCCAACCATTGATAGGGAAGGGAAAGAGTTAGCATCTGAATTATCTAAAATTGGTTCAATAACTTTAATTACGTTTTCACTACATTCTAACTTGTTAGCTAGTGTAAGCATATAGTCATTACTTTGTCTAATTTTCCAACGTGAAAACATTGTATCAAACCAAATACTAGGGTTGTTGTAATAGTCAATAATATCAAAAGATGATAATTCAATAATCTCAAGATTTGTTCCAGCATTAATCATTTCATGAGAATAATCATCATAGTAACTGAATGTATTCTTTTTGATATAACCTTCTGCTCCACGTTTTGTTTTGCTGAAGTTTTCAATTCGATCACCATTAACTACGATGAAAAACTTATTACGGTAACTATTTTCAGTTGCTTTAATTGCATAATCTACATTTGAATTAATTACTTTTATAAAGTTTACTTGCTTCATTTGAATTACCACCTTTTAATATTATGTATTTATTTAATTTAAATCTTTGGATAAAAAGCATATATTATTTAAGAATTCCATACTTAAAATTTAATCACAATAAACAATGTATGAAGTTGTTACTGACTTATTTACTCTGATTAAATTTTAATAATTCCTATTCTTAATTCTTATTATACACTACTACATATAAAATACAATGGTTTTTATGTATTTATTTAATTAATTTTCGTAAGAACAGTTAGGAGCATTATAATAGATATAGCGTTGACAGATAAAGTAACTTTATAAAAGGATACCTTGTCATATGGATCATCTTCTGGACACCAGAAATAATTGTCAATTGCAGCTATACATTTATGCATCAAGATCTTTTCACCTCACTTATGAATAGGGTAGGGGACTTATTTATATTATTTATTATAATTTTTCATACTTAAATTTGCCATTGATAAAATCGTCAATTGGCCTAGTGTATTTTACTAAAGTATGAACTAATCCATTGTCGCTCATTGGTGAATAAGTAAGTGACCAATAATAAGTTTTTCCTTTAGTGATTATTGAAATACCGTTCATGATGAATTTGTGATATTTATCATCCTGAAAAATTATTCCTACAAATTTATTTGATAATTCATTTATAGTATCGCTCATTTCTTGGTCGTCTAATTCTTTTCTAAATGAATACGTCATGTTATAGTCCTTCCAGAATCATTAATTAAAAATGAAGTCATATCTTTCCCAAGCTAACATATATTCGTTTTCAGTTATAGTGACAGCTTTTTCATTCATGTGTTTCTTTTTCCGTATACCAGTTTTAGTTGTATAGTAGTTGAATCCATCCAAATTAAAATCAAATAAATTACCTTTCGCAAATCTATCTATTGCCACGTCATCAGTATGATGCATTTCATACGCACTCCAATCTTTTGATAATATTTACTTTTTATTTAAATTAGTTACCTGTTGAAATATGAAATATAATCATTAATGTTGCGTTCATTTACTCTGTCATACTCTTCTAATAAATCTTTTGGAACATACTGCTTTCCATTTTCCCAAGCAACTTTCTCACGCTCGAGAATAAATTCTATATACTCTTCTCTAGTGCTATCAAACATATAGTATTGAAATTGGCTTGGTAGTTCTTTGTTATTCTTAAATTCTAAATAGTGTCCAATTTCATGACATAGCATAACAGTTATTATTTCATCCTCACTTAAATAGTATAAATAACCATCTTTTATTTCTTCTAGCATTTCTAAATTTATTTTAATTGTATTGTTATTGTAGTTATAGCTCATCACTTTTCTTTCACTATGTGTTTCCACATTTATAAATAAATTATTTTTTAATAAAAACTCAAATGAAAATAAAACTGGATATTCCATTACATTACTTCCTCTCAACACTTAGATTTTATTAATATTATAATCCAAAACATTTCGTACAGTAATTATTTTCTCATAAAATACTGTTTTTATTTAGGCAGTTACAGCGTTAATTTTACGTTCTGCGGTAGTCACAATACCTTTAATGTTATTTATTGTTAAAGCCCAATTTCGAGCTAGTAGCTTGTTTTTCTTATCAGTAAGCTTGTCATGCAGCTTTACAAATGCGTGTGATAGTAGTTCTTTAACAGTACTTAATTGTTGCGTTGCTTGATCGTAATCTTCTTTAGCTGTAGTTACTGCATTGGAAGCTAGTTCTTTAAAATACTTGACCAATTGAGCAGTTGTCGAATTTTCGATTTCTAATTCTAAGTTTTGTTCCTGTCCAAATAAGATTGTATAGTACTCAGTTAACATTGTAAGAATCTCGCCTTTACGCATTTTACGTTTTTCTCACGGTTGTACCATGCTAAACCTTCTTTGTTTGTTTCTACTTGTAACTCCTTAGCTGTCATATTAGATAGAGCGCTGATTTTATTTTGTAGTTTCATTTTTAATTCCTCCTAAAGTTTGTCTATGTATTTATTTGTTTAACTTGAGTTTATCTTATCACTTAAAAATATCTTAGTCAACACTATTTATGTATTTATATAAATAAAATATAAGGCTATCTAATTCCACAATGATTATTTTCTTATGAAATTTAGTTTCTTCCTATTAAAAGCAATTTATTCGAATTAGTTAGCTGCTAAAAATGATTGGTCTTTTTAAACTTCTCAAGAGATCACATTGCAAGATCACCCTAAATCCTTTTGTAACTAATTTAGAGGGGAAGTATCAAAAGTAAAATTGAACTATTTAAAATACATGTGAATAAATAAGAAGGGAGTAGACAAGAATAATTAATACTTCCAAAATATACAAAAATAAATTTAAAAAACTATTGTATCTTACTAGTATCTTATGTATAATTTACTTATAGCTTACAAGTAAGATACATTTTAATCAAAGTTCCAATCATCTACTTAGAGTATGGTTAACGCTATTTTAACTCGATTATTCTTATGTTAACTAAAATATAAAATACATAATAATGTAATTATTTATTGAAAATTGGAATATTGATATTGAAATGAGCTAATCTTACAAAGAAACAAGTTAAGTTGTTGTGATATAATTTATATGAATAAATACTTAAAAAATAAAGGGGATATAAAAATGATGAATCAATTAAAATTAGTTGTTAATAATGCTGCGGATTGTAATAATGGAGTTAGTTACAATAAATATGAAGTGTACAATTCACTGTTACAAATGAGTGAAGAAGTTAGAGAAGAATGCATTAACAATATAAATAATGAATATAGGTTCGAATTAGTGGATAAATATGATTTTGCTCGTTATGAAATCTCAGTAAATAACTCAGATATAGAAGTTGATGTTCCTGCGTTATTTACGCCAAGCTATACAAAAGAAGAAGTTGATTACTATAAGGATCAAATGAAAGAGCTGCAAAAGGGATATATGAAGTTGTTAGCTAACTAAATATATAAATAATATTCTTTATTAAATTACAATAGCTGTTTGATCGATGTGAACCAATTCTTAGTTAGACATGCAAGATAGCAGTATTTGAAAAATCAAAACTGTAGAATTAAAAAATCAAAATCGTAGAATTTTACATTTAGAAAATTAGAATATGTAGAATTTTTAATGCGAATATAGAGATAGACAAAATCTTGATTTATTAATTGTATGATTTTGAAATTTCAATCGTATAGAATTTTTGATTTACTTTAACTACTTTAAAATTAAATATAAAAATACATAAATGTGTTTGACTTTAATTTTGAGTGTATGGTAATATCAGGTTAAGATTAAATGGAGGCAGCAACTAATTATAAGTACAAATTAATATTTGTAGTTGGAAGTTGTATACCATTTGAGCATCAAGTAAAATTAAAATAATAGATAAAGGGTGATTAAGATGGATGTGACAGCTTCAACTAACAAATATTATATCGAACGATCACTAGATTCTTTTCTTTATCTAGATAGGGTATCCTTGAAATTATTAAAAGATATGTTTTCTATTAAGATTAAGCATAGATTAGTATCTAAATTAACTGATTTAATTTGGAATGAAATAATAGAAATACGAAAGTTATATCCAGATATTGAAAATTTTGAATTTGATATCAAAAACTTTATAGCATATCAAGAATTTTTAAAAGAATGGCATGGCGAACAAACTATTGTAGAATCTGGAGATTATGGAATATAAAAAGAAAGAAGGAATATATGATGAAAACTTATGAAGAAAACATGGTTATTTGGGAAAATGTATTAGAAGATATTACACATCCAATGCACAAATACATACTAAATGAATTCCACAGTGATATAACGCAAGAAATCGTATTTATGATAGAAGAAGGACATGTAGAAAAAGATTTCAATTCGATTATGAATTACGTCTTAAAATACTTACTAACTCATTTACAAATACAAATAAAGAATACAACACAATATGAACTATTAGAGAAAATCGTAGGTGATACAATTGGAAATGAAGTTGAAAACTCTTTCTTAAAGATTGACAGTATTGATATTTACTATATCATTGATGATTTTAAAAGTGAGGAAGAAGTCTTAGCAGAAATGAAAGAAGAAGATGCAACGATAGGAGAACTAGGTGTCACCATGTCAATAAATCTTAAACTGAACGATAAACAAAAGGCAATAATGGACTTATTCAATGTTAATCATTCTTTTGGAAGACTAGTCGAAGATTACCTTGGTTATAACGTTGGAACTTATATTAATGGTGTTTACTGGGATAATTTTGAGGAATAAATGAACATTAAGTAATATCAGCATTTTATAAAACTTAGGAGGAATATAATTATGAAAGCAAATGTTCAAATAAAAGAAGCACTACAGGTGATTTCCACTACATTAAATGAAGCTCAATTTTTACTCGCGTTTGATATAGTTCAAAAGCCAAACAGAGTAGAATTAAATGTAGTTACAGAAGAAAAAGAAGTTGAATTTACTTGTGTTGATCCATCGAAAATGGAAAATTTCCTAGTGAAGCTAAAAGACGTAGCTCCATACCATCATGATGACATCGATGAGCTTCTTACAGAACTAGTATCTTAGTTAGTGCTTAGTTACTACATATTGCATGATAATTAGATATTAGAAGTCTTTTATTATAATGAATGGAGTAATGTACATATGGATATTCATCAAGCGATAACTATGCGTATGATTCAGCTAGCTGAAGAACGTGATAAGACAGTTACAGAAATTGCGAGGAAAGGAGGTATAAAACAATCTACTATCTCGGAAGTTATGAATGGGCGCTCTAAGCATCCAAAAGTAAGTACAGTTAAGGCTTATTGTAATGGATGTGGAATAACATTAAGCGAGTTCTTCGATACTCCTTCATTTGAATAAATTAAACTGATGACTAATTATAAAAAGGTGACTCATGTTTCAAAAAAAGATTAAAAACAGCTCGTAAGAATAAAATGTATACACAAGAAGAATTAGCTGATCTAGTAATGACAACTAAAGTAACTATTAGTAATTATGAAAATGGACACAGTACTCCTTCAATTGAAATGCTTTTACTAATATCAACTAAACTTAATGTCAGTGTAGATTTTTTTATTAGGTCTTCTAATATCGAATTATTTTCAAAAGATGAGTTAAGAATCATCAAGGATAATTTGAAAGAAAGTAAAATAAAATTGGACTCAATTATTTTAAAAATTGAAAAGTTGTTGAAGTAAATTCAATAAAAAAATTTAAGATATAGGGGATATGTAATGAAAAATTCAGAGAGCAAACTATATAATGATTATCCAAGAGTAGCACCGAATGCAGAAATCTTAGGGTTTACTCATCAAGATATTAAAAATTTACTAAGGAAAATTGAAAAGGATATAAAAGCATCCAGTTATTTTAATTCTACACAATCAAGACAACTTGCATTAAAATCCATATTTATGAGATTAGACTTAAAGAAGGATGACTTTTTTGAACATATTGAGTATAGACAGATTCATCCTGTATCAGACGATGTATTACAACAAGATTGTGGAAAATACAATTTATATGCATATAAAGCAATACTAAATTAGGATAGAATTTTTATATAAAAGGAAGTTATTATTAAAAAAAAGAAAGATGGTAGTTTAGTGGATATCAAAATAATAATAGAAGATTTAAGAGCAGTTCACTATAAAATATATGAGCTTGCGTTAGAAAATAAAAAATTATCAGACTTAGACCAATCTTTAGTGTTTCTGTCAAGTAATGCTTTTTATGAATTAGACTCATTGTTTCTGTTAGTTAATAATAAGAAATATCATGGTACTGATAGCTTATGCAGAAATATATTAGAAAAATTAATTTATCTAAAGTTTATTTTGGAAAAAGATTCTTTAAATAGAGCTAGAGATTTCATGTTGTCAAACTTTAAATTAAAAGTAGACATATATGAAAAGACAAGTAATCTATATCCAGATGTCATACCAATTTACTCACCTGATGAAATCAAAGAAATAAAGTTAAAATACAAGAATAAGAAATTTACTTCTAAAGATAAATATAAATGGTACGGAGTAGATGGAGTAAATTCTATATCTAAATTATTTAAAAAGTATAATGAAGACATATATGGTTATTACTATATGAAATACAGCGGAGAGGTTCATAGTAATGACTTAATATCAAAATTTATTAATATGACAGAGATCATAAGAAAGAATGAGGAATACGATAATTCTGAAGCTGTTTATATATCATTGGAGGCATTTAGCGATATTTTACATCTAATAATAAATCATTATAACTTAGATCATGAATTCACATCGTTTAGTATTCCTAAAGAATATACAATTAAGCTTTAAATGAAATAGAACTATTATTAAATAGAGGTGATCAGGATGAATAGTATGGATGGAAAGGTTAGATGTTCTTCCAGTACATGTAATAGGGTGCTTACAGATAAAACTCAAATTGAGCACAGTCAAGAATTAGGGTTATATTTTTGTAATCAAGATTGTGCTATAGAACATTATATGGATTATATGCGTAGTGTTCCTTTAGATAATCTTATTGATGATAAAGAAGATGTGCATTTTGTAAATGGTATTTTGATGGATAAAGAATGAGTTACTACATAAAACACATCTATTATCGAAAGAGGGGATTAATTTGTTTCATAAACAATTAAAAAAGCTAAGAGAACAAGAAGATATTAGTCGAGAGCATTTAGCTAATTCATTGAGCATTACTTATTCGGCATTATCCAAATATGAAACAGGAAAAAGAGAACCTGATTTTAAATTACTAAAAGAGATGGCGAGTTTTTTCAATGTATCAGTTGATTATTTACTTGGTAACACAACTGAACCTACTCATCTTTCCCAAGTAGAAAAAGGTGCTAATTCTTTTCAAGTATCTAATAACAATCCTGAATTAGAAGAATTTTATAAAGAATTGATTGTTTCAAATGAAGAGTCAGTTAAACGTTTAAGAGATATTTGGGAGATCATAAAACATCTAAAGGAGTAACTATTTCTTAATTTTATTAAAATATATCAAAGGGAATAATTTTGTTAGTGAGGGATTTGGTTAATAATATACATAAAGGTTGAATTATAATGAGAGAAACTAAGGTATGGTTACAAGTGCCAACAGAAATTGTAAGAAATATAGGATTCAATATTGATGAGAAGTCTTTTGCAGTATACGTATATTTACTATACAAGAAATTCAGAATGCACGATAAAAATAATACCGTATTGGAAGTTGATCATGTTTCAATTAAAAATGCACTGGGCATTAACGATAATAGGACATTGAAGAATTGTTTTAAAAATTTATATGAGCAAAAAATGATTAAAAACGAAATAAGTGATTTTCCTATTAGAAAGAAATTAAAGTTAGAATTGTTACATCCATATCGTGATGATTGGTTCACGCAAATCCCCTTAAATTTAAACCTTCATATTGAAACGATTGGTTTATTAGGATATAGACTGGTGTTTTATTATGAGTCATATATAAATAGAAACGATATCATGAAGGATTACTGTTTTCCTGCATATGAAACGATCATAAACGATTTAAATATAAGCGATAAAACGTTAACCAGATACAATAACAAACTAAAAAAGGAAAAGTTAATAAGTATAACTAAACATCAAGTACATTTTGATAATCCATTTGATGAGAATAAATTCGATAAATTTAATAACCACTATAGAGTTAATTTATCTAATATTTAATCTAAGGGTAAAGGGAGAGAAAAAGGTGGACTACGATTCTCACTTTTCGATAGAAAATGAAATCGTATATACTGGTTCTTATTGTATCTTATGTATATTATGTATATTGTTCTTTATACACCGTAATTTATGCAAGGTTAGCTTGCATTTTTGTCCTTTGAAGTTTGCATTTGAGTCTCTAAAGGTTGCATTTCTGTCCGTAAACCTTGCATGAATTACGATTAAGTAAAAGTATGGCTTTTTGGGTATCAATTCAACCAAACAAAACATCAAAGTTAGATGTTTCTTATAACAATGATTAAATAATTTACAGAGCGTTTTAAGATTAAGATGTATAAAGTGTCAGGAAATAGTTTAACGCTACTTAAATCAATTGGAATCTATTTTAAAAATTACATAAAAGATAGATATTATCGAAAGGGAGGAGTAATTATATTGGAAGCACCAAAACAATGTCCTTACTGTAATCAAGTAGTCGTATTTACTTCAAATAAAGAAATTTATGGGAAAGAATATGGTAATGGTAAATGCTATTTATGTAGGAACTGCCAAGCAAGTGTAGGCTGTCATGATAATGGTAAGCCATTAGGGGTATTAGCAACTAAAGAAATGAAAGTACTAAAAACTGCTTGTCACGATCTATTTGATATTGTGTGGAAGAAGAAATTATTAGGACGTAGCGAGGCTTATCGAAGAATGTCCATCTTATTAGGAATCGAACAGAATCAATGTCATTTTGGTTATTTTGATACACCAATGTTAATGAAGGCTATACATATCATGTTGAATCCACAATGGTTTAGAGAGGTAAAGTAGATTTACATAAAAACTGAATATTATAAAAATACATATAACTAAAAAGAAAAAAGGGGCAAGTTATACATATGATGAAGAAGATCACATTTACAATGTCTGTTATTTATAACGAAGAAGACATTAACGCCAATAACGCATTGGATGCTGTTGAACATGAACTATTTAATATTGAAGGTGTTAAACAATGGGATGTAGATGATCAGAATGTAGTGATTGAAGATATAGAGGTTGAGTATGACGATGAAGAAGAGTATGACTTTCACCAAGAAGAATATGTTATACACAATGAAGATTAATTAATATGTTCATTTTATGAAAGGAGAGAAGATAATAATGAACAATCTTAATTATTATGAAGATTTTGCAACCAAGATAGCTAATATGATTACTTTTTCTACACTCCAACAAAAGAAAGAAGTTAGGGATTTAATTATGTTCAGGTTGGTGAATGCTCACTTACACAAAGATAGCCATAATGATGTAGAAATGAGAAATTACTTAAATTATTACCAAATGAAAAATAAATATGACTAAATTTTAGAATAATAGAGGAGTTTTATTAAAAGGAGGAAAATTCGAATGATGACAGAACAAATGCTTAAACAGTTACTAGAAGATGCAGATAAACCTAAATTAATCATTAAAGAAACTACAAGAGGTCATATTGCTTACTTTAGATTATCACCTGAACTAGTAGGATTAGGTAAGACTGAAGTTGAAGCATTAGATAACCTTAAAGAATTGATAAATGAGTTCAGAAAGACAATTGATACAAGTGAAATTGAAGAGTTAAACAAAAGACACCATAAACTATGGAACTATTAAAAGGAGGAATTACATAATGAAATATTTTTCTGGGATTTCTGAAGAAACTTTAAGAAATAATAGCATTTGTGTAAAAGAAGGAGACTATATTAGAAATATAATTGATGATGATGATATTAAAACACAGCTACTTGTTTATGTGAGCAACATAAATGAAGTAACAATACAACCTAATACACCAGTCAGATATACCACAGTCAATTTAAGCTTCAGATAAAATGATTCTATTATTAAAAGATGAAAATACATAAAACGGAGGAATAATAATGGTTAATGATATTATTACAAATGCAATTCAAATGGAAGTAAATGCTCAAATAGAGAGTTATATCAATAAATATGAAAATTTGAAAAAGAACTATGAAAATTTAAATGAAGATCATATAAAATTAAAAGCTGAAAATAATGAATTACTTTCTAATTTGAAGCAACTAGAAACAATAAAATCATTCTCAAATAGCATAACTATTGACACAATCGAGAGCGCAGTTATTTGTAACTTAAATTATAAGCCTAGAGATATTTCATTTAGTGATATGGACAGCGAACAAATTCCAATGTGGTTTAAAATTCTCAGTTGTTACTTTGACAATAAAGATGAAATTATAAATCTATTCAACATTTTTAATATAGACTATCCAGTTTGGGCAAAAGACATAGTTCTACCTAGCCACTACAATAAAGAACAACTAAAATTATGTCTAAAAAACACACAACAATTATACGTATGTAACGGTCAAATTTATGATGGTAATATGGGTTTCTACTTTACTAGGCATCGTAATTATAAGTTTGATTTAGAAAAAGTATTTAAGAGTGAGTCTTATGTGCAAATTCCTTTTCAATTGCTTCTTAAAAATAAGTTATTGATAGAAGATGATGAACTATTTAATTTATTATTAGAAAAATTACATAAGGAAGCATCACATGTTTCATATTTTATGAGAATAGTTGAGTATCAAGATATTTCTACTAATAAAGTATTGAAACTATTAGCTCCTACTAAAAATGGATCTATCAACTATAAATCAATTGTCAAAAAGTATCCTGAACTCCTCAAGGAAGAGCATATTGCTAAAAGTTTAAAGCAAGGTATTTCAGAAAATAGATATTCTGAGTTGTATTTATTGAATTTTAATAAAGAGATTCAAAAAGAATATCTATTAAATCGTAAAAATAAAGACTTGGACTTTGTAAAATTGATTGATGGGTCTACAGAATTTAATACAGAAGAAAAAGCAGAGTTAATTAAGTCATGTTACATGAATATGATTCAATAATAGTCACGTTTTATGGAAATAAAGAACAGAAACGAGAAATATTTTTAATTTGATGAATTTGTGATAATATTATTTTATTGGAGGTGTTTATATGCATAAAGACAAAGACTCATATTGTTTCGATTGTTTAGAAGACGTAAGTACTAGCGATATGCACGATGCTATACAATGTGAAGAATGCCACGATGATCAAATTGAAGCAGAAAATAATTCATGGGACACTGATGAAGATTAGATTTTTGATTTCTATTTAAGGCGTAAGAATTTACTCTTACGTCTTTTATTTAAATAAATACATAATTATAGTTGTATTTATAATGTCGTTGTGGTAATATTTAGGTAGATAAAATAAGGAGTGATACGAAATGAAAGAACAAGAAAGAATTAAATACATAAAAGCATTATCTGATAATGATTTAATGCGTGATATCAATGATGACGATATTAAGTTTCTAATTGATATTGCAGTAAGATTGGAGCAAGTTGCAAATGAGTTCAATCCTACTTATTCAGAAGGGCAGGAACAACATTTAGCCGAAGCTTATAAAGAAGTAATTAAATGAAACCAATATATTATTAAACTTTGAGGAGTGATTAAAGATGAGAGAGTGGAAGTCTAAAATAAACGGCAAACATTTAAGGGCATTAATTAGTGAGGGAGAATCATTCAAAATTCTACAAGAATTAGAAAGCACAATTAAACGTATTTCAAATAAACCAGATTTATTTAAGTTAGACGATTATGATCATGAAGAATTTAAAGATTTACTTTACACGATTGAATCTGATACACACGCAGGAGAAGAAGCTCTTGTAGAGTATGTAAAAGGTGAGAGTTGGTTAAGTGGGATTACCGAATTAGTTGATGATAGATTGTCTCAATTCTACGACTTATGTGATAAGCATAATATTTGGATCACAGTTTAAGTAATATCATGCTTTTATAAAACAAAATACATAATAAGGGTGTGTCGTATGAGCGAGGAGAAAGAAAAACGCCTAGAAACAATTAACAATTTAATAAAATACATATCTGAACGAGGTCGTAGATTTTTCTATAAAGAGAGAAATAGGGTAACTGGAGAACCACAAACGGCTTACATGAAGTGCAAAAACAACAGAGTATATTTTGTAGATGCTTACACAAGTAAAGAAGTTTATGCATACAGTGGATTTTCTCATGAAGGATTCTCTCATGGCGGTACACTTTGGGCTTTAGTTTGTGATTTCAGCATATTCATTAGAACAGGCAAGAGCGCTAATGGTGTAAATGGTTATGGAGGATTATACAGTGGTGATTGGGGACATGGAGAGGATGTGCAAAACGAGATAATTAATTATGCTAAAAAGATTGGATACTTAAAGTAATTAAATAATACTAAACTTTTACAGAAAGAGGGATTAAATGATATTCGAAACACCGCCAAAAGATTTTAAACCTTTTGCATTTGTCTTAAAAGAGTTCCCAAATTATCCTCATAATAAAATTTTTTATGTAAAGCTAAAACGTAAATCAATAATAAACAAAGTGGAAGTATTCTGGTTTGATGAAAAAATAAATAAACAATACTCAGAATACAATTTAAGTGACGTTGAGGAAAATTTAAAAAGTGGTATATGGAGAAAAATCGAGATGAATATTCACATTTAGGCAAGTTTAGGTATTGAGTAAACAGAAATCAGAAAAACTGTTGAGTATGATATTCAGAGTAGATGAATAGATTTTTGGTATATAAATAAAAAAAAGAGAGTTATTATTGAAAGGAGGAATGAGTTTGAAGAAGGAAATTACAGTAATGGTGGAACAGGAATTTAAAGTGTCACTAAATATGAGTAAATATAATAGCGAGAATCTACAACAGTTAAGTGGTTATTGGGGATATGATTCAGACTTCACCAATGAAGAAATTATTGAAGAAGCAGTAAAAGACATTGTTCATAATTATCTAAATAGAGGCTATCATGATCAAAAATTAGAAGGATTTCCGATTGATGGACAAGAATGGAGAAAACAAATACACACGTTTATATTGAAGAATAAAATAGATTTATTGTTAAAAATACATAATGGGGTGAGTGATAATGGAATCTGGAGTGGTTTATAAAATTAAAAATTCAAAAGGAGATTATTATAAAGGTATGAGTGGAGGGTATCCTCAGTTCTCATCTAAAGGTAAAGCTTGGAACAACTTAGGAGCATTGAAATCATCTATTGCACAATCTGAAAAGAGAAATTGGAACGAAGGTAGATTTGATGATTGCGAAGTAATTACTTTAGAAATAAAAGAAGTAAATAGAGTGAGTTTTGATGAGTTCTTTTAATAATATTGGATTTTTATTAAAAATAAGGAGATGTTAAAATGGAAAAATTATCAAGATATCAAGAAATAGAGATTGTTAAAGCTATTTTAGAAAAGTACCAAATTGTAAAAGTATCAGATGTACAAAGAAGAATTAAAAAAGGCTATATTTACACAGCAAAATTAATTGAAGATGTTAAAAATAATGATAAATAACATATATTAAAAGTTACATAAATTGGGAGTTGAGATATTCTTAATAGGAGGCTTAATATGAATTGGATTAACACTGTGAATAGGATTGAACAAATTAAAGAAATGATTAATCAAAATAACGAATACTATCAAAGTATAGTTGGGAACAAGTATATTATCGATGATTCTGGAAGGATGGTTAAAGTAGTAAGATTCGATCAAGAATCTTTGATGTTTTATTTGTCATTAGTAGATGATTATAAAACATGGTGGGATGGTGCTGAGGATTTTCTTAATAATGTAATAGCTAAACAATATTTGTATAAGATAAGTGTTTAATAATAGAAGGGAGTTAATTTATTTTGAAAACAGCTTGCTTCACTGGACATAGACCAAACAAATTAAATGGTTACAATCCAAAAGACAATTCTGAATTACTATTTAAACTGAGAGACGTAATTATTGATCATATTGAGAATAAAGAAGTACATACATTCATTAGTGGAATGGCTTTAGGAATTGATATGTGGTCAGCTAGGATTGTACTCAAACTAAAAGAAAAATATCCTAACATTAAATTGGTTTGCGCTGTACCATGTGATAAACATTATTCTAAATGGTTTCAACCGAATATAGATGAATGGTACGCTATTATTGCGAAAGCAGATGAAGTTGTATATGTATCGAAAGAACCTTATACAAGTTGGTGTATGCAGAAGCGTAATGAGTATATGGTAGATAATTCAAATTACATAATAGCCATATGGGACGGAACCAAAGGTGGTACAGGAAACTGTGTAAAATATGCACAAAGTAAAAGTAAACCTATCATAACGCTTCATCCAAAAACATTAGAAATTACATAAAGAATTAAATAAAAACAAAGTATTATAAAAAATTAGAAGGTGTGAAAATGGCTTATTATGATGAATTGAATAATAGGTTAGAAAAGATAAGAATGAAAAACGAGGAACTTTCTAAAAGAATTGAATTACTTTCGTTGGATGCGTCAAGTGCTGCGAAAAATAGGATAGAAAAATTAATTAGTGAGAAAATAGAGAACAAGGTTTTAGAGCTGTATGGAAGTAAAGAAAATACAGAATTTGAACTATACACGACTTATATAAATAAAATTGAAAAAAATATAAAAGATGAAGAATTGTCAACAGACATAAGATATTCATTCATCGATAGATTGAAACAAAGGATAATATTATACATATTGAGATACGTGGATGATGACTATTTATATGATAAATTATGGAACAAATTAATTAAATAAAGGAGTTTTGACATAGTGGGATTAGATACAGGAGAAGCATTATTAGTAGATAGTGAAACAAATGAGGTGTTATTAATGGGAAAGCCACTTCTAACTAGCAGTATTGAGCAAGTACCAAAGAAAAAGTATAAGATTGAATTTAAGACTGAAGATGGAGAAACTATTACTAGATATTCTGATTTTATTAATATTGATGAAGATAACAAAACAATCTATCTGGAAGGTATGAAAATCGAAATGGATGAAATGATAATCAATTTTGATAAAACGAGCCTATTATGAAAGGAGCTGAAGGGATGATAAATCATTTTATTGGTTCGAAAAAGCAAATGAAAGTAAAAGGTATTGTTGATAATAGTATGAGAATTATTATGTTACCAATTACATTCCCTTTATTTATTCTAAGGTGGCTAGCATATAACATAGAGGAAATAATGTTTGGATTAGACAAATACATATATGATCCTTTTATCTCTAAAGTATCAACATGGGTAGCGAAGAGATTTTAATTACATAGAATGATTATCCCAAAAAGGGTTAGTAGTAGGAGAAGTGACAAACCAGTAACCCTGCTCTCATTACGAGAAACACCCAAGCATGTGAATGTTGTACACTGTTAGGTCACTCAATTATATAAAATGAGAATATTAATAAAAATACATAATCAATAAATTACATATAATAAGGAGATGGAATCATGTTTAGATCATTTAATTCAGTAACAATTAACGGTAAGACAGTAAATGTAAAAGGCAATAATATTTCAGTAATAAATAATAAAATATATGTTGATGGGGATGTAATTGAGACAGGTGAATTATCAGGAGATGTGCATATTATTGTAGATGGAAATATCAATAAATTAGAAACAGGCTCTTCAGCTACAATTAAAGGTGATGTATTAGGTGATGTTAAAAGTGGTACATCTATCACATGTCAGAATATTAAAGGTTCAGTTAAAGCAGGAACTTCAGTTAGCTGCGGAAATATTGATGGAGATGTAAAAGCAGGTACAAGTATTTCGATGAAGCGTTAAATAATAGTTATCTTTTATTGAATATATTTGATCTTTTTTATTGCATAAATAAGAACTAATGTTCTATAATAAATAAAACGAATGTTCTTATTTTATGTAAGGAGTGAGATTATGTTTAATGACCGTGGAAGTATGAAATGGACAGCAATGATGCTACCTGAGCATTTAGTTGAAATTAGAAAATGGAAACAGGAACAATTTCATGATAAAAAACGTGAATTGACTGAATGGGAAATGGAAGAGATTGAACAAATAGTACAGAGAGCTTATAAACTACATGAAGAAGTCAAAATAACTTTGTGGAGTGACAATAAATTACATGATGTTGTAGGAATGATTACTGCTATTAATGCTTTTCATAAGGAATTACTCTTGGATATAGATATTTCAATCAAACGTATTACATTTGATCAGATACAAAAAGCATCGATGGTAAATATAGATGATTAATCCAGAGCAACGACAGCTTGTACATAAATATTTATTGTTAGACTTAGCTGTTAAATCGTTGCAAGTTGATTATCTAAAGACAGAACAATTTAAGTTGAAGAATGTATTTCTCCCATTAATGGATTTATTCTTAAAGGATTTACGCAATGAATGTTTTAATCTGAAACGACAGCTTGCACAGCAAAAAATACGAATAGTTGGATGGACTAAGATAGATGAAAACTTTAGTGATGTGCAGATTGCTACAGCAGGAAACGATGTAGAGTTAAGGTATGCTAATCAAGCACTAAAATCAAAAGTGGAAAACCTGCTGAATGATCATATGAAAGAGAAAATGAAATTGTAATTACCACCAATCCCTTGATTTACATGTATTTTTGTCTTGTTTACCATGAGATAATGGTTTATAGGGAGGGATACAGATGTTGTTTACTCCAATAAAACCTATGTTACTCTCTATGGGTAACAATGATGAAATAATAGATGATCCAGAATGGATTTACGATATAAAATGGGATGGTTGGCGCATCCTCTTGCATAAAGAAGGGAATAGAGTAGAGGCATATACACGTCATGGAAATAATGTTACTTCTAAATTCCCTGAGCTGCAGTCAATTGGTCAGTCGATTAAGGAAAATACAGCAATTATTGATTGTGAAGGCGTTGTTTTGAGAAATGGTGTATCAGTATTTGATGACTTTAATTATAGAGGTAGGCTTTCAAATAAAGTTAAGATTGATCATGCTACTTTAACGCATCCTGCAACATTCATTGCTTTTGATGTTTTAGCTACTGATAAAAATATTATGAATAAACCATTGATAGAACGTAAAGACATATTAAATTCGATAGTTGAGCCGTCAAATAATTTATTAATTACACCTTCAGTTGTAGGGAATGGGAGTAATGTCTTCGAGATAATAAAAGAAAAAGGCATGGAAGGTATTGTAGGCAAACAAAGAAACTCCTTATATAGAACGAACCATCGTTCACATGATTGGCTTAAGTTCAAACATTTTAAGTTTATAGATGTTGTTATATTAGGATATAAAGAAAATCCTTTCACCATGATTGTTGGTACTCAAACATCCAATGGTAAATATAGACCTGTTGCAAGTGTAGAATTTGGATTTAAACCTGAAGAAAAAACAGCATTCAGAGAAATTGCAAAACAAATAACAACTAAAGTAGAACGCGGTACTGTTTGGGTAGAACCAAGTTTACATTGTAAAGTTCAATACCTAGAAAAAACTAATACTGGATCATTAAGAATTGTGTCATTTAAAGGGTTTAATTTTGATAAAGTTCCAGAAAAAAGTACTCTATAATCTACTGTATATAAAAAGTCACTCATTTAAAATAGTGACTTTCTTTTATTATTTGTCGCAAGCTAATCCATCACCATCTCTATCAAGTCTAGATGAGTAACCAGGTTCTCCTCTTCTAATGTTTGAATAACCTGCTGCTCTAGCTTCTTTACAATTTCTGAAATTTAAGCTTTGCTGAGGTGCAGTTGTTGTAGTTGTCTGTTGAGAAGCTTCTTGTTTTTGTGCTTCTTCAAGCTTTTTTTGCTCTTCTTGTTGCTTTATTTCTTCTTGCTTTTTACGTTCATTTTCTTGTTCTTCTAATTTCTTTTGTTCTTCCAAACTTTTTTGCTCTTCAATTTCCTTCTCATAATCTTTAATTTTCTGATCAATACCTTTTTCTCTTACTTTTAAATCATTTTCTAATTTAATCAATTTGTTTTCTTTTTCTTCTAATTGTTGCTCTTTCTTAAGTAGCTCCTCTTCCTTTACCGTATTTGATCCACCAATACAGGAAGCAAGTAAGAAAATGATTAAGAAAAATATTGATATTAATACTCGTACTTGTTTATTAAAATGCCCGTAACGCCACATTAAAAATAAACCTATTGGAAAGAAGATAATTAAAAAGAATATAGTCCAAAACTTACTGTGCATTACCTAAATCCTCCTAGTAAATAGTTACATTGTAAGTATATCAAATAAAAAATAATAATCTATTAAAATTTTCCTGAAGAGGTTTATTATAGTATTAGATAATATTTCCCTTTTATAAAATTCTCTGATACACTATTTGTAATCACATGTTTACAGGAGGTATTCATTTGAATACATTAGGCAATTTATTAAAAGAGCTTAGAGGTAAAGAATCATTACGTGATGCTAGTAAGCGTATTGGAATTAGTCATACATATTTAGACACGCTTGAAAAAGGTGTTGATAAACGCTCTGGAAGTATCGTAAAACCGTCTCCAGAAACATTAAAAATGATTGCTGAAGCCTATAATTATGGTTATGAAGAACTCATGGTTAAAGCAGGCTATATAGAAACAGAAGAAATAAAGTCAGAACATATAAAGAAACGTAAGTTTAGTAATGAAAAATTACAAACTTGGTATGATGAACTTTTAAATTTAAATGAAAGAGACTTAGACAAACTAAGACGAATATGGGAAATCACAAATGAAAAGTGAAAGAGGTTTAATGATCTCATTCACTTTTTTGTGAACTAATTAAATAAATACATAATTAATACTTGATTTTATTTATTTATTTAATTATACTTAGGATAAGAAATCAAACATTACTAAATTCTAGGAGGGTATGTGTATGGAAATGATTACTGTATATCACGGTACATCTTCTCATTATTGGGAAAAAATTGAGCAAGAAGGGTTAGTTGCACAACGGCATAGAAAACATGTATATGTTACTACAGACTATGAAAAGGCAAAAGAATATGCTTTTATTTGGACAGGTGGATTACTATATGAAGAGAAAAAATCATTAGATGCGGGTGAAATTGAATTTCCTATGATTGAAACTGAGGGTGTAATTTTTACTTTAAATGTTCCAAAAAATTTATTAAAAGTGGATGATTACAATTTAAAAGGAGAACCAAATCAATATAAGGTATTAAATAGCCTTTCTCCTGATTATATAGTTGATGCTGAGGAAATAATTTTTGATGTTTTTTCAGATGAAGACTTTAATGAAGAGAAATACAATAGTGAAATCTTAAGAGCCAGAGCATTTTTAGTTGGTGTTTCTCAATGGGGAGAAGATTAAATAATATTCGTATTTACTGAAAAGGAATGGTGGAGTATGAAAGACGAGGCATTGAAAAAGTCTGATTTAGAAGATTTTAAAAAAGAAATAATGGAAGCATTAAGTCAATTACCTACAGAGGAAGACTTTAAGGAGATTTACGAAAATCATATTAAAGAAGTAGTTATTTAAATAATAATTCGATTTTATGAAAGGAGGCATAACAGATGGTTACATACTTTCATTCCTTTAGAGATTTAAATGGTAATCTTGTAAATCGTTCTAAGTTCGATTACCCATACAGCTACGATGAATTTGTATTTTGGATAGGCGATTATAAAAAAGGAGAATCTGAAACAGTTTATTCTGATCGACTATATTCATGGGATAGTGAAAAGTATAACAAATGCTGTTTGAAAGTTTGGAATAACAAAGGTCAATATTTTGATAATCGTAAACCAGAAGATATTGAGAAGTTCTTATCGTTGTACATGGATATGAAAATCAAATTAACAGCAATTGTAGAAGGTTGTAATGTCTCAAATGGATATCCTTATTGGGTGTTCTATTATAAAGAAATTGAATAAAAAGTTGATTTTATCAAAATAGGAGGTCATATAAATGAATGAGAAAGCATACTCAGGAGATGTAATTGAAATCATAAAAGAAGTTGTAGGCAGAGCGCAAATAGGTGATATTCACACCGTAGATATGCGTCAGTCTGATATGGGTGCTTGCGATGACAATGTGTTGATGACAGAAACAGAGTTAGTTTTATATGATGACGAATACAAAATAATCGAAAAGAATAATAAGATTCATGACAAATTAGAACTAGAAAACTATTTAGACAAAACTAATAATCAATTACTACATGATTTTAAATGGGGTTCTCAAGGGGAGTCCGATTTTATGAAATTCATGAGGTTAGTGAGAAAATTATATTAAATAATATAATATAACGATTTGATTGAAGGGTAGGTGGTTGACAAAGTATGAAAAAGTTCCCTGTGATTAGCGGTAAAGGAAATAAGTATTTAGTTAAAATAGAGAAATTGATAGATGGTATAGACAATAGTTACTCAATTATAGATGTCTATATTTATAAGGTTGAAAGAAGATTATTCTCAAATAAAACAATAACTCTGTATTCAAAAACATTTAAATCTAATAGTCCAGAATTCTATGATTACATATTAGCTTCTAAAAATACTGTTTTAGCATATGAAGAGTCATACGCATATATGTTAAATAAAAATGATACTGACAGCAAAAAGAAATTCGAAGAATGGAATGGTATTTGTTAAATAATAGCGATATTAAAGGAGAAAATAGGCATGGAACATAGATTAGAATATAAAATCTCAGATAACTTAAACATGAATGAAGTATTTAAATTTATACAAGAATTCAGATGTGACTTTATAAATTTTGCAGGAGAAATCATTATTGATAATTTAACAAATACATATACAAGCATTATTAACTGTGAAAGCATGGATGATGTAAAAGCTAAAGTTTTAATGTCGATGTGTAGACCAATCGGTAAAGGATTAGAGTTAAACCATGCGAATAGGTTACTTGACCGATTCAATAAGTATTTCAAGACGAGCTTAACACGAAAAGACATGCTTAAAATTTATCGAGATTTATGTTATTCAAGTAAATTAGAAGAAAATAAAGAGTTTATTAAACGTGGATTTCCAGTACATGAATTAAAGGATGATGAATGATTATGAGATTAATATCATTTTTAAAACGTATAGAAAAAGACTATTATGTATTTGTATGGAGAGGTAACAATATGTTGCACGAAGGATGGAATGGAGAATTAAAAAATAGAGTTGAAGATATTTCTGAAATTAAGACAATTAAATTTTTAGATGGTAAAGATATTGAAATCATTGTTAAATAAAAGAACGCTTTTATGAAATAAGGAAAGAGGGAATTTAATAATGAGTACATGGAAAAATTACGAAAATGTTGAGATACACAATATCTATAAAAGTATTAATAAGTTTAGTGATCAATATTTAATCAAGTTGAGAGTTCCAAATAAAGATAGTATTTTTGCTGACTACCATGAAATTGAAATAAGTGGTTCGAAGTTTGAAGAAAAAATTAAAAATGTATTTGAAGATAAGACGAATATTGAGTACTTTTCATTTGGAATGCAAGATATTGATTTATATAAAACGAATAATGGTAAATATGGAATAACTCATAGTCCACATGAAGGATTGAACTTACAATTTATATTAGATGATAAAGCTAAAGATATGATTTTAACACTGATATAATCATAAATTACTATTATGGAGGAACACCGATGTATTACATTGCCTTGAAAGAAGACTGGTCTGATAGGGACTTGTTCAATTCTAGAAAACATTATCTTTTTGACAACAAACAGGATGCAGTAGACTGGTTAATTAAGAAGAAATTTTATTATGACGATCGTAGAAAAGAATATATTCTTGAACATGGGTATACTGTAGCGTTTGCTAGGATTATTGAGTTAGTGAAATTTAAATAATAATTTCATTTTATGAAACAAAATACATAAAATGTAAAGGAGGATTTTAATGAACTACGAAGAAATTGTTAAGATAGGAAATGGTTTAGGATTACATGAAGGTCATTTTTGGGCAAGTTTTACTTGGTGGCAGTATATATTATATATCGGATTGTTTATTGTTTTGAGTATAATTTGTCTATGGATAGAAGAAAAACTTGATTCCTTTGGTGCAGTTGGACTTGGTTTTTTAATTAGTATAATGGTTATAATTTTACCAGTAATCAATGCAGCTTCAAAGTATTCTATAGCAAGTGAAAAGAACAATAACGAAATTGCAGAATATAAATCTAAATATGGTGATCCTTATATTAGTACTTTACCAATGACTAAAGCTGAAATATTTTACATTAAGATTGATTCGGAAGCAGAAGTATCAGGAAACTTTATCTTTGGTACAGGATCAATAAACAGCAACTTACTAACAACTATGACTATATCATATAAATTAAATGGTAATGGAATCACAGAGACAGTAAAAACAACTCCAAACTTTGATTTGGTCAAAGGTGATACGCCTTATATTACATATCAAGAATTAACAAAAGATCTACCTCATTATCAACAAGGTAAATATAATTTTCAAATTCATTTACCTGAGAACTACAGTTTTACAGATATTAAATGATAGTCGCATTTTATAAAACAAAGGGAGATGAGATTATGCAAGTTCAATATATGAAACCATTTTATACAAAGGTAACTGGAGATAAATTAAGAATTGTATTTGCACATCAATATTTATCAATCTTGAGAGATAGTTTAATTTATCATTTCATCCCTACAGAAGATAAAGAAATAATAATAAATCTCAACACGCAGCAACTAGAAAATCCTTCTGATACTTTTGTTTTTCAAAGTGGTAATAAGTTTGTAAGATTGTCGTTGAGACAGTTCTTTGAAATTTCTAATACATATGAGTTTATTAATCCGATAATACATAATGAAATGAAAAGACAAGGCTACAATTTAGATCTGATAATTATTGAGGTAAATACAGAGAAGTTTGATTTAGAAACACAAGAGTCAAGAAAGTGGGAGTATGGTATTCCAGATAAATTCAAACCTGAAACAAATAAATTGATTACAGAAATGATGAACTACAATAAAGAGAATTTAATTAACAAATATTTAGATGATAAGAATTTTGATGGATTAAATGATGTTTTAGGAATTCAAATTTAATACATAGGAGACAAGATGAAATGTTGCATAGTAATTATGTAGGTGTAACTCTACACGCTTTCAAAATGCATCCAGATAAAGGATATAAACTAATTTGTGATCTTTTTGAAAGACTTGATAAATTATTACTTTCAAATATGGATGAGTGTAAAAAGGTATATAAATTTAAATATAATAATCCTAACGATGAAGAAATATTTGAATACGGTAGAAAGCTTGGTATGGGTATGTATGGTAGTGTCTTGTTTCAGTATTACTTAGATAAGATATAGAAATTATATAAAAGCCGTCTATTATAAAAGAAAAGGAGATGTATTTGTAATGGATTTCACAAAAGAAGTGAGCGTCATTGAGTACTCTTTCGCCAAAGAATTTCAGAATATGTTAATTTCATTGTACAATCCTAAACACCAAATAACATATTGGACGTTTTATGCTGTATTGGAAGAATCGTATGGATATAACGAATTATTAAAAGAAATGATAAATGAGTTTAATTTAAATATTTCTTTTTCTTTTATCAATAAATTAAAGTGGTACGAATACGATAACTTCAATAGAGATTTTACAAGAAGAGTCACTACGTTATTAAATGTTCCGCAAGGAGAAATAGGAGATTACGGTATTAAATTTTAATAAATAATTACATAAAACAGATGTATTATTGAGAAATTAGGAGGAAGTAAAGATGGAAGATTTAAATGTATTACCAGTTTTGTTAGAAGAACAGGTTAAAATTATTGAATGGTCTAGAGAGTTAAGAAAGAAACAATTCAGCGTATCGACAATTATAGAGTGGTTAGTTTCTAATGATAAAATTAGCAAACATCATAAAGATTTAGGTATTGAAGAAATGCGTCAAATATATAAGCAATATTCTCCAAGTAGAGAACTTGTAATTGTCAGTATTTTAACTAACCATTATCGACTTAAAAATGATATTAAAGAAGGTCAAATTGTTTCTGATGGTGAGTTTGTTGGATATGCGTTTAATGTTGACAACACGAATAGAGAGTTTCAGTTATATGCAAACACGGATAAAGAAAATGATAATCTTATAGGTTACTTCTCTATTAATAATTTTAGAAAAGTATAAAGGGCAATTGAAAATAATAAGGAGGATATTTAATGCAAATACATAGAGCTTATGATGGTGGAGATTGGATTTATGGAACAGCATTTATACAAGATGGAAAAGATTCTTCGATTTGGTGGTATATAGGCGATGGAGATGGTGATGGAGTGATCATGGTTGGAAAACCTGAATCTTTTATTGGTGAAATTGATAAAAATGGAAAGCAAGTATTTATAAACGATATCATCAAACATAGGTTAGGTACAGGGGTTATCCAGTATGCAAATGGAGAGTATTATGTGGACTGGCGAAATGGAATGTACTATGTGAGTAGACTATGTATGTTAAAAAATACATACGAAGTTATTGACAATTTAACTGAAGAAAAACTATAAGATAGAAGGGAGAAGTTTTATATGATTAAAGCAAAAATTGTAGATGTAAATGAAATTTATTTTGGGGGTAAGGCATTTGAAAATGGAGAAATTGTACATCTAGTTTCTTCTGAAGATAATGGAGAGGGCGGATATGTTGAACTGTTTAGTAACAAGTTAAATCGACCATATAGAGTTTATTCTGGAGAGTATGATGCCTTTGAATTGATTAAATAATTACATATGAAGTTATTAGAAATTTAACTGAGGAGAAATTATAAAGGAGAATTATAAATGACATATCTAGAATTCTGTAATAAAATAGCAAATTTAGATCTAAGCATTACGATACATAACAACTCTCTCTGGTCAGTAGGTTATAAGCGTATAGCAAATCCAATGTTGTATTTTAATCCTTTGACGAAAGAGGAAGATTATGATGGAAATGTTTCCGTTAAATCAATAAATGTACGTATGTTTAATGCTGAGGAATTAAAACGAGTTTTGATACTAATTGATGAACTATTATTAACTAAAATGATTAATCGAGGAGAAAAAGTAACTTTTAAATAAAAGAGATATATTAATGAAAGGAAGATTACTTTGTTCAATGTAGAAGTTGTAGATGAATTTGAGAACAGTTCGATTTATAAAGTATTGAAATTAAATTCAAGAAAAGATTTAGTGTTAGACGTTAAGCCAAGAAAGTATATAGAGTTTGTTTCTCAGTCATATGGGATGGATTCAATTAGATATAAAAATAGAGAAGGTAAGTATAGTTGGGAGAATTGCTATATAAAGACCTCCAAAGGACATGTAATGGGGCGTATTAGACGTATAAAGGATTAAATAATAGGAATCTATTAACGAAAAGAGGTATACGGTAGTGCATGAGCTGAGTGTGCGTTTAAATGGTAAGTTGTCAAATCGACACTCTAAAAGAGAATTAGATAATTTACTATTTGCAATAAATGATTATATTGGATTAAAGGATCAATTGAAACAACTGGAGATGGTTCGGTGTTCAAATGGATAAGTGAATTTTCACACAGACGAGAATTAAGAGAAATTCAACGTGAAAAGGAATTAAGACAAGCTGAATGCATACATAAATGGACTTATTTAGGAAGGTTTTATAAGGAATTCTATACTGGAATAGATATAGATTTTATAAAAAAATATAGAATCAGATGCCCAAAGTGCGATAAAGAACAAAATTTTGAGTTTGAAAGTGAAGCATTAAATTATTGCACAAATACATAAATATTGGAGTGGATTTGACATGACTAGAATTACTGAAAAGCTTGCTGAGTTTGTTGTGAATTCAAAATTTTGTTATGGGAAAGAAAAAGGAGAAGGTTTTATTAATAAAGACAAATGCAAATGTAATGGTAATCTAAACAATTGTAAAGCGTATCAAGATAAGGTTAAATTTCTTTCATACTTTGATGGATTAACAATGAAAGAAGTTGCCTGTAATCATAGTGAAATTATTGAAGAAATCAAAGTTGAATTTAAAGAGTCTCAATGGTTTAAAGGTAATGTTAAGGTTTAATAAAAACTAAATATTATTAAATACATAATGAAAACTCGTTGGGAGGATGTAGTATGACAAGTTTATGTAAAAAGGAAAATGGAGTATATGTTATGAAAGTTTTAGCAGGAGATGAAGTTTTCGGTTATGACAATAATCATAATTTAACTCGAAATAAGAAATATATTGTCAAAGAACAAGCTTACGGAGAAGTGTTAGTAGAGAATGATTTGGGGAAATTAGAATGGTATTCACACGACTGGTTTAGAATGAATAAGATCTAATATCAAATAAAAGGTAAGTATTATAGAGAGGGGATGAATAGCATACAAATTAGCATATGGACAAAGAATAATAAAGAAATTAGGATTACCTTTGGAGCATTTATCTCATCGGACAAATATAAGCTGTTTAAATATAGAAATATGGACGTATGTAGAATGATAAAAATTGGATTTATTAATATTCATTTTTAGTAACATAATAATTAACCATTAACAAGAAGGTGGAATAATGAGAATAGACATTCAAGACGCTCAATTGAGTTTGTTAATCGAGATTGATGGTAATGTACACTTAATAGGCATAGATAAGGAAAAATTAGAAGCAATCAATTTCCTGATCAAAGAATCAATATCGGTTGTTATACCTACAAATCGCACACAACAAGATTTACTAAACTTCTTGGACTACAAAAGTTAATTCTATGTTTAATATAACAAATACAAAATATTATTAAAGAAGAGAAGAAAACACTTAAGCTTTAGAGACAAAGTTTGATACATTCTTCTCGAGAATAAAAAGGTTCAATTGGAATTGATTGAGATTGAGTTAATGTTAAAAGGTTAGATAAAAGGAACATTTTATAAAAGTAATTAATAAAATAAATACATAATTACTTTACTTGTTGTTTGTTTTCCTTTATACTGGTAATAATAAGAGTACAAGGGGGATGTCGTAGTGGTAGCTTTGAATACAATTAAGATGGATAATTATATCTATGATCATATTGAAGCTTTCTTAAATGAATACAAATCAAATTCAATTCACAGTTATAAGAGTTATAAAAGCAGCTTAAATAAATTATTTAAAGATATATTAAATAAGAGTGACTTTAAATTTATAACTGTTTCTGATATTGAAGGTATGACTGTACATGTATTAAAAGAATACTTCAATACATTACATGAAGAAATAAATAACGAAGATGAACCGAAGCACAAAAATTCAACAATAAATAAACACATCTCGGTAATAAAAAAGTTCATTGAGTTTTTAGCTGCATGGGATATAATTTCTTATGATGTAAATAAGCTATCACTACTTAAATTCTTTCCTGATACAAGAGAAGAGATTGAAATGATACCATTTGATTTAGCGATGGAATATTCTTCTTATTTTAAAGGAGAGGATCAAGGGTTAGAAAAACAATTAATAATCAAATTAGCAATTGAGACAGCATTAAGAGCTACAGAGTTGTTAGAGCTGAAGTGGAGTAACTTTACTGTAGTTGAAGATGGAGTAATAATGAAATCACATGGTAGTAATAAAGGAAAAGGTAATAAAGAGTGGATAGATAAAATAAATAAAGAATTGTATGAAGAACTTTTACAATTAAAAGATTTAGGAAATGATCAAAAATTATTCACTCTAACATATAAACAATTAACTGGTATGATGGATAGAGGAAATGAAATTATAAATAAGACTGGAGTAAGATATTCTTTCCACTCTTTTAAAAAATTAGCTGTGACTATGTGTTACTTGAATAATAACAACTGTATTGATACTGCAATGAAAAAGGCTAGACATAGTAATGTTAATACAACAATGAGATATTTAAGGTTAACTAACTTAAATGTAACAGGTATAATTTCAGCTAAAATGAATACAGAAGATGATGCTTATAAAACAGTATCACATGAGTTGCTTTTAGAAGCTTTAAACGAAATGCGACCAGAAATGCTTCTACTTTTAAATAATAAAATAAAAAATAAGCAAAAAAATATGTAATATCTAATGAAAAATTAATTACTAGATGATAAAATATCTCTTGTAATTAAGGGAGGGAAATTAATGAAATTAGGTAAAGATAATGAACAATTAGAGATTGAAGTTAAAAGTTTAATTAATGCATTCTCATCTAATGTAGACAAAGATGAAGTAGATTTAATTGTTGAACACCTAAAAATGAAACATGGTATTGAAAGTGCTAAGATTTATTCCTTATTTAATAATGTTAATAATGTAAGTAAATTAGATTTTGAAGAGATTGCGCTATTTGGGCAGCAATTAGTAGTTAAATTAGGAATGAACCAGAGTGAATGGATGAATGAGTGGTTCACTGAACGTGAACAGAAAGAAATTGGAGGATACCAATTCGTAGGTTCTTCATCAACAGATATTATAGATTTCCCAATGACAATTCATAATGTAACTGATTTAGGTGACGGTTATTACAATGCAACCCTTACAAGAAAAGAATTAGCTAGATTATATAAATCAGGTAAACTGGATTACAATGCTAATGTGCAACGAGGTATGAAGAAAGTTGTTCGCTTTGGTGTAGAAATTGAAAAACCTATTATTTATCAAAGTAAAATTACACAGATAAGAAATGAAATTTTAAAAGGTGTACTAAGACCAACTACTATCACTTTGAATGCACATCAGATGACTGCTTTAGAAGGTGTAGAACTTATTTATGATGATAAAAACAATACACTAAAAATTAATGAAGGTACTGTTTTAGATATTGTAGACGGTATGCATAGACTACTAGGTAATTATAGTGCTTATAATAAAGACTCTAATATAAAAGGATCTTTCCCAATAACAATTTCAAATAAGTCAGATGCGGAAGTTAAAAGATATCAAGTTGATCTAGACAAACATACTCCGTTATCAAGAAGTCGTGTTGAAGAACTAGATAATAAATCATATTCGAATGAAGTTGTGAATATTTTAAAAGTAGAAGGACAACTAAAGAATAGAATAACATCAGCTAGTGATGCTAAGTCATCAATAAAAGGTAGTGATTTTACTACTTATAAAATAATTAATACGCAAATAAATAATATATTTAAATTAGACAGTATATTAGACGCAAGAAAGCTTGCAAAAGCAATAAATGAATATCTAGTGTACCTATTCGGAATTTATAAAAACTATAATGTCAGTGATAACAGTCTACTTTTTGATGCTGATGTGTTTGAAGGACATCTATATTTAATCAAGTTAATGAATGAAGATAATATACCGTTTGAGAAAATTGAAGATATTATAGATATAAACGAATTCCATAATACTGAATCTAAGTTGAGCAAGATAGTTAGTGGGAAAATGAAATTAAATGCTAAAGACCGAAAAGCATTGATTAAGTTATTTACAGATATGTATAAGAAAGGCGTGAAGTGATTATGTATAACGAGGAATACAAGAAATCATTTCTTGAAACATTGAATTTATCTGATTCATCTAAGAAAACTTACTACTCGATATTCAATCGTACTGAATCATTTGAAAGAAAACATGAAACAGATTTATATGATATGGATAACTCCATGTTGGATTTGTTATTTAGACAAGCAAAAAGACAAACAAAAAGATCTGCAATTATATTTATCAACACTATTAAGAACTATATTACATGGGCTATAGACAATGGGCATAGTACTTCACCAACTCATCCAATTGTTGATGTAATTAATGATGAGTATGTTTCTACTTATGTATGGAACGCAGGTAAACATTATTACACAAGAGAAGAACTTCTTAATAAAATTGAGTTACTGGATAACAACAGGGATAAGGTTATTGTACTTCTATTGTTTGAGGGAATTGTTGGATCATCATTTTCTGAAATAAGAAATTTAAGAATGGATGACATTACTACAAAAGATGATAAATACTTTTTAAATGTACTTTCAGATGAAATAAACTTAGACAGTAGACAAATTGAAATATCTAAAGAACTTCATGATCTATTAATTAAAACTTATAATACTTCAGAAATAAAAAGTCCTAGTGGGAAAATGGCACGATTAGTTGATGGTGAATACATTTTTAGAAAAAATAGACTAGGTAAAGACAATGATGTTCGTATAACATCTTCTATGATTAGTACAATCATTATGCAGAGAATAAAGGATACATTTGAAGATAGTAATGTAACTGCAACAACTATTGAAATTAGTGGAATGATGTACTATGCAAATGAATGGATGAATCAAAAAGGAGAGAGAGTTTTTGATTTGATCATTGTAGACGAGTTAGTTAAAAAATATAATTTGAGTACTATAACCTCTAATAATAAAGAGTATCCTCAATTACAACGAATCAGAGAAACAATGGATTTTGATTTTATGCAGGATGAATATGGTCATTTTGAGGTTAAAATATAGAGAACTGAAAGACTGAATGAATTAATCATTCAGCTCTCTTATACATATAAATATATAAATATATTAATTGAATTTGATATTTTTTAAGAGTATATAAATTATTATACTTTGGAAAGTACAATTTAAATGTTCTTAAAAAATATCGAACAAAAATACGAACAAATGTTTTCATTTTTAGATTGACAATATTTTAGACAATTGGTAAAATTGTATTAATAAAGCAACTATTTATACCATAGATAAGCTAATTAATTAAAAAAGGGGGAGTATATAATTATGACAATAGTAGCAAAGATTCAGTCTGAAGTAGTAATTCAGGATAATAGCCCAGAAGAATTATTAGCACTATATGATAGGTTAATACCTACTAATGGACTACAAGTAACTAATGTAAGAGGTAATAAGTTAATAACAGAATGCTCAGATTTCCATTTTGTTGAGATTGCTGAATTAACTGAAGATGGTGAGGTAGTTGAAATTTTAAAACGTACACCAGAAGTAAAATACTATTTATCTGAAAATAATTCGTTTGATATGAGTGACATGATTAGGATTGATGGTAGAGGTGATTATAGTTTAATTTTAATGCATAATAATATTTTTTTATATAATGCAGAAGATTTATCTATAATTGAAACAGGTAATGCATCTAACATAGATGAGATGAAAAAATACTTAAATATGAACTATCCAAGTTATGAAGTACTGAGGAAAATTAAGGGGTGAAGCTGGTTATGTTGTCTTTGTGAGAAAATGATGTGGTATGGTACAAGAGCCAATATCACATCAATAAAAGTTTAAGTTAAATAAATACATATACATAAAGGTGAGATAAAAATGAATAAGGATATTGCAAATTTAAGAAACACATTTGATACGATTATCAACAAGTATGATAAAGGATCAATGCTTAATAATGATGACACTATGATTACATGGACTGCTGAATGTGATTGGTTAATTAAACGATTAGTAGACCTTAAAGTAGGAGCAGGATTCAAATATTTCGAACTACAAAAAGAGTATAATCCACTAAAAGAAAACAGTAATGTTGGAGAGGGTGAAGAAGCTGAATAAATATCACGATATTAATGTAATTGGTTGTTGTGCAAATAAGGAATGTTCAAATGAACTCACCAGAGAAGATGAATACTTTATAGATGATGCCAATTTATATTGCGATTCAATTTGCTATGCGAAGTACATGGTAAGTGTTGGAGTAGTGAAGGAAGTTAAATATTAATAAATACATAATATATAGATATTATTTAAAATTAGTAATACATACTTGATACTTAAAGCAAATAAAATCCGTAATTATCAAAAATATAATACATAACAGAGGACAAATATATGGAGTTTAATAAATTTAACGGAAAGAAGATTCTTAAAGCGAGTAATGAAATTGAGCTACATGAAAACATTGTAGAATGTAATAAGAATGGATGGCAAGTAGGAAGTAATATGCGCTACATATCTAATGATTATCGTCCATTTCAGATATTAATGAAGTACGTAGGATTTTAACAATACATACACTGGAAGGGGATATTTGTATGAAATTAAAGCTAGGCGATATCTGGATAAGCGAATCGCATCCTCAAGAGAGTTTTGAAATTTACGGAGGATCTGTTGATACTTGTACTGATATGGAAGTTAAATATGATAAAAGTTTTGAAGAGCAATATGAGTATAATAAGATTTTCTTTTGGCGAAAACATGACATTGATAAGTTTAACAAATACATAGAACATAAATTAGGAAATAAAGTTAATAGTACATATCCATATGCTTGGTGTGGAGAGTGTAAAAAGTATACATTAACTAAGAAGATTAAAGATTTTAATATGAAACTATCTGATGAAAGAGCAGCTTTTGAAGATGTTTATATAGGCTAGATTTTAGAATGAAAAATTTTTAACGAAGGAGCAATTGAGATGAGTAATCATAAACTTAAACCATGTCCGTTTTGTGGGGGACAAGTTCAACTTGTTATTAGTGATGATGAAGGAAATTTACGTGATGAGGAATACGAAAAAGATCCGTGGTCAGGGCTATCATTTAAAATACACCATGCTCACGAAGAAAATGAAGGATGTCCAATTGCCACTTATGATGTAGATGATGCAACAATGGGTGTATATCTTTATGAAAGTAGGGATGAAGCTATACAGGCGTGGAATATACGCAAAGGAATTTAATAAAACCACTCTATTATTTAAATATTTAGAAAGATGTAGCGAAGGAGATGATGAAATAATTAATGACATTATATAAAATAATCGCTAAACAAAAAATAACCAAAAGAGTATTGGTGGTAGTGGAAGCTAATTCTTATGAAGATGCAATGAACAAAGTAAGTGATAGAAATATCATCTCCACTGAAAAAACATTGGATATGAAAATTGACGAATATATACCAATTGAAACTGAAAAATAAAATTCTAAGGAGACATAGATAATGACAATAGAAGAATATATAAATCGCAGAGATAACGGTCAATCGTTAGAGGAAATTCAAAAGGACAAGTTACTAAGTGAAGCTACAATTTGGACATTAGAACTTGGCTATCAATGCTATTTACTAAAAGTACCTTTAGACAAGGCGATTTCAATTATCAAAAATTCACATGAAATGGGGAAATGAAGAGTGAGCAATGAACCATTGAAAAAAGACGATAAAGTTGTTATGCATACTTGCGGTGAAGCAGAACACTACAAAGGTCAAATTTGGACTTGCAAAGGTGATGAGTTTACTTCTTCGAGTGGTTCGCAAGTTGTGTTCTTAGAAGGTTTTAGTGGTTATTTCTTAGTTAAATATCTTCAACAAGTAAACTTAACACCATTAACTAATAAAGTGAAATTGCTAGAAGAGAGCTTAAAAATGTACAAAGATGAAAATGAAACTTACGAAACTTCAACTCACATTGATGATTTTATGTATGAGTTACATCCAAATGCAAAAGGTGAGATTCCAGTACTAATTAAAGTGCATGGTGTTGAACACAGTTTGGGAATCACAGAAAAAGATGCACGTTCATTTAATCATATATTTCAAATGCATCGGATGATGAAGTGAAAATAAAATCATAGGAGAATTAATTATGGATGAAATAGATTTAGTAGAGGAACGACTTGGGATAGCAGTAGAGCTGTTAGATGAAGTACTTTCGATGATGAATAACGCAGGTATTAAAAATCATTTATTAGAAAAAATTAATGATTTTCTGAATGAAATCCAAGATGACTATATGTCTTTGGAATAAATAATAGTGGAATATTATATAAATAAATACATAAAACTATTGATTATTTGAACTTAATATAGTAAGATATACATATTCTAGTAGAAATAAAGGAATGTAAATCCATTCTCGATCAGTAGTGAAGTTGTTATGTAACAAATTGTCGGTGACTAATGTAATAAATACATAATAATGAATGGAGATGGGTGGAATGATTGAAGAAATAAAGCAGCTAAATGAAGACTCCAGAATACAGGACAAGCTTAGAGAAGCAATGATCAAACAGATGGAAATAGGGTATCAGGAAATGGCAGAAATTAATCTTGGCTTAGCTAATGATTGGTACAGTATTGAAAATGAAGCTGAATCGATTAATGAGAGTATCTGGAAGCAGAAATAAATGTCATTTATAGCAAGAGTGCTTATATTGAATAGGTACTCTTGCGAGAGAGACTTGTTTAAACATTATATAAAAGGAGTGAATCAGATGGCGAGAGATTGGAGTAGTGGGGTGCATGACAATAGAAAATCAACGCATCAATTTATAGTTACATATAGAGATAATAGAGTACTTGAAAAATTAACTGAATTAGGTTCCATTACATATATATCACCAGTACTTAATGTTTTATTTATCGATACATATAAAGAGAAAGATGATTTGTTGAAAATAAATGGTATATTGAGTGTAAGATTACCAAGCAAGGGTAGGCTTCTAAATAATAAAGAGAGATACTATACATAGAGGATTAATTGAATGGATAAATTAACAAATGAGGAATTAGTAGAGTTATATAGAAATGATAATAATGAGTTAGCGTTTGATGAGTTATACAAAAGAAATAAAGGGTTAGTATTTGAAGTTGAAAAACTATTTAAGAACTCAAAAGCAATTACAAATGAAGATATAGAAAGTGACTGTAATTATGCTTTCTCTAGAGCAGCACAGACATTTAATACATCAAAGAATTGTAAATTTTCTACATACTGTTACTCAATAATGAGAAACGAAGTGATTAAAAGCATAAACGCAGCAACAAGGAAGAAAAGAGATACTTCAGGTTATTCGTTTTCATATCTAGATTCGAATGTGTTAGATAATGATGGAAGTAAGCTAATCGACATTCTGGATGTATCAAATAAAGATGTTCTACATAAAAAAGATTATATATACCTACATAATGCAATTGAGTACGCAAAAACATGGGTTATCGATAAATACCATCCATTTCTGATCCCATTAATGTACAGAGAGACAACAACAAATGAAGTAGCTCCTTTAATCGGAGTTAGTCCAAGGACAGTGCATTACACAGTCACAATGTTTAGAGAACATGTACGAGAATACATATATCACTATTCAAGTGGTGAAATTGTTTCTTAAAATTAGATAAAAGAATTATATTATATAAATAAAAAAAGGATGAGATCATCCTTTGGATTTATTCTCAGACTTCTTATTAAGTTTTTGTAATGCTTCAATATATTTCTTAGCAATTTCTAATTCATCATCAGAAATTTCATTAAACAAGTTTTTCAATGCTTGATGCTCATCACAATTAACTGTATTTGTATTAAGTTTTTCAGTCATACATAATCAATCCTTTACAACTTATATCACAGTTATGTTAGCATTTAGCATGGGTCATTTTCAAATAAAACGATTGATAATGGGGAGGAGGATTAACATTAAACTATATCAGTTGGTTGAGGTTATTAGTACAAAACAAATCTTAACAATTATAAAAAAGGGTGTACCTATTTTCTCTGGGTTCGTTCAACATATACCTATGGATGATTTAGATATAAGAAATAAAAAAGTAACATTCATTATTACAACTTGGGATGGAACATTAAAAATAGAGATTTAATAAGAAATAAGTATTATGAAAGGAGGGGTGAGATGAGTAGCTATAAGTTCACTTACTCAGAGGAAAAAAGGATGAAGGATATTGCTATGAAGTTAATTAAAGCAGCTAAGAATAATTCTAAGCTGAAATTTAATGATAAAGAATTACTTATGATTCGCAAAATGGCAATGCTGCACCAGACAGATGGTAATTTACTAATTGAAACATGGATGAAAGTAAATCCAAATATGACAGAGGAAGAATCTAAGTACACTCTAGATATAATGTTAAATAATACTAAATGGAACTACTTTGATACAAGTACATATAATAGGTGAAAAATAGTGGATAAAAATAAATTAGAAATAATTAAGGGATCAAAAGTCGTATGAAATTAAAACTAAAAATAAATATGTGTATTAGTAGATTTTTCTGTAAGTTAAATATACACAAGTATAAGTACAGCTTCATTCCTTTTTCAGATCAACCTTTTCAGAATGATCCCATGTGTGTGATTGAAGGTGTACATCTATACAAGTGTACATACTGCGGAAAAGAAAAAGGAATAGGATTTTAAATAATAATTCACTTTTATGAAAAGGAGAGGTAAAACATTGAATCAAATTGAATATGAAATTTTAGAATATGTTAAAAATACAAACAAAATCGCCCAAATCAAAGAGGTAAGAAAGGAAACTATTGAGAGTATTTTTTGTGTGACTTGGGCTGAATTTACTGACATCGTAAATAAATTGGTTGAAAAGAATTATTTGACCAAACCATTTTATAGTGATAATAATTTATGCAGTTTTAATTCAAATATTACATATGAAGGGTTATCAGAAGTTGAAAAGTATGATCAATAAAATATACGTATTATCTAAAATAAGGAGGTATAAAATTGAATACAGAGTATCTTAAAGAACAGCTAGAAAATATTATGTCTTTTCGTGATACATATAAAACTACTAAAACAGAAGATAAATATTTACATAATGAATTATCTAAAGTAGTAAGGTTGATTAAAAATAAAATATGGAATGAAGAACATGATGAGCGCAATAAAAGCCTACTTAGAACGAAAATTATTGATGGCGTTGAAGTTGTAATACCTGAATTTATGAACGGTTTTGGTGAAGAGTATCAATATAAATTTATTGATGGTGATTTGTATGTAATCCCAACTAAATATAAAGAAGATAAAGATGGTTCATTTCATCAATGGGCACATGTGTACATAAAAGAAAATGAGAATAAACATACTCGACTCACTGTAAGTGTATTAGGTAAAGATAAGTACGGTGATCGGATTTTTACTGAAGCAGAGTATTTTAAGAAAGTAGAAAGTTTCTTTAGATATTTAAGTAAGAACTATGGTAAGAATGATAGATTTCCAGAGAAGTTTAGAAAACAAGTTGAAACAATTATCGCTGAGTACAATAAATTAGATGGGGTAATTGATTTCAATCCACTTAAAAAATAAAATACATAAAAAGGAATGATTCTAAATGCAATTCACTTTAACAGAAGAACAGTACAGTAAAATTAAAAAGGATGTAATAACAAGTCAATTCGATTTTACATTTGAAAAGAATAAACTGAAAGCATACTTAGGGGAGGACTTATACAGCTCACTAAAGAAATCCAAAGCTATTATTGCAGGTGGAATGATCTCAAGTTTATTCACTAATAAAGACATTAATGATGTAGATGTGTATTTCCGTGATTACAATTCACTTTATTTATTCGCAGAACAAACTCTATCAGGAAATCATGTAGTCTCACACACAAAGAAAGCTACACAATTCATTAAGAAATACTTAGATGAACAAATTCTAGTACAGATCATTCATTATCGTACATATGCGAAAGTTGAAGATATTTTTGATACATATGATTTTACAGTTTGCATGGGTGCATATGATTTTGAAATTGAAGAATTCATTTTACATTCAGAGTTCTTAAAGCATAATTCACAACGTATTTTACGATTTAATTCAAATACAAGCTACCCACTAATTTCAGCTATTCGTACACAAAAGTATGAAGATAAGGGATATAAAATTTCAAAAGCAGAATATTTCCGGGTTCTGATGACGTGTATGACATTGGACATTAAATCTTATGATGAGCTAAAAGAACAATTAGGTGGAATGTATGGTGAGTCTTATGATCGACTATTTGATGATGTAAAAGATGAAGAGTTTGATTTAAAAGTAGCTATTGATCGTATTGCAAACTTCTCTAAATCAGAAGACTATTTTAAAGAATATCGTCCAATTGATTATGATATTGATGAAATTTTAGATGATTTAGATAAGGGTGAAAGATTAGTAGTTAAATTAAAGGATGGTAATGAATACAGAGTTATTAATGGTGAAGTAATTGGAGAATACGAATCAGAAAAGGAAGCAATTGAACTTGATGTTAATGAATTTTATAAAGATAAGAAATTCTATAAGTTTGTTGAAAAAACAGGCGACAAGCTACGGAGCTTTCATCGTTCGTCATTTGAATATGTAATCGGTAAAGAAGTTAAAGCAGAGAAAGAATATGTTAAAGGTTCATATGGTGGTAGTGGTAAATTATTCTTCAATCATAAAAACAAATTAAAAAAATCAACTTATTATAACAATAGTGATAATGTGTTAATTGAAGTTGAAATTGATGGAACAGATGTAATTGAAGATGGATCGTATGAAATAACTGCGACTAAATGTAAGGTAATTCGAGAAGTGCCAGATGTAGAATGGAAAAAGTGGCATGGAATTAAGGATGAACCTAAAACTGAAGTATCAACTGAAATAAACAGTGCTGATATTGAGGATTTATGGTAATTGACTTAAATAATATTCTGCTTTTATAAAATTAAAATAACTATTACATAAATTAAGGAGAGACTTAATATGCAATTTAAAAAATACCAACATTTAGAGCGATACGGAACTGATGATGTAGCAGATATTGAATTCGGAGAAGTATTGATCTTCCCTAATTTAGACGGAACTAATGCTAGTGTATGGTTAGATGAAGAAGGAAATATTAAAGCAGGTAGTTGAAATCGAGAACTGTCTTTAGAGAAAGATAATGCAGGATTCTATGAATATGTGTTGAGTAATGAAAATATTAAGAGCTATCTAAAAGCGCATCCTACTCATCGATTATATGGTGAATGGTTAGTACCTCACTCACTAAAAACTTATCGAGAAGATGCTTGGCGTAAATTCTATGTGTTTGATATTACTATTGATAAAGGCGAAGATAGTGTAGAGTACATTCCATATGACATCTATAAGCCTTTATTAGAAGAATACAACTTAGATTTCATTATTCCTATTGCCAAAGTTGTAAACAGTAATTATGAAGCGTTTCTAAAATCTTTAGATAAGAATCAATTTTTGATTAAAGATGGAGCAGGAGTAGGTGAAGGGGTTGTAATTAAGAACTATAACTTCTACAACAAATATAAACGTCAAACATGGGCTAAGATCGTTACTACTGAATTTAAGGAAATACATAATAAAGCTATGGGGTATAATGAAATTAAAACAGGGAAGATGATCGAAGAGGTTATTGTAGATGAGTATTGTACAGAAGCATTCATTGAAAAAGAATACGCTAAAATTGTAAATGAAAATGAGGGTTGGACAAGTAAATACATTCCTATGTTATTAGGTAGAGTGTTCTCAGAGTTAATCAAAGAGGAGACTTGGAATATCATTAAGAAGCATAAGCAACCTAAAGTTGATTTTAAAACTTTGAACCATCTTATTATTCAGAAAGTAAAAATGACTAAACGTGAAATTTTTAGTTAGTAAATTAAATAATATTTCAGTTTTATTAAAAAATACATAAGAAAAAGGAGAAGGTAATATTGGGGTATAGTACAACTTTTAATCTAACAATTCATACAGGTGATAAATCAATCAAGGATATCTATAATGAATGGGAAGAAGGGAAGTTTGATTTTGAAGGATTTGATTATGCAATTGACGATAATGGGGAAATGTGTGATAGCGTAAAATGGTACGATCATGAAAAAGATATGAAACAGTTATCATTGCAATACCCTGAAGTGATTTTCTTACTAAGTGGTGAAGGTGAAGAGAATGATGATATCTGGAAAAAGTATTTTAAGAATGGAAAAATCCAAAGCTGCTATGCAAAAATCACTTTTGATGAATTTGATGAAAGTGAATTAGTTTAAATAATAATCACATTTTATAAAAATTGGAGGAAGATAGATGCATAAATTTTATAAGGATTTTAAAGAACTGATCCTTAATCAAGACGAGTCAACTAAAAAGACACTGATTCCATACTACAAAACATTAATTCAACTTAGTAATTATCAAGAAATAAAAGAGCTTTTAGATACGTATCAGGAAAAAGGATATATCATTGACTTTAATGATGCTGATGAAAATGATTCGTATTCTAATGGATGGTTGGAGATTTACAGTCATAATGAAACTATATCATTTACTATTGAATTAGATATTGGTGATATGCGAGGTGGCTACTGTCAATGTAATCCTGATGATGAAGGTTATAATGTAATTAAAGATTGCTGCGGAGTAAACTGTGATGTACAATTACCAAAGGTATCCATTCTAAAAGAAGTTAAAATGATTAATCATGAGTTTCAAGGACAAGAGTGTAATCTATGGGCTTTAGAAGAAAAGTGGTTAACATCTTTTGAAAAAGATTTATTACATAAGAAAAAGTTAGAAAAGGTAAGTAGTATAGAGGCACAAATTGAGCAATTACAAAAGGAATTGGCTGCGGTTAAATCTGATCTTAAAAATTAATTAAATAAATACATAAAAATACTTGAAATAAAAAATGATGATGTTATAATAAGAATATAGTTAAGAAAGGGAGTGAGGACAATGGTCAGTAGATTGACTTATGATCAAGAGGTTGAGATTCTTAATGAGCTAGATATATTAAATGAACAGCAAGAATTTACTCGTAACGATGCTGTTTGGTGTGATAAGACAATCAAAAAGCTGCTACTAGAATTACATTTTATAAGAAATGATATTATTAATAAAAATACATAAAGTAAGGTGATTAAATGGTAGAAACTACATTAGAGTCCAATCAAGTACAGCTAACATCACAACATAGAATTAGCTTTGATCGCTACAATAAAACACTAAGCTTCAAATATCAGAAACGTGGTGGGAAAGGGAAAAATGCACCATTAGTTGATGAGTACGCATATGGCAATGAAAAGCACTTTGGTAACTTTAAGGTATTAATGCAACGTTTATTAGAAGAAGAATTTAGAGAAGGATTAACTTCTGAGGATATTTCAAATGTTGATAAATTTATTGCAGCATTAGACAAAGCATGTGCACATGTTGATGAGGTTGCTAATGAAATGTATGAATACATAAAAGATAAAATTGTAATTAATCTAGGAGAATCTACAAAGGGTAGAGGAAGGAAGAAATCAACAGAGGATGTAGAAGAAACAGAAGAGGTCGATGCTGATTGACAAAGCGATATGTTGGAATTGACCCCTCATCAATGACAGGCTTCTTTATACAGGATGAAAAAGGTAAGATTGTAGTTGAAACTGATTTATTTTATACATACAAGAAAGACCCAGAAAGAATGATCTATATTGCTGAAGAGATAATTAAGAAACTAAACATAAAAACTGATATCATTTGTATCGAAAACTTCAGTTATAATTCGTTAGGACAAGGTATTGATTATCAGTTTGGAGTAGGGTGGATTATAAGGGAGCATCTTCATAGGGCAGGATTCACTTATTATGATGTGGCTCCAAAAACATTAAAGAAATTTGCAACTGGAAATGGAAACTCTTCTAAAAAGACAATGGTTGTACCAATAGAAAGACGATGGGGATTTAAACATCCAAGTGATAATGTTACTGATGCTTTTATATTGTCAGAGATCGCTAAAGCCATTGATCAAGGTAATGAATACGTTGGATTAAGAGAGTATGAGAAACAAGTAGTGAAAGTAGTTAAAAATAGTGTTTTGAATAAAGAGCAATGGAAAGAAATCAAACCTCCTCCTTGGATGAATAAAAGGAGTAAGTATTATTTTAAACGTGAAGGGTTAGAAGAAAAGGATTGTCTTATAGAAGATAAATGAGATATGATACATAGGCTAGTTAAACTATCGAACCATGAGCGATGTAAATAATTAAAATTTAACTATTCGTAGGTAAATATAAAATAACACATGTTCTAAACTCATCAAATGTTCTCAATAAAATCCTAATATTATTTAAACTTTAGTTAGGTACATTGTGATCGGTTCGATAGTTAAGTGATAAAATACATAATTGAAATGGAGAGATTTATTTATATGGCTAAGAAGAATAAAGGCGAAATTAAGATTAACAAAAAACACGAAGGTAAAGAGTTTTCAAATAGTTTCCACTTTGTGGGGAAAGTTAAACCAGTGCAAAAGAAAGATAAAGATACAGATAGTTGGTATGATGTTGAAATCTTCGACACTAACAAAACGCAAACTGATAAAGACCGTCGAGTATTACAGTTTATTATTGAAACAGCATTTAAAAATGAACTTAAAGTTGAACTAGCAGGTATGGAAATGAAGGATGCCTATGCTTACAGTTCAACTCATAAGAAAACAGCAAAACTTGATTGGAATGATCGTTTAGATAAATCTAAATATCCAGATGAAACATATCATTTAATTCAAACTGATTGGGACAAAACAGAACGCCTTGGAAAAATTGTAGAAAAAGATATGTGGGTGGAAGTAAAGGGTAAGTATGAATTTAGTTCATTTACTAATGATGAAGGTGAAGTAATCAATAATGTTAAACGAATTATTGAACATATCGTTCCACTTAAAAATGGTGAAGTTACGATTAAAGGTTTAACAGAAGGAGATACTTTCAAAGCCTACGATTCTGCTGAAGATGGAAATTACTTAGGTATGGGTAAAGCCAATAAAGAAGGCGTAGCAACTGTTCGTGTAGGATGGTTAAATCCTGAAGGTGGAAAATTGTATTTAACTAAAGTCATTGACAATGTAGAAGGAAAACGAGCAGAACAAGAATATACTTCAACAATAGTAGAAGGTGAACGAATTACAATTAAAAATAATGTAGATAGTCAAATTGGTTTACCTAAAGCAGACGGCAGTAGAGGTTACAATTATGTTTCTTATGTACGAAATTTTAAAGATGAGAATTTTACAGAAATTAACTCATTTGAAATGCAGTTAGGTATTAAATCTACATATCAAGATGAAACAACTTTAGATACTAAGATCAATGGAGTGTACTTAGATTATGGTAAAGACAAGTCAGTCCCACGAGATGTTGAGTTAGTAGTTTACTATAAAGAAGCAGAAGAAGGTAAAACTCCATTTGCTACAGCATTTGGACGACTAAATCACTTAGACTTCCTAGTAGTAGAAGGTATTGATAATAATCGAGCAGAGTTTACTATGGTAGAAGTAGCAGAAAAAGAAGACGATAATCCGTTTGAAGATGTAAGTGAGAAAGTTACAAGTTATGAGCAAGCTTCATCGGGTACGAAAAAAGGTTTAGAGGTATTACGTTATATTCAAGGTACTTTTGCTCGTGAATTACTGAATGAAGATGAGATTACTTTAAATCAAACAAGCAATGAAGATCCATTTTCAAAATCACCAATTGAAGTTAGTGAGGATGACCTTCCTTTCTAGATCTGAAGACCTAAAATATATCTGAAAAAAGTTTATCTATTCCTTGAATTAAAAATAAAAATACATAAATTAAATGGAGAGATTTATTTATATGGCAGGATTCCGAGACAAAGTAAAAAACAATACACCAAAGGTAGAATTACAAAGTATTACAACGCTAGTGGCAGGAGGATACAAGACAGGTAAAACACGGTTATGGAAGGAAGTAACGGAGCTACATTATGCTTCACCAGATGATGTACTGTTGATGGCATTTGAAGACGGCTATGAAACATGGGAATTAGATAATATCGTTCCGTTACATGAACAAGGTACTGACGATACGCTATGGAAAGTATGGGATTATTTCAAGAAAACCGTTGTTCCTGAGTTAGTAAAAGAGGCAAAAGAAAGTCGTATTACAAAGTTAATAGGAACAGATACAGCGGACAGAGCGATTGATGCTTGTACAGCATGGCTGTTATATGATCGTGGACGAAAATACGGAAAAGTATTTGCATCTCTTCAAGAAATTTCAGACAATACATCTGAAAATGGATGGGTTATCTTAGGGGAAGAGTTAAAGAAACCGTTTGAAACTTTAAAAAATGCAGGTTACGGACTGTTTCACATCGCATGGACTAAAGAAAAGGAAACAACTTTACACGATGGTAAGAAGTATAACTCTATTCAATTAATGATGAATAATACTGGACGTAAGGTATTTGAATCACAGGCATCACTAATTTGTTGCTTATTCAATGAAACATCAGTATTAGATAAAGCAGGTAATGAATTAGATGAGAATATTAAAGATAAAAAAGGTAAAGAAAAGGCAACTAACTTCCACGATACACGTACAATGATGTACTTCCGACCATCGGAATATGTTGAAATTGCAGGAGGGCGTTATACTGATTTACCAGAAAAAGTGGAATACAGTGCAGAAAACTTTCTTAGCGTATTTGAAGATGCAGTAAAAGGTCAGTTAAAGAAGACTACTCAAACAGTTGAAGAATTAAAAGAGGAAGAACAAGTTGAACGAGAAGAAAAGGTTAAAGATTTTGCTGATAAATTAGAGAATGATCCTGACAAAGTGTTTTCTCAAATTGAGGAAGTTATATCTACTATGACACAAGAACAAAAGATTAAAGCAGGGGCAGAATTTGAAAAAGCTTTCAAAGTGAAGAACTATATGCAAGAAAAAGGTAATATCGAGAACCTTAAAAAAGCTTTAGATATTGTAACAAAAATTGTATCTAAGTAAATACATAAATAGGGTAGGATAGTTTTATTCTACCCTCTATTTTTAACTAAGAGGTGAAAGAAATGCCAAAATGCCAATGGTGTAAAGATATTGGTGAGAAAGAAAAAATGTATTGTGATGAGAAACCAACTGGAAAATTTAATAAGAACGGATCGCCTAAAATGTTTAGAAAGTATTTTCATACATCATGTCATGAATTGTTTTTAGATGATAAAGAATATAAAAGAATCGAAGCTGATAAGCTTAAAAACTTATATGATTACCTATTAAATCTTCATGGACTTATATCTTTAGATGAGAGAATGATGGAAAAGATACAGGATTTACGAAATGGAACAATAAAGATTAATAATAAGAAGGTTAAAAAATATAAATCAGGTGTTCCTTATGAATTAATGCTTCAGTCTTACCGATACAATGCAAATACAATTGATGATGTAGTACGTAAAATGCATTTTAAAGAGAAATGGAACGAATTCTCGTATGTGTTTGGAATTATAACTAAAAGTGTTAACGATATTAATATTATGAATGAACAAAAAGAGAAAGCAGAAACCTTTAAAAGTAAGGTGTCAGTAGAATCAATCGAAATTAATGTCAAAAAGAAAGAGGTAAAGAAAGTAGACGAAATGGATATTTCAGAATTATTGTAGGAGTTGAAAACTATTGAATTATGCTAAAGAGTTTGTAGAGCCCTCGTTTTTACATGAGTCTTTACTTAATGGATATCTATGGAATAATCCTAACCTGTATCAAAAGTATAAAACACATAAGATTACAAAAGAAACATTTACAGAAAATGTTTGGTACTTTTATTTTACTTTAGGATTTGAAATGTACAATAACGGTATTCGAGACTTTGACGATAAAACAGTTTATACATATATTGTTTCTCAACCAAAAGAAGTTGGGAAGAAAAGCTATATTGACTCTTATAACATGTTTGGTGGATACGGCACTATTTCTGAACTGATGGATGCCTGTAAGAACGATTCACAAAATGATGAGTACCATTTTAGCGAAATACAGAAGTATGAGAGCTTAAGAAAATTACAGGATGAGGCTCTGATCAATGTAAATGATAAAGTTTTAATAAATAAACTATGCAAGGTAACATTGAAACAAGCACAACTGTACATACAGGTTAAAGCTAAAGAAGCCTTTGCTCAAGTTAATTCAGGCGATGTTATAGAGCATGACTTAGTGGATAACTTAGATGAGACTATTGAAGAATTAGATAAAGGTGAAGCTATGGGAATTCCATTGCACGATGCGCCGATATTAAATAGGAAAATCAAAGGTTGGAAGAATGGATCGCTTTATTACCTAGTGTTATCTTCAGGAGTTGGTAAAAGTTCTATAGCTATGGAGAAGTTTATTCTTAGTTTATTTGAGAACAAAGAGAAAGCTATTCTAGCGATCAATGAGGAGAGCGTTAAAAAGTGGAGGCAGTTACTATTAGCAACTATTTCTACCAAAGTACTAAAGAAGCCAATTAACCGTGAGAAAATGAACAGTGGAAATTTCTCACCTGAAATGTTCGATAAATTACGGAATGCATCAAAATGGGCTAGAGAAAACGGTCAAGGTTTAATTAAAACATTAGAGTTAAAGAAATTCCGTATGCAAGATATACATAATAGAGTTGAATTGTATCGTCCTAAAGGATATTCAAAGTTAATAATAGATACATTTAAGCCTGATCGTTCACAAAATGATATGGCACGTTGGGAAGCATTTTCTAACTCAGCACAAGAGTTACATGAATTGATTAAAGAAGATAATTACAATGTCGGAACTTTAGCTACAGTACAATTGAAGCTAGGTAAAGAAACACGATTCCTTGACTTAGATAGCACAGGTAAAAGTATGGAGATTAATGAGGTTGCCGCAGTTGTTATGATGGGTAGACTCCTATACGATGACGAATATGAAGGCTGTAAATTTGCTCTTAAGCCTTATAACTATAAGAAAGATGAGCTAACAGGAGAATGGTATAAAGTAGATTATAAATTAGATAAAGAAAAAAAGTACCTTGTATTATTTTTATCAAAGAATCGTTTCGGTTCAGAAGATGAACAAATAATCTATGAAGCAAATTATGAAATAAACTCATTCAAAGAAGTAGCTTTAGTTAAAGTTCCTCGTTACGGAAATTAAATGATATAAGTAGGTGGAGGGATGTCTGAACTACAACAGATAAAAACAAGGATATATACAGAAAATCGTATAGAAGAACTGTTGGAGCATTTAGATTGTTGGGGGATTGAGACAGAGCAAAATGGTAAGCTGTATGTCGCAGGATTACCTGATGGTGAAAATAAAAGAAGTGTTCAAGTTAGGAATAATGAAGCTTTGTCAAGTAGCATTCGATCAAGAGGAATAAACGGAAGTATTTACGATATAGTAAGTTATATTATTTATGGTTCTGAAACTGATCAAGAAAGAAAAGATACTTTGTCAAAAAGTAAATTTTGGGTATGTAACAAATTAAACTATCCAGAGTTTATAGACGAATTCTATAAAGTTACTTCCGATATACAATTGCCAGTAAAGGGATATAATGATTGGCTAAAAAAGGCTTCTGTGAAGGAAAGTCAAAAAAATGTTTTAAATGAAGTGATTAATGAAGAACACATAAATGTAAACAGTATAGTTCCTTATTACAAGTGGTATGAGGAAGGATTGAGTATATCTACTCAAAAGTATTTTCAAATAAGTATCGACGTAAATACGGAGCGTATTACATTTCCAATACATAATAAGAACGGTGAATTAATTGGTATAAAGGGTAGGTATTGTGGTAAGAACAAAGAAATCGAGGATAAGTACAAGTACCTTTATTTATTGCCATGTAACAAATCCATAGAGTTATTTAATCTGCACAGAGCACTACCTTATATACAACGTTTAAAAGAAGTAATCGTTGTAGAAGGTGGGAAAACAACAATGTTCCTAACTCAGTGGAGATACCCTAATGCAGTAGGAATAGAAGGCGATACATTATCTCCTGTTCAAATAAAATTATTAAAAGATTTAGGCTTAGATATAAAATACATATTTGCTTTTGACAAAGATAAAGATGCTGAATATGTGAAGAAAGAGGCATCTAAATTAACTGGAAGAATGAAGTACGGAATTATTGATATTGAAAACAATTTAGAACATAAGGATTCTCCTACAGATAAAGGTAAGGAAGTATGGGATAGCTTATATAAAAATAACATATATAAAATATAGATTGGAGAGGTAACTTGAGTAATTTACCAAAATTCAGTTACAGTAAGTTGGATACATTTGTACAGTGTCCAATGAAATACAAGTACAAATACGTAGATGGTAACTATGTACAGTCCGATGCAGTTCACTTGGATTTAGGAAACTTATTACATAAAGTATTGGAAATAAAATATAGAAACATAATTGAGGGTATACCCAATGATTACGCTTATTTAAAAGAAGTGTATTTAAAAGGAATTGCAGAAGATACAGATAAGGATAAAGGAAATTTTATTATTGGTGTAAATGCCATCAAAGAAAAATTCGGAGAAGATACATTTTTTGAAGTAAATACAAAAAGTAATTTAAGTTACGAAGATAAATTGAAAACCTTTTTGTATTACCTCGAAAATGATTCGATTGGTGAGCAATGGAAACCTCTAGCGGTTGAGATTAACTTCAACTTTGAATATGAGGGAAAAGTAATCCTTAATGGATTCATTGATCGAATTGACATTAACGATAAAGGGAAGTTACGAGTAGTCGATTATAAATCATCAAATAAGGTGTATGAAGATAAAGATTTAACTACTCCTTTGCAAATGTTTATTTACGCTTTAGCTTGTGAAAACATTTTCGGTAAAACTCCAGTAGAATTTATGTACGATATGATTTTACTAGGTGAGAAACAGTTAGCATGTACAAAAGGTTATTATAAACGTGGATTGAAAAAGTTGAATAAGATATTAGATTCTATATTTGAAGCAGAAAAAACAGGTTTATACGCTCCTAAAGCAACGCCATTGTGTCATTGGTGCGATTTCTCTGTGACTAATCCTAATGCACCTTTTTATACGCAAGAGTTATGTAGTTATTATAGCTTATGGACTCCTGATAATAAGACATTTAAGACGAACAAAAAGTTTGAAGAATACGCTGTCCTAGAGTTTTAAAAGAAAGAGGTGAGGAAATGCTAGTTACTCCTAAACTAGAAACAGATATAACAAAGAAATACAAAAAATATTGGGCAGATAGTTTTGAAGAAATTGAGGAGTTATTTAATAAAGACTTACCAAAGCTAGGAGTTCTCGATGCAGAGACTACTGGATTACATATCATAAAAGATAAACCGTTCATGTGGGTGTTCGGATGGATGCTTCCGAAAAAGCATCAAACAGAAGACTTCAAAGGTAGAGTATTTGCATTTAGTCAGGACTCTCTGCTACTTAACAAAGTTATAGAATTATCGAAACGACTACAAATGTTTGTAGGTCATAACTTTAAGTACGATTTAAATATGCTTATCAACGGTGGAGTTCCTGCTGAAACGGTTTATAGTCTAAAAAACCTAACTGATACAATGGGTATTTGTCGCTTATCTTTTGAAGCTATTTCTGCTAGAGATGGCGGAGACTTACTGGGGTTAAAGAAGGTTACTGAAAAATACATTGATCCACGAGCATCGGAATTTGAAAAAGAAATTAAAGTTGATTTGCGACGAATTAACGATGAAAAACGTAGTGTCCTTAAAGAGTCACTTAAAGCTCATAAGGGTTGGGGTATAGGAAAATTAAAAGAAATTTACAAGGTTAAAAAACGTGGAGATATGGAGTTGTTTACTAAAGAGCGTAAGCAACGTTGGCTTGGTATACCTCAAGAAATCGATGAGCTATACACAAACTGGATGAGGGATTATCCATTCGCTAACTATTCAGAGGTAAATAAAGAAACAATGACCGAATATGTACATAGTGATGGTATTTTTACATTAGAAATTGTAGAAAAATTCTACCCCGTAGTACTGCAACGTAAACAAAAGGAATTGCTAGAGCAAGAAAATAAGTTAATGGTTGAACTATTAAAAATGGAACGAGTAGGAATGCCTGTCGATATGAATTACCTTCAAGAATCCTTTATCAAATGCGATAACGAAATCCAAATGCTGTATGAAGAATTGTGGGAAAACGTTGGTGAATATTGCACTGTATCACAAGAAAAAGTTATCGGTGATTATTTCGAAAAACTACTAGGTGAACGTCCTTTATCAACAGATAAAGCTTTTCTAAAGAAACATAAAGATGATCGTGTTAGTCAGCTTATTAGCCGTTTAAGAAGACTAGAGAAATGGCAGTCTACATATATTAGTCGAATTATTGAAGTAGCAGAGTTTGATGGTAATTTTTATACTCAATACGGTCAATTTAATACAGTATCAGGACGGTTAGGATCAGATGCTCAACAATTTCCTAAAGAGAGGATTCTAACGGAGGAAGGGGAACGTTATGAAAAGGAACATGGAGAAGGTAAAGCCCCTGTAGAGTTGGAATTATTCTCTCCTAGACGAGCATTTACAGTTAGAGGCGGGAAATATTCAGCAATTGCTTATTTTGACTTGTCTCAAATTGAGTTACGGGCACAAGCAAATTACACAGTTTTATTAGGAAGACCAGATTTAAACCTATGTAGAGCGTACATGCCATTTAAATGTAAGCATTATATTACAGGTGAAGAATACGAGTTTGAAACAAAACAAGGTAGGCAGCGTTGGTCAGAAAAAACTCCTGATGGTGACTCAGTATGGTTGTTAGAGGATGGAGAATCGCACTGGACTCCTACAGATGTACACAGTGAAACTTCTCATAATACTTTAGTTGCTTTAATGTATAAATGCGTAGATAAGTATAAGCAGTATTCACATGATAAAGAGACAGACGTTGATGAAAAGTCATTTAAGAAGTTTTGGCGATATATCGGTAAGATGTTTAACTTCATGCGGAACTATGGGGGCGGTGCAAGAAAAGCCTCAGAAGCACTTGAAGTTTCAATGGAGATTGCAAATGCCTTAGTATCAGGTTGGTCAAGCACTTTCCCTGAAGTTGCTTATTATCAAAAGCAAGTAGCAAATAAAGTTCAAAAAAATAATTATGCAACAAATATGCATGGTCGAGTATACTATTTATCAAATACAGATAAAGCCTATAAGGTAGGAAATTATTTGGTTCAAGGATCATGTGCAGATTGTTTAAAGAGCTACATCATTAAAATTGGAGATTTCCTAAAAGAAAATAATTGCAAAACATTACCTTCAGCCAACATTCATGATGAATTACAATTCTTAGTTTATGAAGGTGAAGAATGGATTTTCCCTCATATTAAAAGAATCATGGAAGACGTAGATTGGATGAAAGTACCTGTTGTAGTTGACTTGGAGATCACTGAAACAACTTGGGCAGAAAAGCGAGAAGTTGAATTAGAAGTAGCGTAAAATTGTAAAATACATAAAAGTTTTAATAAAAATTAAATATTATTTAAAACGGAGGAATGGTTAAATGCTAAAAGAAAATGATGTTGTTGGGTTAGGTATATATTATGACTATGGCGAAGAATTACTAGTAATGGAGATAAAAGATAATTGTGCATATGCTTATGACTTAAATGGTAAATTGCATTATTTAGACAATATAGAAAAAGATGAAATTGAAGATATTAATTTTATTCACTTAAGTCCATATGGAAAAGAGAACATTGAACGTAGTATTAGTAATTTTGAAGAAGACAAGCTCAAATTAAACATTAAATAAAAGAAACCTATTATAAAAGAAAATACAAAATCAAAGGGGATATTCGTTATGAAAATAACAAAAGAATATCGTTGTGAAAAATGTAATAGCGTAGTTGCTGATGGAAAAACGACTTTCTCTCAACAACAAGATCAAATAACAATCAGTGTAATTGGAAGATTAGATGGACAAAAGAAACAAGCTTATAAGGAGACGATTTGTAAACTGAAAGAAGCAAGGGGTGTGTTTGAACAATTAAGTAAGAAACATGCAAATTTTAAGATTAAATAATAGGAATAGATTATTAAAAATATAAAATCAAAAGGAGAATAAATATGAATAAAGAAATTATTTCATTTGCTAAATCAACTCAATTAAGTGGTAACACCATCGGAGAATCATTTAAAAATGTTAAAAAGACTATGGCGAATCATCTGAAAAATAGAATTGATCTTTTAGAAACAGCTTTAAAGTACACTAACAAAACAGTATTAAAGAAGCGTCATAAAAAAGAATTACCATATTTAAAAGCTTCACTCAACTCCCTGCAATTTGATGATAAGCTTGGTGACTATTTAGATTCTGTTGAGGAATTTGCTAAAACAGGAGTTAATTAATATTCATCTTTTATTTAAAAATACATAAACAATTGGAGGAATTAATAGTGGGAGTAGATGCAAGTTATTTATATGGAGGTGCTGAAGTTAGTGAAATTGAGTGGGATTTAGATTATTTACGAGAAAAATATAAAGATAAATTAGAAGAAAAAGTAGATGTTCGATACAGTCATCGACCTACTTGGAAAGAGTTCATTTCTAGTATGGAAGAAGCTATTGAAGATGAAGATTACAGTTTAATTACTGAGCATCTAGAAGATATCGATTATTTACTTGACATCAATTATGATGATGAATCTTATTTGACTTTTGATCATACCCATATCGCTAAGTTATATCCAGATACTAAGGTAAAAGATTTAGATGAAGTTGCAAAGGTATACGCTAAAGAATTAGGAATTAAAAATGTAGAGGAAATTGAATGGATTGAATGGGGTTATTTTAGTTAGACAAAGTTAAATAAACACGCATATCAATAAAAATATTAGGAGGAATATATTCATGACATTAACAAAACAGAATTTAAAAAACACATTTAAAGGTGCACGTACAGTAGGTTCACCATTTGTATTTGTTGGTATTGAAGCAGAAGGGATTAAAGAAGTAATCTCTATTCCATCACTCTCATTTGATGCTAAAGAACAGTTTTACATTAATGCTTATTCAGATGATCTAGTACATGTAATGAATAGTAAAGTAAAAATTATAGGATTGACTCATGGTTATCCAGAAGCACTTATTGATTTAGTTTGAAAAATAAATGTTAGGAGATGAATGATATGAACTTATACGCTATAAATTTTACACACTATGCACCGAAAGATGGAAAAGAAGGTATTATTACATACTTAGTAGCTACAGATGATGAACAGGTATATCAGTATATTAAATCTGAACCAGAGATTAATGGAAGTGGATTATACAATTCATATAAATACAACGAAGAAGATAATGAGACTTATGATATTTATGATGACAAATTCAATGTCATTGGAACTGAGACATTTAAAGAGAAAATGATTCGCCTTAAAGGTGAAATGAATGATGAAGATGCCGATATTTCAGATGCTTATTATGGCGTAACTCATTATGGTTGGGAGTTAGTTAAGGAAGGAATTTCAATCGAAGAGATGGGAATTATCAAAAATGCAGGAATTAACATTGAAGTTGCTAAATAAAATCACACTATTATTAAATTAGGAGGATTTGATTTTTTGACAACTACTTACAAGATTTACGATGAAAACGACAATTTCTATGGATCATTTAATAAGTATGATGATGCCGTTGAGGCTTCACAAGAGATGGTAGATGAATTAAACAAAGATATGTTTATTTTCGAATTAAAAAAAGAATTAATAAAATGTATTATACCTGAGTAATGAGGAGGACTAAGGATGAAATTAACTGGTGGAATTGATATGTATAGTCGTATTGATATGAATGATAGACATTTAGATGGTGAATCACCGCTAGGAAGAAAAGTTGTTTATCTTGGTGAGAATGGTTGGGATTCTGATGTAGAGTACGCTAATAAGTATTTTACAAAAGGTCAGGAATTAACAGTTAAAGAGATTTATGTAGGCAGAAGTAGTTCAGTTGTTTCATTTGTTGAATTGCCTGACAAGAGGTTTAATACAGTCATGTTTGATGATGTTAAATAAAAGATTAGTATTATAGAAAGGTGATAAATTTGGAAGTTTTAAATAGGAAAAAGCGTTTGATTAAAGGGAATGGCTTTATTTCTTATAATTCAAAAGATACAGACGGTGAAATTATTAAAACTATTGCTCCAGTGATGAATTATAAAATGTTATTTATGATCGCTGTTTGTGAAACATTTTGGTATGAACATGATACGAAGGAGAAAATAGGTTTTAGATGGAAAGACAAAGAATTAATAATCGGTAAATTTGCATTAAAATTTAAAAATACATAAATGGAGTTGAGTCTTATGCAAGATGGGAAAACAGTAACCGAACAGAATGTATGGGAACACTATAAAAAGGTGGAAGCTGAAAATTTTCACCTCAAGAAACAGCTCGTAAATAAGAATAGGCAGATTAAACAACTTAAACGTGTGATCAGTACATGGAAAGTAAAGTATGAAAAGTTAGCTGAAAATCGTAAGCCTAAATACAAGAATATAATTAGACGAAAATAGGGAGATGAATAGATGCCATTTACATTATTAGCTTTAATTATTGTTTATGAGATTTTTAGAGCGTTCAAGTTGGATGAATTCAAATTAGTATTAGATACAATTAAAAGTCTTAAAGGAAAAGAGAGACATAGTTTAGAAATGATTCAAGCAGGAGAATTATTTCTAAATAATAAAAGATACATTGCTTATATCTTGTTTGAATACGGCTATATCATAATATTGGGTATCCTATTCTTTACACAGTATTGGCTTATTGCCTTACTTATTACCATTCAAAGCTATATCATATATTTTATTAACAAAAAGAAAAAAGAATATATTACATACTTAGATTCAGCAATCACAATATTAATAATAATTTTAGGATTAATGCTAATTTAAATAATTGGAGTGATGGGACATGTCAAACATTAATTTAATACTTAAAGATATCCATGGTGAAACAATGGAAGAAAGTACCATTGTATTAACAAATGACGATACTTTACTTGTTAGTTACCCTAAAGAAATGACAATAGAGATAGCTGGTAAATTCTATGAGATTATTAAACAGTCATTAGAAAATAATGCAGAGTTTTTAATGTTGCCAGAAGGTATTAAGTTGAAAGTATTAAGTAAAGATACACAAAAATAAAATAGGTAGCGACTTACGCTAGAGGAGTAATTAAATGACATTATTTAAAGAAGAAACAATCGAAAATAAATATTATCAAGAATTAATTTTAGGATTAAATGGATTAATCAATAAGACAGTAGAAATTCAAAAGTTAGATGACTATAACTCTCAACTATATCGCTATGCATTAGAGCTACAGATACATTTTGAAAAGACTAAGCTAAGCATCATGAAGGCTAATGCTGAATCTCTAGAGGTTAAATTAACAAAAGATAATGTTATTGGTATCGACGAAAATGACAAACCTGTCATTGAAAAAGTAGAGGTTAGCGATATTAGGTTCGATAGTGAGCTACTTTAATTATAAAATGACAATATTATCGAAAGGGCTTGATGATTTTGAGCATTTTTGAACAGTTATTTATATTAGTACTTCTGATAGTAAGCTATATGATTAACTTGCTAGTACAAATTATATTCTACCCATTAAGACTGTACTGCAAATTTAATGGACACAAGTGGTATACGACTGGAGGAAGTTGGATTTTCGATACAGGTAAGAATTGGGGTTGTAGTAGATGTAAAATGAGATGTAATGGTGATTTTGGCACCTTAGAAAAACACGGTTGGAATCAGAACACTAAAGTAAGACTTAAATAATATTTTGATTTTATAAAAGGAAATATAAAAATAGAAAAGAGGAATTTAAAGATGAAAGGAATTAAAGGAATGACAGGTATGTGTGGATTAGAAGTATTGAACAATAAGTTACATGAGCTTCAAAATGAGAAGGATGTGCTTCTTTACAGATATGGTGATGATGTAATTTATAAACCTGAGTATAAAAGAATAGTTGCTGATATTCAAATGCTAAACAAGGGTGTAAAGCTTAAATAAAAACCATATTTTATATAACAAAATACATAAAATGTAGAAAGAAGGGGAGTTTATTTCTGCAAGAGAATCGCACAATTATATAATTGTCATATGAGATTCGAATGAGATGTGTTTGTAGAGAATAAGCGAATAAATGAAAAAGTTTAATAAGACTGTAACAGTTCCGACAATTATCTTATGTACTCTTGGTTGGGGAGTATTTGCATCAAAAGCTATGCAAGAGAATCATAAAGAAGACAGTAGCAATGTACATACATACACTTCTAATGAAGTTGAGAAAAAGTTAGCTGCTTATCGATTTGTACCACCTTTCGATAACATAAAAAAAGAGTTTGAGCGTTTAAAGGAAGAAGAGCAAAGAAGATTAGAGGAATTGGAACGACAACGCTTAGAAAGGTTAGAGAAAATTAGATTAGCAAAAATTGAAAAAGCTAAAAAGATAGCTGAACAAAAACGAATTGAAGAATTAAAGAAGCAGCGACAAGAAAAAATAGTAAGTAGAGGGGAAGCTTCTAATGGTGACAAGTCTTATTATAATGTGACTTTCTATACAGCAGGAGTGGAATCTACAGGTAAAAATCTTGGAGATATAGGATATGGAGTAACTGCTAGTGGAACGACTGTTTCGGAAGGGCGCACAGTCGCTTGTCCTAAGTCTATTCCTTTTGGAACGAAAATATATATTGAGGGATTCGGATATAGAATATGCGAAGATCGAGGCAGTGCTATTGTAGAAGGACATTTAGATATCTATGTGGATTCACTGACGAAAGCAAGAAAATTAGGTAGACAAAAATTGTTAGTTACTATTTTAAATAAGTAAATATAAATTTGAGTGGGGCAGTTTTTCTGCCTCTACTCAATTCTAAGGAAGGTGAATGTTAATGCAGTTCAGAAATAAAATCAAGTGGATTAAAAAGACGAAGAAGTTAAAAGTTAAATTAAGAGACTTATTATTCAAGAAACCTTTTTATAAATATCTTTATCAGCATATTAAGAATGAATTTACTGATAACAACAAAACTGCAATTAGATATTATTTGAATGCTAATACTTTACGTGACGAGTCATTTAAGTTTGAAATTGAACTGTACCATAAAGCATATTATACTTCGTTTGATTTGAGGTATTTGGAACGGATTTTCATGTTCACAAAGGATTACATTGCAGAAAAGATCAGTAAATACTCTGATTTACAGTTTATTTATGGCGAAGATGACATTGGTCTGTATTTTGAAGTAAGTTACATTGATGGCTATTAAATTAACTAAATAAATACATAATAATACTTGAAATATTAGAGCTTGATGATATAATAAAATCATACAACAAGTAAGGGAGATGAGAAAATGAAAATCAGTGATTCAGTGTTAGAGTACTTTGGTTATAAGTTTGTAAATGGCAATATTCGTGAAGATGAAGGAATTACTTTTGAGGAATACCTCAAACGAGAGTTAGGTAATTAATTTGACCAAAGACACTTTAAAAGAAGTCATTCAGTTTGAAAAGGATTTAGCATTTGTAAGGGATTTCTTAGATAAGCTTCCAAAAGAGGTGGAATATTTATCACAATTGGTTGATCAGAAACAACGTGAACAAGAAGACTTATTACATCATATTGAGTTCGAAACTTTACCTGCTAATAAGGGCTACGAAGCATATCGCAAATTACATATAGTTAGAAATGAACGTAGGAAAGCTAAGGATATGTTGGATGTCATGAAAAGTGCGTATGATAAGTTAAAACCTAAGCTTCCAAACATAAGTATTTTCAACAATACATTAGGTGATGTAAGAGGAATTATTAATAAACAGAAGAATAGAAATTATAAACCTAGAGTACTGACAGAGATTACATACGGTAGTAACAAGACAAATACATAAGAATTGTGGTGATTAATATAAATTATATAGTTGTGGGAACAGATTGTAGTGGAAAGACAAGTTTAGTCGATATGCTCTCGGACATTACAGAGTTTAAAGTGGTGAAAGGTAGCTCATTTCAACATTCGCAATGCTCACAAGATGAATTATTTGATAAGTTTCTAGAGTTTACTAAGATGGATGACGTGATATTCGATAGATTTACATATTGTAATGAAGTATACGCTCCTATGTATGATGACTTTGCAATGTTATCTGATGAGCAGCGAAGGTTTATTGAGAAAGAAATGAAAGATAAAGCAACAATCATTTACTTATATGCGGATGATGAAGTTTTAGAGGAACGTTTTAATAGTCGTGGTGATGATTATGTTTCATTAGAAAAGTTAAAGTATGCTAAATGTAAATATGAAGAAGCAATACATAAGGTTGAACATTTAGAAGTAGTTAAATTTGATACTGGTAAAATGACTACAAAAGAAATTGTAGATCAAATATTACTTAATTATTAATAAATACATAAAAATAATAAACTGAAAGAGGTTTTTTAATGAAATTATATACAAAAAATATTTGTCCTAAATGCATGTTGGCAAAAGTATGGATTAATGAATCTGGAAAGAATGTAGGAATTATTAATTTAGATGAACACGAAGAGGTACGAGATGAATTAGTGCTAAAAGGTTTTTCCTCAATGCCAATATTAGAAGTGAATGATGTTTTCTACACTGATATTAAAGAAATTCAAGAAATTATTGAACAATGATTATATATGCAAGTCGAACAGGCAATGTCAGATACATAGTAAGCAACTTAGATTTACCATCAATCGAAATCACTGAAAGTTTAATAGTTAACGAACCATACATCTTATTCACATACACAGATAAGTTGGGAGAGGTTCCTAAAAAGGTTGAAGACTTCCTTCAAATGAACCACAAATTTTGTAAAGGTGTAATAGCAAGTGGTAATAGTAACTTTGGAAAGAAAATGTTCTGTGAATCAGCAGATAAGATTAGTAGGCAATATAACGTTCCGATAATACATAAGGTCGAATTAAGAGGATTTCAACATGATTATGACTTGATAGTTGAGAGATACAACAAATATATACAAGGTGAGTGATAATTTGAAAGAGTACCTAAAGTTGAATAATGAGGTTTTAAATACATATGAGAGAACTGGAAGATTAGTATCAGAAAAAGATAAAGAAGCAACTAGAAAGTACTTCTTAGAACATGTGAATGTTAAGTTACGATACTTTATCGACCTAGAAGAAAAACTTAAGTACCTTGTATCAGAAGGTTATTACGAAAAAGAATTCTTAGACTTGTACTCATTTGACTTCATTAAGAAGATTTATAAGATTGCATATTCATATAACTTCCGTTTCCCATCATTTATGAGCGCAAGCAAATTTTATGACAGCTATGCTATGAAAAGTCGTGATGGGGAAGAGATCTTAGAAAAATATGAGGACAGAATATCTATTATTGCATTGTATCTTTCTCAAGGTGATGAGCAACTAGCAGAGAAATCAGTAAGAGTGATGATGGAAGCCTATCAACCTGCGACACCGACAGCTTTAAATAGTGGCAAAAAAGCTAGAGGTGAATTAGTGAGTTGTTTCAAATTATCAATGGATGATTCAATGAATAGTATTGCAGAGAATATTGGATACTGCCTAGAGTTGAGTAGAATAGGTGGAGGAGTTGGAGTTAATCTAACTGACCTTCGACCTTTAGGTGATCCTATTAAGGAGATTCTCAATAGAGCAAGTGGTGTTATTCCAGTAGCTAAACTTTTAGAAAACTCATTTAGTTATTCCAACCAAATGGGACAACGAAATGGCTCAGGAGTAGTTTATTTGAATATTTTCCATGCAGATATTGAAAACTTTATTTCATCAAAGAAACCTAACGCAGATGATAAAATTCGACTAGCGACATTATCAACAGGAATAATTGTACCAAGCATTTTCTTTGAATTAATGAAAAAGGATAAGGATATTGTTCTGTTTAGCCCATATGACATCCATAAGGAATATGGTAAACGTATGTCTGAAATCAGTATTACTGATATGTACTATGAGCTACTAGATAACCCTAGAATTCGAAAAATTAAACGTATAAATGCACGTAATTTATATACTGAAGTAAAAAAAGCACAATTTGAATCAGGATATCCTTTTGAAATCTTTGATGATAATGTAAACGATGTGCATCCACTCAAGGGTATTGGACGAGTACAAATGTCTAACCTCTGTACGGAAATCCTACAATTACAACAAAAAAGTATTATCACTGATCAAGATCAACCTAACGAATATGGGTTAGATGTGTCGTGTAATTTAGGGTCGATTGATATTCATGCAGCAAGTAAAGTAAGTGATTTTGAAGATCTTGTTGACACATCAATGAGATTGCTTACAAACGTTACAACAAAGACAAATATTGTGAATGTACCATCTGTTGCAAAAGCTAATAATTTAATGCATTCCGTAGGTTTGGGAGTTATGAACCTTCATGGACATTTAGCAACACAAGATATCATGTACGGCTCTCCTGATTCCCTTCAATTTGTAGATTTCTTCATGGAAGCATTAAACTATTACTCACTTAAATCCTCCATGATATTAGCTAAAGAGAAAGGTGAACAGTTCTTTGGATTTGAGAAGAGTGAGTATGCGAATGGTAAATACTTTGATACATATGTTTCCAAAGAAGACAAGTTGCCAAATATGAAAGTACAAAAAGCACTAGGTAACGTACCAATTATCACTTCTGAAATGTGGAAGCAACTTAAAGAAGATGTGATGAAACATGGGGTATTTTCAGCATATAGAAATGCTACTGCACCTACAGGAAGCATCAGTTATATTCGAAGCTGTACAGCATCAATGTCGCCTATTACAGAGCGTGTAGAAATTCGTGATTATGCTGATAGTCGGACAATTTATCCGATGCCGTATATGACTAATGACAACATGCATTTATATCAAGAATCTTACGATGTTAACCCTTATAACTTAATTGATTTATACGCTGCGGCACAAAAACATGTTGACCAAGGTATTTCGATGACGCTTTATGTAACAGACCAATGGACAACTGAACAATTGGCTAAAGTTTATATTTATGCTTGGACTAAAGGGATTAAGTCTGTTTATTATGTTCGTCAACGATTACAAAGCTTAGAGGAGTGTGTCAGTTGTAGTATATGATATTACATCCTCTTGAAAACAGTGAACTATATTTTATTATTGATAACGAAGATTTTGACTTTGTGAGCAAGCATAAATGGAAGCTATTTGATGGTTACGCTGTTATTGCAGAGAGTAATAATGAAATAGCTAGATTGCACCGACTACTACTATGCTCATCTGATAATGAAGATCTTATAGTAGATCATAAAAATAGAAAAAGATTAGATAATAGAAGAAAAAATCTTAGAATAGCAACAAGAAGTCAAAATATGTGCAACAGAAGTAAGCCTAAGTGGTCTAATGCAACTTCTAATTTTAAAGGAGTCAGATATTTAAGCAAAAATAAGTATTGGCAAGTAAGGTTGCAGGTGGATAAAAAACAATTATTAGTTGGTCATTTTACTTCAGAAGTAGCTTCTGCCAATATGTATAATCATTATGCAAAAAAACTTCATGGGGAATTTGCAGTATTAAATAGTGTCCCATTTATGAGTATAGAAGAATGTGAAAGACATAAAGTTATAAAAAGAGGTAGGGTGAATAATGGGAAAAGAAAATGATTTAACTAAAAAACCACTTGAAGGAATCAACTGGAATAAGGCATCGAGTGAACTTGCCCAAGTTTTCTGGGATCAGCAATGGAAGCAAATTTGGTTTCCTGAAGAAATTGCAGTGAGTAAAGATATTCAGCAGTGGAAGAGTTTTGAGCATCAAGACACATACAAAAAAGTGTTTGCAGGTTTAACCTTACTGGATACCGTTCAGACAAATATAGGGATGAATCGTGTTGCTGCTTATACCGACGATTTGCAGGAAAAGGCTGTATTAACCGTTTTTGATTCATTTGAAGCAATACATGCTAAATCATATTCTTATATATTTACTACGCTTTGTACAAACAAAGAAATAGATGAAATCTTTGAATGGATCAAAAAGAATGAATTTCTACAATATAAGGCGAATAAAATTGCAGACATATATACATCTATTAAGGAAAATGATGAAGAATCATTATGGAAGGCTATGTTTGCTTCAGTAATGTTGGAGAGCTTCTTATTTTATTCAGGATTCTTCTATCCATTATATTTAGGTGGACAAGGAGTATTGCGTAATAGCGCAGAGGTAATTTCGCTTATATTAAGAGATGAATCTATACACGGTGTAGCTGTTGGGTTTTTTGCACAAGGTATTTTCAGCAAGTTTGACACTGAAAAGCAAAACGAATTAAAAGTATGGGGATATGAATTGTTACTAGACTTATATCAAAATGAAGTGAAGTACACTGATGATATTTATGCAGAAACAGGATTGAGTCCCGATGTTAAAGCTTATGTAAGATACAATGCTAACAAAGCCTTAATGAATCTTGGATTAGATACTATGTTCCCAGATGAGGAAGTTAATCCTGTTGTAATGAATGGTATTCGTAACGAAGGAAGTACATATGACTTCTTTTCACAAAAGGGAGCTACTTATGCTAAAGCTAAGGTAGTACCAATTAACGATGACACATTTGACTTTTCAAACTTAAATTAAAAGGGGAAATAAAGAATAATGACGCATTTCACAAACAAACTACAAAATCATGTAAAAGATTTTCATCTAGCATTCAATCATCCTATTTCTGATACACCTAAACCAATGAATTTAGATCGAGCAATTAATCGTTCAGTGTGGACAGGCGAAGAAATCGTAGAATTCCTACATGCTTCTGCGAAAGATGAAAATGAATTTGATTTAGCTTTTAGTTTATTTATTCAAGGGTTAGAGAAAGCATATAAGAAGTCTTCAAAGGAAGAGTATATCAATGACGATGTTGAACGAGTAGTTGCTCAAGCGGATGCTTTAACAGATACAGATTATTTTGTAAAAGGATCATTTGTTGAAATTGGAGTAGATGAAGAACCAGTATTTAATATTGTACAGGCAGCTAATATGAGTAAATTATTTACAGCCGAAGATGGATCTAAATATGCTGAATATCGTGAAGATGGTAAGATACTAAAATCACCTGATTTTTGGACTCCTGAAGATAAAATTAAAGAAGAAATTCAACGTCAAATTAACAATAGTTTAACTAAGTAAAATCAGTATCGTATATATGATATTTTGGGATATTTAGTGATATTAATATCATATTTGTATCACTAAATTTCAATAAAACATGGATATTATTTAAAATACATAACTAAAGAGGGGTTTGATTTAATGAAAAAATTACGAAAAGAACGTAAGCTAGCAGCTAAACAAAACGGAGAAGTATTTGTACCACAATATAACGGTACGGGAGTATTGTCATTTGAGGATTATTATGGAGTAGGCAATGAACGCTATAACTCTAAGTTTGTAACATTTAATAAACCTGTAGAAAAAGTTGAAGAGGAAGTTGTAAACGTTACAGAAGACGTATTGACTAAAGAGGAAGAAACTATTGAAGTTATTGCAACAGAATTGGTTAAAGAAACGCCTAAAAAGAAGAAGGGTAAGCTTAAAAAGGCATTGAAGAAGCTTTTTAATAAATAAAATACATAATTCAATATGAGAGTGGATTAATTTCTACTCTCACTTTTATTTATAAGGAGAGATTATGTTGACCGAATTAAATAAAGCAGAAAAGTATCTGATTGAAAACTTAACTAGATTGGCTAATGAAGGATGTATGGACAATAATCCTAGACCTAAATGGAAAGACGGAACTCCTGCATATAGCGTATTTATCAGTCCAGTATTTGAAACATATGATATCTCAAAAGGTGAGACACCTATTACAGAATTACGTCCAATTGTGATTAAAAGTGCCATTAGAGAAATTGAATGGATTTATAAGGATCAAAGTAACGATTTGAAGCTACTACGCGACAATTACAATATTAACTGGTGGAATGAATTTGATATCGGAGATGATTCAATAGGTATTAGATATGGTGCAACTGTGAAGAAATATGACTTAATGAATAATTTATTAGACGGTTTAATGAATAACAAGTTTGGTCGTAGACATATCTTATCCATGTGGCAGAATGAGGATTTTAAGGAATCCGATGGTTTGAACCCATGTTGCTACCAATCTATGTTTACAGTAAGAAAAGTAAAAGATGACCTCTTTTTAGATATGACATTAACATCTCGTAGCAGTGATTACCTAACAGCAGGACACATAAATAGGATGCAATATTTAGCGTTTCAAATGATGATAGCTAAACACACTTCAATGAAAGTTGGTAAGTTTAATATGCTAACTCAAAACCTCCATATCTACGACAAGCACTCTGATAACGCTATAGAAATGTTGAAACGAGTAGAAGAATTAAAATCTAGAGAAGTTCAATCTCAACCTAAGTTAATTTTAAATGTCCCAGACGGTACTAATTTTTATGACATTTCAGAAAAGGATTTTGAGTTGGTTGGTTATAATCCAATCTTGCCACAACTTAAATTTGATTTAGCTGTGTGATCATACAAACAAAAAAGGAAGTAGTGCTAATTGGTAATTAATGAATGGATAGTTAATCCTTACTTATGGATGGTGGTAGTGGCAGTTTTATTACTAATTATAATAATCCCAATGAGCGTTTATTTTAAAGATTGTTCTATTTCAAAAATAATTATATGTATAGGCATTGGAATATTAGGTTTTGCAGTAATAGTGTCTTCATTGTCAACAAAAGAAAAACATATCTACTATAATTACAAAACTTATAGTGAGGTTGAACAACTGAAATCTGAAGGATGGGAAGTAGTTACCGTATATAATAACAAGCAAATCATTCATGCCAAGAAAAAATAAAAAAAAGAGCGAACGTCAGTAGGACACTCACTCATACATGACTTAGAAGTGAATCAGGAAAATTCGGTTTAGTCACACCTTGATTCTACTACTGAGTCACGTATGAAGTCAATTATAAGTAGGAGGAGTTCATGTCTATAAATATTATTACAGCAATAAATGAAACAAATTCCATAGGCAAGAATGGACATTTACTATATAGGATCAAAAAGGATCTACAACGTTTTAAACAGCTTACTCAAAATAATAGTGGACATCCTAATATATGTTTAATGGGTAAACGGACATTTGAAGAATTACCAGAGCCATTAGATAAGCGTGTAAATGTAGTATTAACTTCAAATAAGAATTATAAAGCACCTAAAGGAGTAGTTGTTGAATCTTCATTTGATAAAGTATTAAACCATTATTTAAACACAGGAAGCCAAGACAAGGATTTATGGATTTGTGGAGGAAAGTCGTTATATGAACAAGCATTACCATTTGCGGATAAAGTTTATATAACATACATACATGACAATAAAAAAGGTGATACACACTTTCCATTTGAACAAGTTAAACAACAATTTAAGAAAATACATAGCGAAGAACATGAAGAAAATGGATTAAAGTTTGAGTTTATCAATTATGTAAGAAAGGATGATGTAGTTGGAGAGAATGCATGAATTTGAAGGTATAAAGGTACGAAGTATCCCAACTGTTAAAGGTATAGAGTTTACTTATACCGATGAAGCTAAAAAAAATAGAAAACAATTAGAAGATAATATCATAGATTTATTCGTATCTTATATTAAAAATAATACATATAAGAATTAATATAGAAAAATCAAGAGATACCTCGGTCATTTCTTGATTTTTTTACTAGTTATTATAAAATATAATCAATGGTTATAGAAAATATAAAATGTGGAGCTGTAGTATTATGACTTTGTTTTCGACTAAAAATAAATATAACAAAACATTAAAGAACTCTAATGTCATCGAACAGAATACAATCACAATTGCAGTATTAATACGAGTATCTACTGACATGCAAGTTGAAGATGGTGACTCTCTAGAGATGCAAATGGATCTTGCAAACAACCATGCAAAACAAATCAAGGGCTTAATTTATAAACCGTATGTAGAAGAAGGGGTTTCAGCTAGAAAGGTAAGAATTGAGAATCGAAATGTTATTCAAGAGTTAATGCAAGACATAAGAGATGGGAAAATTAATTATGTTATTGCATATAAACGAGATAGAATGTTCCGTAACACAATGGAGTATATAGGGTTTCTCCAATTTCTAGCAGACTACAATGTAGATATTTATCTATCTGCTTCAGGTGAACAACAGGTAGATTTAGAAGCGTTTAAGTTTGCAGGAGCATCTAAAATGATGGAAGTTGTTATGTCTATGGTTGCAGAAATGGAAAGTGCTACAACTGCAACTCGTGTCTCTGATACCATGCTGATGAAAGCTAAAAAGGGAGAGTTTACAGGTGGAAGCGCACCAATAGGATATACGTTTGGGAAAGGAGAATATAAATTAGAATTACTACCAAGAGCGAAAGAAACAATTGAATTAGTAGAAGATTTATATTTAGAAGGAATAGGTATGCTTTCAATTGCAAAATATCTTAATGGTGGGAAAATTAGAGGTAAAAATCAACTTGCTGAACCAATACCTAAACCTATACGAATAGAAGAGTCTACAGTAGATGAATGGAATCACAAAAATATTCATACCATACTTTTTAATCCAATTTATACAGGTCACTTTTCGTATGAAAGTAAAATGAATCCCGATTTAGATCGTGTAATTGAGAAGTCGGAGCTAATTGAAGTTTGTCGTTCAGAAGTGAGACAGAAGAAGATTAATGATGCTTATGAAAAAAGAAAATCAGGTACAAAAGAAAGAGTATCACTAAATACTCAATTTTTACTATCAGGATTAGTGTACTGTTCTGAATGTGGAGAGCGAATGACTGTTGTCACATCTCAGCCCAAAGGTACTAAAAAACAATTTTCTTATTATACTTGTCGTAATAAACGATCATCAAGGAAAGAAAATTGTCCACATAATACCTTGTATAGAAAAGAAGTTTTAGAGAAAATCATTGTTGATATTGCTAAAGATAAAATTCAACATTTAATTAAACCAGATATGATAGAAACAATAAAACTAAAATTAGAAGCAGATAAATTTACTTACACCTCTGAAGCAGACAAAGTAAAAAAGGATATCGATAAATTAAAAACAAAATTGGATAACATTACTGAACTTGTATCTGAATTAGATGATGACTTAGATTTGCAAGTTGTTTATTTGAAAAAGCAAAAAGTGCTTTTACATGAATTGAATGATATGAAAGAATTTTATTCGACATTAGAAGAAAAATCTATTCAAGATCAAGGTGAGGCATTTAACATTGAAGAGTTTATGGAATTAGCTATAAAGTTTGGACATGTATTTGATAGTGCGCCAATAGGAGTGAAGAAACAAATGTTGGATAATTTATTCTCAAATATTTATATCAACAAGGATGGGGAAATTCGTATGATGCTTAAAGTTGGATTGTCTGATATCAAGGGTGACAAAGCTAGTGATGACAGTGCTTCAGATGACTTAAATGAAGTTATATCTTCTATAATGGGGCGTTCTCCTGTAGTTACGGAAGATATAAATGGTTTAATAAAAGTAAAACAAGAATTTGATATTAAAATTAACTACTTTGATGAGATCAGCAAACAGGCGAAAATAGTATCTGAAGCATTTGCAGAATT